TTTATTATACCATCTGTCTCAATTAGTTACACGATCCAACTCGACGACCCGAAGGGCTGTCAACGCAAGTTCTCGAGATCAATGATGATCGATGCAGCTAAGAAGAGAATAATCAAGGTAAGCATATGATGCCTTTCAACTTAAGGCTCTAACATGAGGACGAAGGCCTCGTTTTTGCCTGACCTGTTATTATATAACCTTCAGGCGATAGTTACACGATTAATACGCCGGACGCCAGAGTTCTCACATCATCACCAAGAAACGTGTAACTTGGTAATTCAACTGACCGGGAAACCAACGATGTCAAAGATCTGAAGGGAAGAGGCATGCCTCTTTTGGAACCACCGTTCCTATCCCCCCTTATGTTCTTATTATAATATGCCACGTCGCCGGTTACACGTAGGCCCCGGGGCTCTAGAGGGCCCCTTTTAGGCCCCCTCTGCGTGTATCTAAAACTCAGTGGGACTCCGGCCCAGGGGGGGTTTAGTCCGCTACCAGCATTTTCTTCCCGGGAACTTTTCGAAAAGCTTTTAGGTATCACATTTGAATACATCTAATTTGTGAAAAAAACTCCAGGAGACTTTTTTAATAACTTTTTGATATTTAGAGATATATTTATATTTAGTTATATTAATAGAAAGAGTTTTAAATATGAGAATAACTGAGAGTAAATTACGAAGTTTGATAAGGAGTGTGATTAAAGAAACATTTGATCACGTAGGAAAATTTGCCGCAATGTATATGATGCCTAAAAGAGGAATATCATCAAGAGATATTAAAAACTTATGTCCTTCTAGAGAATGTGAATTTATATCTGTTGGAAATGTTGACAGTTATGATAGTTATAGACCTTTTGAAGATGATCATGGTTTTTTCATAGATGCTTTTGAAAATTGTGTTAATCAAATTGACATAGGCGAAGGAAACGAAGAAGCTGAACGTGTTGTTAGTAGTTCTGGTTTTGTTAGTAGTATTATGCCTTTAAAAGTTTTTTATGATTCTAATGATGGTGGTCGTTTAGTATACTGTACAAAAGGTACCTTTAATACATCAGAGGGTGAAGGAAATGTTTGGTTTAGTTTACCTATAGATACGCAAAAGTTTGAAAGAAGATGTAATAATGAGTTTGGTCAAATCAATTCATCAGGAGTTGAATATGAATCAATGATTCATTCTAGAGAAAGAGAAGAGCAGGCAAAAAGAAGAGATAGATTAGATCGAGAATTTGGTCGAGGAGTCTATGCTAATCCTTACTCAGGAGAGACAGAAGCAGAAACTAGAGCAAGACTTCGAAGAGATGATACTGAGCGTGATCATCTAAGAAAAATTAGAAAAGAAATGCTTTAGTATTTGCAAATAATTTAATTCTTGTCGAGCTGGGTGTCTCCTGAGTCATGACGTTTATGTGAGTTAAATATTTTATATTGACATGATTAAACATATGTAGTTGTGTTGAAATATTTAACAGGGATAACATTATGAATCGAAAAGAAACAAAATTATTGGTTGAAGGTTGGAGAAATCTATTAAAAGAGACGCGTGAGACTGCAATAGCTAGTGATGTTGAAGTGGTATTTCCTGATGGCATACCGGAAGACTTGTTAATGAAGGGAGATTCTGATGGTGAGATAAGTGGTTTTGTTTATCCTCATGATGTGAGTAGAGCTCGAGGGGGAATATATTGGAGAGGTGACTTAGTTGGGTTTATGACGCCTAGAGAAGAGAAAGGCGGGTGGAGAGTTGGAGCTGTTTATATTGATAGTGAAGCGAGAGAGAGAGTCAAGGGTATAGGGAGTATAGCGATATCGAAGTTTTTCGAGTGTAGAGAAGCTGCTGATTTGCTTATTGGAGTCGATAATATTTCTTCGCAGAGAGCGTTTAGTAATGCTGGATTTGAAGATACAGGAAAGAAGTATGTTGATAAAAGTGATGGTTGGGAAGCGACTGTGTGGAGTAGGGTGTCTCTAGAGTCACAGACGTAACAGAATAGTTTTGAGTTTGTTAAACTGTTTTGCTGAATTTGTGAAAAAAACTTCGGGAGAAATTTCGGAAAACTTTTTGTATGTTTAGTAATAAATAGAGTTATACAATATTGTTAAACAAAGAGAGGCTTAAGGAATGAAAATAACTGAGAGAAGATTGAGAAGTCTTATAAGACAAGTGGTGGTTACAACACGCCCGGGAATCCTGACGATTATTGATCTTATTGTTAATTTATAGAGCTGGGTGCCTCCTGAGTCACGACGTTTATGCTTGTTAAATGTTTTATATTGATTTGATTGTATATATATAGTTATGCTATAAGTTTAAGCAGGAGACAATATGAGAATATCTGAAAGAAGATTAAGATGCATGATAAGAGAAATTATTATTGAGAGTGGAGAGGTTGATCCTTGGGTAAAAATCCAGAGAGACAATATAAATAAAGCAAATAGAAATATAGAGTCTCAGTATACTGTTGATGATGATGAGACGGTCTTGGGCGTAGGATTATATGACTATGCTATTAGAGTTTTAGATAGATGTTCAAGCTTAGACTATACTAGGACATTTGTTGATGATGATTCAATGTTTTTGAAAGAGCCAATACAGATTGGAAAATCTTATAGAGACTTAGTTGATATTAGAGATGTTTTGAATAATTGTTTTAAAAATAGCATGTCTATAAGAGACTGTGCTGATGATTGTATTTTAAAATGGAAGAATATTAATAATATTAATTAAGTAGAGATAAAATATGTTGTTAAGAGAATATGTTTCGCGATATATTAAAGAAGCTATATCATATAGCTTGTTAAATTTAGTTTCAACAGAGTTGAATAATATAACGAAAAATTATAAAGTTTCGAATAATAATCATCATATATATTATGATTTAGTTAAAGTTGTTGACAAGTTTGGTCTTAAGCCTATAGGCGCTGGAGTTTATCGTCATGTATATTCTATACCAGAAGAGGATTGGGTTTTAAAGTTTTCTTATGAAGGTAGTGGAGGCGAGTGGGCAAATGCTGAAGAGGTTGCAATTAGTGTTGGAAGTCACGGAATAGGAGCGCGAGATTTATTTGTTAAGATATTTGAATGGGACAAGATAAGTGAAAATCCAGAATGGATTATTGCAGAAAAAGTGATAACATTATCAGCAGCTGGAAGATCAATGTCATTTTCAGTCTTAAAGAAAATATTTCCTACTTTTTGGGATGCGTTATATAATGATGCAAACGAAAAAACTTCTGTCAGCTTTTTCTGTGATTTTGTTGCTGATACTTTGCGTGAGCTTAGTATAGAATCTGAGCCAGAGCAAAATGCTAGCGGCTTAAATGCTGAAGCATTTTATATTGCAATGAAGGAAGCAGCAATCTCAGAATTAAACATCATGCCTTTTGAAGCAATTAGATTTAGTGAAGATTTTTATATAATTGCTAGAGCATGTGCATATAGCAGGCCAGATGACATGCATAGCGGTAATATTGGAATAATACCTTCAAGCCAACCTAGCCCAAAAGACATTGTTATTCTTGATTATCTAATATCTTGAAACATATATAGATATATTGAAAGATTAAACAGGAGTTAGTATGTACATGACAGAGTGTAGACTGAGACAGATTATAAGAAGCGTTTTGATTGAAAACAGAAAGAATAGTATTTTAAAAGAAAGTAATGGATTAAAAAAAAGCATCCATGTTGATATGTTTACTACTTTTTGTGAACTAACTTTTTATCTTAAGAATGCTTTGCTTAATGAAGATGCTTCTCACAGTGTGTTTTTTTTTATTGCAAGTAAAATTTTAAGAAAAACTCATGAACCTATTTATATTAATGAAAACTTTATATCAAAGTCTAAAGAATTTTTAAAAGCAATTGGTGAAGTATTTTCAGTATATAAAAACAGTCTAGATGATGACTTACTTGATGAAAAAAATATTAATGTTTCAAATTATTTAGACGAAAATTATTCTTTTAGAAGTGATAGTAGAATAGCTTTGGAGAAATATTTTAGTTTAGTTTTGTATTTGAAAAGCAATGCAAATTTTCAAAAGTGCCTAAACGTTTTAAAAAAAAGGTTAAAGTCTATATCTATTTTTGATGAGTTTAATATTAACAATGTCAAAGGAAAACAATTAATCAATACAGCAACAGAGTTTTTAAATTACTTTTCTAAAGTAAACAAGCTTTTAGATAAAAATAAAAAAGATTTCCCTTCAGAAGGAAGAACAAATATTGTCAAAGTTTTAAAAGTCATAGACAGATATTTAGAGAAATTACCAAAGAGCGTTGACATAGAAGCTCAAGAAATATTTGAAAAAGGTTTTATATTACAACGAAAATGGATGATTTTTACTAAAACCATAGAATCAGAAGATAAAGTGATTTATACAGAGCAGCCTTTTGATTTGAGTAGGATTTCTAGCATAGCGCTGAAGCAAGGATTAAAACCTGATGGTGTTTGGTATTCTTTTGGTAATGATTGGGATGATTTCTGTCAGCAAAATAGATTTAATACTAATAAATATAATTTCAAGTATCTTATAGAAGTTGATGAATCTAAAATTTTTACAATTAGTGATGAAAGTGATCTTAAGCAATTTGAAAGCTTATATTATATTGAACCTGATGAGATTGGTTTAGATTATATTGATTGGGGAAAAGTTGAAAATGACGGGTATTCTGGTTTTCAAATAAAAAACTGGGATACTTTAATGTATAAAGCAATAAAAAATATGCAAACAGGACAAAACTGGCTATCAAAATATGATATTAGTTCTGGATGTATATGGAATAAAAATGTCGTAATAGATTTTCATGATTTGAGCTATAAATATACACCTGCTATTTTTGCACGTAACAAGCAAAAATTAGAAAATCTATAGTTTAAAAAATAATTGAAGAAATAGGCGGTTGTGAAGCGTGGATAGATAAATTGTATTAAAGATATTTTTAAATAATGTGTTGATAAATATATAATAGATAAAAGGAGTTTATTTATGCGTATTACTGAAAGGAAACTAAGAAATATTATAAAAAGTATTATTTGTGAAAAAAGGAGTAATAAGAAATTAAATGTTGAAATTGATAGACGAATACTAAAACAAGTAGAATATATGTTTGAATATAATTATTCTATTTTTGTAGAAGACAAAGAAAACCAATTAATTGTAGCTATGCATAAGATGGATAGAGTTCGTAAAAGCCAAGAAGAACGTAAATTAAATACAATTGGAAGATTTAAAAGAAAGCCTGGCAAAAAAGTTGGTTCTGTTATTTTTGATAAATACACCAGAAAAGAAGGTAAAGTAATTCCTTTAGGGGTTAAAGTTGGTGGTAGTAAAAGAAAAGGTGTTTGGTGCGTTGGTTTATCAGAGCTTAAAAATCATGATGAATTAGGTTTAGGGCCTATCATGTATGAAGTTGGTATAGAGTATATAAGTAGGCATAAAAACTGTGCTGTTGGTGCTCATTTTAATGGTGGTTCATCTAAACATGCTTTTAGAGTCTGGGAAAAATTTGACAACAGAGAAGACTTTGAAAAATATCAATTTGATATAGATTTAGATTACGAAGACTTTAAGGGTAACAAGAGAGAGGAAAATAATTTAACAAAAAATATTTCTCAAATAACACCTGAAGATGATAGTGATGATATTGGATTTGGTTTGAACAACTTAAATTACACTTTGAATTTAAAAAAGTCTGAATTTGTAAAAAGTTGGTTTAAATCACCTTTGACAAGAGGTTTTTTTAACAATAAAGGTAGAGTTATTAAGCTGTTACATTCTAAAGATTTAATATTTAAATGTTGACATTAATTAAGTATAGATAGATTATGTTGATAAATATATAATAGATAAAAGGAGTTTATTTATGCGTATTACTGAAAAGAAACTAAGAAATATCATAAGATATGTTTTGGCTGAAGCTGTTGTGCGACCAAAAGCTAGAGTAGATCATAAATTTATGTTCGATCAATGGTTGCACACTGTATTTTTAGGTGTTGAAGATAATTTTAGACCTTACGTCAAAGCTGTATATAAGACAAAATCAAAGCAAGACAGGCTTTTAGCGAGATGGATGCTGCTTAAGAGTAAAAAGAATCAAACTAACGAACCATTAGAAGTATTTTATGAATATATTAGCAATAGAGTAGAAAACAATGGAGATCTTTTTAAAAAAGAAATGCTAGGTGACTTTTTCATGGATAATGATGTTAATCCTTATGATATATTTTATTATTTGAAATATTTTATTAAACCTAAAAAAGATTTTAGCAAATTCAATAAAAATAAAATTCCTTCATCTACTGCTTCTTCTAAAGATTTTGCTATTGAAATTGATGTATTGGGTTGGGATATGTTAAAGTCAGTTAGAGAAAAGTACGGAAATGAAAGACTTGATCTTAATAATTTACAAGATAAAACTCATATTGACAATGATATGTATAATGATGATAGTGATGAAGTGCTCAAGAGATTTTGCAAATTAATTGGAATTGACTTTAATGACAAAAGAGCACTAGCAAACTACTTTTCAGATCAAGCTGCTTCTTCAGGCGTTGATAGCTGGGGAAATAGATTACCTAAAATAGATACTTACGAAGAACAATAAAAAGGATACTAAATATGAGAATTACAGAGAAAAAATTAAGAAAGCTAATAAGAGAAACAATAGAGTCAACAATGAGGGAGTCAGATTATGACGAGTATAGCTCAGACCCTAGATTTAGAGATTTTGGAGATTCTGCAGCTATTGGGAGTGAAGATGACGAGCTAGAAGATAATGACATGTACGCTGAAGAACACTACATGTCTGACATGGAATCTTCTGATTTAAATTCATCTGGTACTTCTGGAATAGTACCAGATGACCTAGATGATTGGAGAAATACAGATTCATACAGGGGTTTAGATGATGAAGAATTACAACCAGATGATTATAATCTAGATTTAATTGAAGACCCTATGTATATGGATGCAGAAGATACTGATTATTTTGAAAACTAAGTTTAATTATTGCATAATACATTTACTGACTTGTCTATTTTAAGACGCTCTTCAGCTGTGAATGTATTTCTTTTAACAGCTTCTTCTAGAATAGCTATTAATATGTTAACACATTTAACTTGATTGTGGTTTATAACATATAAATTTATTTTTGTCATGATATTTATTTTATTGTTATGAAAAAGTTTTATATATTATTGATAGTTTTGTTTTCTTTTACAATTAATTGTGATGACAAAAATAACAACGAAGATAAAAAGTCTTCTGAGTGTCAAAAAATAATAGAAAAAGTTGAAGATTGCATGAATTTACACAGAGGAGCATTTAGTTATATTAATTCATGTGGAAAAGTAGAAATAAATGAAGTTAACAGACTAAATTCATGTGATCAGTTATTAGAATATATTCTTGGCAAGTAAAGTTACCAACTAAAAATTATTCCACCTTTCAGCATAAAGTCTGTATTTTCTACTTTTTCTGACGGTACTGTGTCGTACAAATAAGTAATAGCTGTATCTATTCCTAGACTATATTCACTTCTATTAACAATAGAAGATCTAAGTTTAATCTCGCTATTAATTCTATAGTCACTATGATTAAACAATAAGGGCTGATAGTAAGTTACAACAGAGACAAAACTGGAATCATTTTCATTGAAATATTTTGTTAAAGTAAAATAAGAAGTTATTCTTGAGTGTGTTGTTGTTTCATAAGATAATTGCTCATGATCTGACATTATGCCTAAACCTGAAGATATTTGGAAAAGATTATTGTTTTGTAGAGGCTTTTCAAATCTTATACCGACACCATTGAGTTGTCTTAAGCTTAAGTCTCTAAATTCATTATACTGAGTTTGAGTAAATATTTCATATCCTAAAAATTCATGCAACATAATAGTATATCTAAAGTGGACAAAAGCGTTATTCTTGTAAATCTCTTTGTCTTGAAATCCTTTGCTTGCTGAACCCTTTAGCAAGATATGATTTTTGTTTAATTTATAGTGTAAGTCTTTTTTAATTTCGTATACTTGAGAATTAACATTGCCTTTTTGAAATTGAATATTTACTTTAAACTCTCCGTAAAAGCCTGTTTTAGTTGCTGAGTTCCTAAAAGATTCAATGTTTACTTGCGCAAACAAAGTATTGCAAGAAAGCAATACTATTATTAATGTTGATATTATGCTTTTCATTTAAATTCCATTTGATCTTATAAGTTTCTCTGCAATTTGGGAAATACAGCTTTTAAGTTTTTAGGTAGTTTAACTCTACTACTGTTTTTAATTTGATCTATAACTTCTTTAGACAAAGTTATGGCTTTAGGAGCAGATCCAAATATTTCTTTAAGATTAAGTATTTGTGCAATTTCTGGCACACCTTTTTTACTCCCATCAATATATTTTTTATGTGAATAAACTGTGCCCCCACCACCTTCTGTATTTCCTTCTACAGTTTCATACCACATTCTACCTGATTTGTTGTCTATTCCTACATCTTTGACAATAGCAAAATGTTGTGCATAAGGAGAATGTTTTTTAGGATAAAGTGCAACTATGCTCCCAACGAACAATACTTTTTTAATTGCATTTGATTTTTCTTTAATAGATCTGTCTTTAAAATCTTCATGATTATAAGCCATATCTTCGCTATCTATATAATTTTTATATACTCGGCGAGCGCTAGCAAAAGATGATATTTTCGTATCTATTTCACCTCTAGATAGAATTCCAGCAATCATTACACCACACCAAGATACTTTCTCTAGACTGTCTGGAACTTTATCTGTGCTTATTCCTAAATCATTTTTTATATTTTTATAAAGGTCTTCTGTGAGCCATACTGTAATTGTGTTAGTTCTTGCAGTTGAAGCAATAGATGAAACCATTGCTGAATATTCTTTCCATTTAGGGTGAGACTGACATTCTTTTTTAATTTCTGACATTTCTTTGTTTGATTCTATTGATTTCCCATCGTTAACTGTATACTTATAGAACAACTTGTATCTATTTTCTCTATTTAGCTCTAATGCTCTTTGACCCTTTTTAGCGCTACCTATTGTCTGGTAAAGTAATTTGTTTTTTGCAAAAAGTGTAGTTATCCATATAGATTTAAGATAAGGGTCGTTTTGATACTCTTGATAATCAGAAGTTTGTCCTTTGGCCGCTGACAAGACTTTTCTAACTTTTTCTACTTGTTCCTCTATTTCTTTTGCTTTGTTTAACTTGCTTTTTAATGAAGCACCTTTTACTTTGCCTCTTTCAGAATATTTTTCTATGTCTTTTTTTATTTCGTCAATTAACTCTTTTGGTGACTTCTTGCTCTTGTCAACAGTACCTGAATCACCGTCAACAGAAGCTATTTTTTCTAAATGCTTTATAGAATCCTTAGGCATTTCACTACTGATATCGCTCGTAGAATTACCAGCTAATATACCAGTTCCTATACCTGAGAGTAGAGCTGCCAAAGCTAACTCTTTTGTTCCTTCATTTAACAAAAGATCTTCTTCTATTTGTTCAAACAGCTTATCACTTTTATATGAAACATTATTTTTTTTCATTGACAATAGCTTTTTATATGTTTCTATTTCTAGACTTTTTACTTTCATTTTATTCCTTTATAAATAATTTTAATACAATACTTTAATTATTAAACAAAGAATGGAAAATGAAAGTAAAAGATAATTTATATATAATACAGTCTGATTTAACTGGAATGATAAAAATAGGTAGATCTAAAGATCCAGCGAAAAGATTAAAACAGCTTCAAACTGGTAATCCTAATAAACTAAAATTGATCGCTTGTTTTGAAGGTGAAGGATGGAAAGAAAAAATATTACATGAAAGATTAGAAAAGTTTAGATTGCAAGGCGAATGGTTTAGTTATAGTTGCGTAGGAAGTATACCTGATAGTATTTATGAAAAAATAAATTGGGGATCTTTTGATAATTGGTGGGAAAGTAATATTTAGCTTTAAAAGAAAGGAATCTTAATGAAAGTTTTTTTTAGAAGAAATTCGTAAAAGAGGCGGCTTTTCATGTCATCATGCACATTTTGATAAAGCTTACCTTGTAGATAAAGAAAATTTTATAAGGTCACAGGCTTCTTTACAAGATAAAATAAAAATAGATATTGCAATTCAACCTTTAGAAGGCCTAGAAGATATAAAAAGTAGAGAAAATTTTATAGAAGCATGTAATAAAGCTGATTATATAGGAGGTTTGTCTGATAGGGACTCATCATCTGAGATCAGCACATACTACATTTGCGATGTTACTATCTCAGGTGACTGTATTGCAAAGTTGAGCGGTGCTGCTAGTGCAAGCGGCTGTGACTTGTATGCTACATCAACAGGTCTATTGACAGCGTCTGCATCACGTGATGTTGTTGCAATGCTAGCGCCTCGAGCTTATCCATTATTGAATGACTATGCAGACTCAGAGCTTGTCTCAGTAGTGATCAGATGATCAATATCAAGTAACCTTTTAAATATCTTTTTCTCTATCAGTTTCTGGCAACCATTCAGCGACGTGTTTATTCAATATGATATCTTCTTCTGTATTGTGTTTTATTATTTTTTTTCCGTTCCATATAGGCAGTTTTTCAACTAGCGCAGTTTGAATGTCATTCAACTGCTCAGTTTTAAGTTGGATTTGTATTTGAGCATCTCTAAGTCTTCCTATTAGTGCTTCTCGATCAGCATTAGCAGCTGATAGCTTGTCTTTTAGCTCATCTATTTCTGCTGGGTCTTTACCTGCAGCAATCGAGAGCATGCTTGAAATGCTGCCAGTTAACATTCCTATTATACCTATTAGTATATCACGGTTTTCTTCTTGTATTTTAACGTACGTTAAAAATATGATCAATGCGACTATTAAAAGCATAAAGACTACAGACGCCCACCATCCCCTTTTAGCTTTTTCTATCTGATTAAACTGTTTATTTGTTTTTTCTTCTTTTTGATCGTTCATTAGTAAATCTCTTTATATGTCAACTTTTTTAATTAGAAGATAAGAGAAGTCGTTGTTTATAGAACATGTACCACCTACAGCAGTAACTTTTACTTTAACGGTCTTTGTACCTGACTCAACTGTTACAGCTGCAACAGATCCATCTATTCCTACTTTATTGTCTTGTGTAGATGAACCTTTAGTGTCTTGCTCAACATTGTCTACTAGTATGTTCCATTCAGCATAGTTTGAAATATTGTTTGAATTATTTATACCTAGACAACACTCTATAAGATAGTGTCCAGAGGATATAACAATATTATCTGAATTTATTGTTGTTCCATTGGTATTATTATAAATAGCTGCAGTATTAAAGTCAACTAAGTCATTTAAAGACAAATTGCCTGAGTTGTTTGTTTTTATAAACGCAACCTTCATCGTTTTATATTCTACAGATATATGTGTCATGTTAAAGTCTCCATATACAACATCTTGCTCTTCCTGCGTAGATTTGACTCGAGTCATCATCGTCAATATCATCTATACCAACTGCGTTTAGTATTCTTAGCTCATATGCGTTGTTTTGATTTGTTATAAATATTGCTTTTTCATCAGCTACAGTACCGAACGTTCTGCCTTCATTATAATTATAAGATCCAGCGATAAAAGCTTTTATTCCTACATAAGCAGCATTTGTTACGTCATACCACTGGTATGTTACATATGAATCAAGTCCTCCACTAGCTAGATGTGTATTAGAAGTCAAATTAGCTTCTAAAATATATGTTTTGCTGTCATTTGGCAATGTAAATTGTGCTCCGTTTTTTGTTAAAGAAAAATTATTGCTAAAACTAGAGTCTAAACTAGACCATGTAACAGGTTCATCTTGCCCTATTGTCGCTGAACCGCTGTGATAAATATTTAGATTTCCATTTATTTTTTTGTTAATAATGTCTTTAATATAAGTCATGACAGATCTATTCTTATTATTTTCATATTTGCTCTTTCAACATCTTGTGCTAGTGTTATTGAAAGAGAGTTTTGATATTTTGGATAGTGTGAATTACCGTTATAAATAGCAATGTCATCGCTTCTTACAGATGCGCCAGCACCAGTAATAGAACTTTCAGGCATATTTGATCCCATTAGATGTAAATTACTAGTATTGCCGCTGTAATGAATTCTAGCTAGTCCGTAAGCATTTGAGTTTGGAGAAAAACAAGCCTCACTATAATAGCTGCTATTATCAGAGGATAGTATATTGTCTCCACTCAAGCTTAACCAGTTAACATTAAAAGTATTAAACGTGGCGTCTGTAGTTCCTGATATTTTTCCTATATCGAAAGGTGAAACTTCTCTAGCAGTATTTTTTATATAAGTCATTTTTCACCTACAGCCGTAGCATATCCATCTATTCCTGTTTTATTTTTTTGCTTCTTTATAGAAATCATTTTTTTTCTTTATATTATGTCTTTTATTTTTCTTATTAGAGGTTTTAAATTTTCAACAATGAAATCCCTTACTACATCTAAGTATTCGAAAGGTTTTAATATTAAATAGTCGACACCCCAGAGATTTTTCGATTCGCTGTTAGAGATAAAAGGCCAAGTTATGCATATAATATAAAATATTGATATAACAGCAAGTTTTGGTAGCAACCATAGTGTCAATTCTTTTATTTTTTTATCTCGCAGCTTACTTTTTACTTTTTTTGGTCCACCAAGTCTTTTAGCTTTTTCGTTGCCCTCTGGAGGTTGTAGTGATTCGATTAATTCTCCTACAGCGTATATAACTTGAGTCTCTGCTACACCTTTAAACTTATATAGACCCACCATTACATATCTAGTGCCTTTTGGTGTCCAATGATTAGTTCTATTCTTAATTGCTGAAAATGCTTCTTTAGTCAAAAGAACTTGCTTTGGACCACAAATGCTCATAGTTCGAGCAGCGATATTTTTGCCAATTCCTTCGAGTTCAACGCCCTTAGCACCCATAAGTGCATATAGTTCATCTTGTTGAACTTCTATTACTTTACCCCAGTGAATACCTATTCTTGTATCTAATTTTGTTTTTTGTGGTATAGTTTTTTGGTAGTGCAAGGCAAAATTAACAGCGTCTATTGTAGTGTCAAAAGACATTAAGAAGCCGTCACTTCTATCTATTTCTCTTCCTTGAAATTTATAGCATAGATTTCTTGCCATTCTGTCGTGATATTGAAACCACTCAGCAGCTTTTACAGCGCCATACTTTTGAACAAAAGCAGTTGAGTCTATTATATCTAATAGAACTATAGCAAGATTTTTTTCTTTTAAAGTTATAGGTGACATACTTATTACTTCTTAAATGTATAGTTATAATTATAATGTAGGAGTCTTACATGCAAGACAAAATGCCCTTGAAATCAAAAAAGTTCATTGCTTATCTATTAGCAGAGTTTGGATGGAAGTTAATAATTTTATTCCTGTTGTATCAAATACAAGGAAAGATTGATCATTATTCACTTGCGCTTTTAGTTACAACTGTCATAGTATCTGGATTCATTCAGATAGGTTATATACTAGGACAGGCAGCGCTGGACAAATATGTTAATGCTGCAGTAGAAATATTTGATAAAGACGAAGAAAAGCCAATAGAGCAACAAAAAAATGAAAAAAAATAATAAAATTATCTTAAATGAGTTAAGATATAATAGGTGTTCTATTCTATTGGATGAAGTTAGCAATAAATATTTAAATGAAGAAATCAATAGACTAGCAAAAGAAAAGAATCTAAACCTAACTAGAATTGAACAATTAATAGAAAACATCTATATTAATAACGATATAAGATATTTTAATAGTAGTCATATTACTGCTATATCTAAAGACATATTGGATAGAGTTAAAAAAAAACTAAGTGAAGCAGTTGGAAGAAATTTGCATACTGTAAATACAGATCCTATAGGCAATGAAGCAATTCTTACTTTAAATACTTTAAAGTCAGCTGATGACGCTGTTCCTGTATTTAAAAGCATAGAAGCCACAATATGTCCTAATACGGGAAAGTGGACTGTAACATATATAATTGACACATCAAGAGAAGTAAAATACTTCAATACAGAAGCAGAATCAAATTTATTCATTCAGAATTTAAGGAAATTTTAAATCTTAGATTTCCAAATATTTCTTTCTTTATACATTAAATCAAAAAATGCTTGCATTACTTCTTTAGATACTTCTTCAATTTTTTTTTCATAGTTTTTGTCTATATCTTTTAAATCTTTAAATTCTTTTTTAACAATTGATTTTATTTTTTTCTCCAACTCTTTTTTCTTGAAATCTTTTATTTCTTTTTTAATCATTTTTTTTATTTTTGATATATCTTTTCTTGTCAAATCTTCATTAATCATTTATTATAAACCTTTAAAGTTGAAAGCAAATTTATTATATGAGCAATACATGGATTAAATATTTTCCTTATGAGAAACCTAGAGAGCAACAAACTAATGTTATTGATAAAGTGCTTAAAGAATTTGAGAGTGGCAAAAAATATGCTGTTATAGATTGCGGAACAGGAGTTGGTAAGTCTGCAATTGGTTTAACTATTGCAAGCAAAATAAACAATTCTTCTAATTTTGAAGGAAATTATGAAAATGGTGCATATTTTTTAACGACACAAAAGATACTACAAAATCAGTATGAAAAAGATTTTTCAAAAAACGGATTAATTTCTCTTTATTCTTCTTCTAATTATACTTGTACTACAGATAAAAAAGCTTCTTGCAAAGAAATACAGACTGGAATTAGATCTAACAGTCTTCCTGAAAAGTATAAGTCTTGTAGTTATAATTGTGTTTATAAACAAAAAAAGAAAAGTTTTATAGAGAAAGATTTAGGAATAACAAACTTCAGTTACTTTCTTACAGAGAAGAATTATAGTAAAAAATTACCGCATAAGAAAGTTTTAATAGTTGATGAAGCGCATAATTTAGAGAACGAACTTTCTAGATTTATAGAGATTAGTGTATCTTCCCACTTTTCAGACAAAATATTAAAAACAAAAATACCTAGTGAGATTAACACTCAGTTTAAAGCATTTAAGTGGATTAAAGATGTTTATTTAGATAAAGTTACTTCAAAAGTTAATTTTATTAATGCACAAATAGAAAAATTTGGAATTACCTCTTCTAAGCTAGACGACTTTAAAAAGATAACAGCTAGGCTTGATATGTTATCTTCACATCAAAAGAAAATAAGTCAATTTATAGAGATATATGACAAAGACAACTGGGTTTTTGATTTTGAAAAATCATCAAAAGACAATTTCAAGTTTATTTTTAAGCCTATAGATATATCTTCTTATGCAAAACAATATTTGCTTGATTTTGCAGACTATGTAATCTTTATGTCTGCTACAATTATATCACACGAAGGATTTAGTATATCTTTAGGTTTGTCTTATGAAAAAACTGTATTTATCAAAGAAGAATCACCTTTTCCAGTAGAAAATAGACCTGTTTTGTTTTGTCCTGCAGGCAGCATGTCATATAGAGCTATAGATAAGACTTTGCCTAATTTAGTAAAAATGTTAGAAGCAATATTTGATAATCACAAAGAAGAAAAAGGTATTGTTCATACACATAGCAATAAAATTGCTTATTACATTAAGAATAATATAAACAAAAAGTATAAGAGAAGAATACTGCTTGCATTTGGTGAAGATCGAGAAAAAATGTTATTAAAACATAAGAACTCTAATCAGAAAACTGTTTTGATTTCTTCTTCTATGTCTGAAGGTGTCGATTTAAAAGGTGAGCTTTCAGAGTTTCAAGTATTATGTAAAATACCTTTTCCGTTTCTTGGCGACAAAGTCGTAAAAAAGAAGATGAACAAGTGGAGTTGGTGGTATAACACGGAAACTGTTAGAACTATTATACAAAGTATTGGAAGAAGCATAAGATCTGAAGATGACAAAGCAGTCACATATATACTTGATGGTGACTGGAAAAGAATCAAATCAAAATCATCAGGTATGCTTCCAAGCAACTTTTATAAAAACTATCACGAGTATTAATATGGAAAAAAAACAAAAGCCTTCAGGTGCAGGAATAGTATGTTACTTTGATAATAGGTCTGGTGATATAAAAAAACATGAAAAAGATATTCTATATCTATGTTTAACAACTCATAAAGGAAGATACGACTTCCCTAAAGGAGCGATTGACTATAAAGAAGAAATTGAAGCATGCGCGCTTAGAGAAACATATGAAGAGTGTAATTTAGATCTTTTTGACTTTGCAAGTTTATCTGACTACAGCTTTCAGTGTGGAAGAGGATTGTTCATGTTTCTAGGAGAGATAAAGTCAAGTTCTATAAAGAGCATAAAGATAAAAATGAATCCTAAAATTAAAATATACGAACATACGGGATTTAAGTTTCTTACTATTGAAAGTATATTAAAAAAAGATGAAATTCTAGGCAAACAAAGACTTTACAGTTATCTAATAGATTCTCTAAAATGGGCAGATTATATTATACGTGATGCTCTAGAATAATATAATAAAATAAAAAAAGAGTAAAAATGAATAGCAACTTATTATCATTACATAGTGCATTAAAAGTTTTATGCAAAAAAAACAAAGAAAATAAGTTTAGGTATTATACAAACAAAAATGTATATAACAGCAAGTTTTTGTTTTTTAACAATATTTTGTTAGACGAAAGAATAAAAGATAATCCGTATAGAAATTTATTATTTAATTATCTTTTAAAGGCTGAGAATTATGTTCCAGGAGGATCTTATATACTGTCAGAAATGTTTTTAGAAATTTTTAATAGTAACAATAACATTGAAGAAAAAAGATTAACTGGTAAAAAAATAGAAACATTTAAAAAGTTGCTCGATCAATTCGTAATGGAAGAAAAAAATAGAAGGCTAATTTTCAATATACTGAATTTCTCTGGTCCCGATGCTTCTATTGTTTGTATTCCTAGTAAGAACAATGAAATAGAAATTAAAAAGAGCAATCAGCCTAAGATAAGCATTAACATACACGAAGATTTTAGAGGAATATACTTTTCTAATCAAAAAACTACAACCAAAGATTTTATAACTGTAGCAATGGATTCTTACATAGAGCGAGAATCAGAAATAAATGAAATATTTGAACATGCAAAATTAAACAATCTTCCTATAGTTTTGTTCTGCAGAGGAATATCAGATAGTGCGATTAGAAATATAAAAAGTATATTATTAAAAAATAACATAAAGCTATATCCTTATTTGATAAAGTTTGATAATAATGATCCTTTTTTATTAAGCGACATATCTAAAGCCTTGGGCTCAAAGCTATTGTCTGTAGAGTCTGGCGGGTCTTTTAATAAAGATTTAGTCGGAAACTCTTCTATTAAAAAATTAAGATTAAGCACAGCTTTCATTGAAATATTCGAGCCAGAAGATGATTTGTCAAAAGAAATAAATGAAAAGCTAGCTGTAGTTAGTGATAAAGACTTATTAAAGTATTTACATAAAAGAAAGAAAAGGATATCACCTAATATTGTTGAAGTAAAGATTCCTGAAAGTGATATTAGACTTATAAATGAAATAAAATCAATTATAAGGTATTATAATAATGCAGCAATTTCAGGCTTTACAGTATATAATGGTTTTTTATACCCAAAAAACGTAATAAACGCAATGAAAAACTTATCAATTAGCATGAAGAAAAATTTCAATAATATTGGATATGTCTTAAAGATTAAAGAAGATGAATAATAATCAATACGTTAAACATTTAGTAGAATGTCAATGCACATTACCTATTTTTAAAAACAAAACAGCTCCTGTATACCACAAGATCCCTGTTTTTTCTAAAGTTTTAGATGAAAACGATGAAATAGAAGAAAAGTATATTATCTGTGAAAATTGTGATATTGTTCATAAAGTACACGAGGTTTTTAAAAGTGATCTTAAGTGGGGAATAGAAGGATTAAACAGCTTAGTATTGACAAAAGAAGACGTAAAGTTTAATTTAGTATCACAAGGTTATGAAAGACTTGTCGATGTTTTAGAAAAAAATCAACTCCACGTTTCAGACTGGGAATTGACAGAATTCTTGATTGAAAACGAACAATCAGGAAACATTGTCCTAGAAAAAAACGAAACAGATAATAATATAATAATTAACATGTTGTCAATAGACAAAGGAAAATTTAAAATAAAAAAAGAGATTGTACAAAGGTATTTGTAATGAATTTAGATCCAAATAATCCAGACGACTTTGCTTCCTTTGAAAAATGTAGAAGCATACACAAAGAAATAATTGACTTTGGCATCAACCAAAAAGAAATTATAAAAATAATAGAACTTTTATCTTTAGAGCTAGAAGATGTATCTACGATGAAAGATATTATTTCTATTATTAAAAAAGAAGAGGATAAAGAAAACAAAAAAGATTTACAGAAAGCTGAACAGCTGATATTATAATGCAATATTATATGAAAGGAATACTTACATGAGTATTGAAGAAACACTAATCGAAGAAGATACTACTCTACCCACTCCTGATTCTGTAGAGGCTTATTATGGTAGGCTAAGACTGTTAGTTGAGTCAATGGAATCTGACGCTTTGAAGTCAAACAAAGGTAACAAAGCTGCTGGAATTAGATTGAGAAAAGGTCTTCGTCACCTAAAAGGTTTTTCAGGGGACTTTGTTAAGTTTACATTGCAAAAGTAGCTTTTTTTCTTATCTTAGCTATTGATTGTTTTTCTATTTGACACACTCTCATTCTAGTAATACCAAATAGATTACCAACTTCCTGTAGTGTAAAATCTTCTTGCTTTTTGACTTTGTTTAGAATGCAATTAGATGAATCATTTAAATCGTGCCAAAATCTGCACGATTTATTTTGGCACGATTTGTTATTCTCTTCGTGAGCAGCAAAGCATGCTAATTTATTTGTTGACATATTTTTAACCTTTCTAAATTGAAAAATATTTATATATTATCTTAGAATCATTTGAAAGGTTTTATAAATGATACCAAATAAAAGCAAAAAACTTTTTATTGTCGATACGAGCGTTTTATTGTATGATAAAAATTGTATCAATAATTTAAAAAACAATGATATAGTAATCCCTATGATTGTTTTAGAAGAGCTTGATAAGTTTAAGTCAAGAGAAGGAATATTGGGCGAGAACTCTAGATATTTCAATAGATTTCTAGATGAAGCAAGGGCACATGGAAACTTACAGAAAGGTATTTACATAAAAGAGACAAATGCTTCAATAAAAGTTGAGGCAAATCAGAGCTGGGATAAAATAGAAGTTCTAGATAGAAGCCTTAATGATAATATTATTATGTCTAATGTAAATTATTTGCAAAACAATTTTTCAGAACAATATTCAGATATTATTCTTATAACAAAAGATATCAATCTTAGAGTTAAATGTGATGCAGCAAATATTGCAGCCAATGATTATTACGCTGATTATGAATTTATTGAAGAAGATAATTTATTCAAAGGCATGGCTAGCGTAGACTCTTCTCTTGATGTTATAAACGGTCTATACTCTAATAAAGTAATTAGAATAGAAAAACTAGAAATGCAGTCTTCTGATCTTTGTGAAAACGAGTGTCTTGTAGTAAAGTCAAATGAAAGCATTTCGTCTTCAGCGCTATGCATAAAGAAAAGAGATCATTTAAAGCTAGTACTTAGCAAAAGTGAAATACAGAAAAAGACTGGGATTGAGCCAAAAAACAAAGAGCAGATATTTGCTTTGAATTTATTACTAGACAAAGATATATCACTTGTTACTCTTACAGGTGTTCCTGGCAGTGGTAAAACTTATTTGACTTTGATGACAGCTTTGAAAGAAATTGAAAAAGAAACTAAAAAAAGAATAATATTTACAAGGCCTATACAGACTGTGGGCAAAGATATTGGTTTTCTTCCAGGAACACTTAATGAAAAAATGGCACCATGGTTAGCACCTATTGTTGACAACTTCAGAAATCAGTTTGGTGATCTGTCTTATTTTGACATAATGATAGAAAAAGGATTGATAGATGTAGCACCTTTATCTTACATAAGAGGAAGAAGCTTTAATGATGCTATAATTATAGTTGATGAAGCGCAGAATGCTACTGTCCATGAGTTAAAGACTGTTATTACAAGAACAGGAAGAAATTCAAAAATAATACTATTAGGCGATATTGAACAAGTAGATCTGCCATATGTAAATAAGTATTCAAATGGTTTGACTATTGTTGCTGAAAAATTAAAAAACGAGACTTTAACTGGTCATGTTAACTTTGAAAAAGGTTACAGATCAGATCTTGCAAATATTGCAGCATTAAAGCTGTAGGAGTTATTATGACAAAAATATATGATTTAAGTAGAATTAAAAAGACTTATCCTCTGTTGAGAGAAAAGCCTATTTATAAGCAATTGTGTGATAGTGATGGTACTGTTTCATCAGGAATTGACGCTGAAGTAGAAATTTTAAACTTTGACAATACACATACTGGATCATATACTTTTAAAAAGACTTATACGTCTATACCAATAATTGCTGCTACAGCTGCTGATGAAAATGTCAATGTTTTTGTGACATCATTAAATCTAACTTCAGTAACAATAGAATCTTCGGCAGAATTTACTGGTAAAGTACATCTACAAGTATTTAAGGATGACGAGTAATGAAATCTGAAAAAGGTAAAGTTACCTTAAATAATGTGTCTGAGATAACTGTAAATCTCAATAAGACGTACATTAAACCCGTTATAAAAATAACACCGAGTGAAGATATTAATGTTTACTTGTCTGAAGTGACTAATAGTTATTTTAAAATTAGTTCTAGTTCTGAAGTTAGTTCAGATATTTATTATGTAGTAATAGAAGGAAACTAAAAATGGCAAAAGACTTTAAGAGTAATCAAGTTAAAGTAAAAAAAATAATAGCTTCAGGTTTAAACTCTAGCGATGAGCCTAAGCTGATTGTTTATGGAGACTCTAGTTCAACTGACAGTGTTGGTGGCATTAACACTGACATGCTAAACAATGTTGGCAACGACGTATTTTTATTTGTTAGTGGATCAATTTGTGGCAAACAAAACAATATACCAAAGTCAGTAACGGTATTTGGTGGTGACGTTGTAGTAAGTGGATCACTTTATGGTTTGAAGTCTGATGCTACTTTATGGGAAATAGATTCTGTGTTTGATGACAGTTTAACACCTACAAATATACTTGATGGTGATACAGGATTGTTTGCTATTGATTTTAATGAGTTTACTGATATTGACAGTACATTTATATATTCTCAGTATACAATGACGAATAGAAGAGAAGCAGCTGATAAGTATTTTGAATTTGATAGTGATGGTAATGTAATGCCTAGAGACTTAGTTGCAGATGCAGCTTTATGTCAAACTTCATAGGTCAATATTTTTAATTCTTTTTAAATAATACAATTGGCTAGAATAATTAAAATAAAACAATAATATATTAGGAGTCTTCATAAGATGGCAACAAAAAATTTAGTACCAAGAGCAGACAATGAAGGTAAATTAGGCCTAAGAGATACAACGCCTAAAAGAAGATGGCTAGAGTCAAACGCTGTAAGTGGTTCTTTTGATTATTTAAGAACAGATGAATTAAAAAACTTAAGCAATTTTGATTTATTAGAAGCTGGTGACAATATAACGATTGCTAGAGAGGAAGATGCAAATGAAGGCTGGAGATACAAAATATCTTCAACAGCTTCAGGCGGAAGTTCAGCTGAAACTCATAGGATATTTGCAGATGATACTGGAACAAGAAGCGAAGTTTTAGTATCAGATGACAATACACAAAGTAATACTTTTATTAATTTTAAGTTAGACGGAAATGATCAGTGGAGAATCTCAAAAACTAGTAGTAATGAGTTCCCATTCTTGCCTATGACAGATGCTAGCGATTTAGGTAGCATAACAAATGAAGTAAGATCTTTATACGTCAAAAACACAGCTTCTTCAGGAGAATCATTTGGTATAAACTTTTCTGATGGAACTGAATGGAAGTCAAACTTAAGCTTAAGTTCTACAAATAGACTAAGATTTTCTAGCACAAAAGATGGCAGCAATTTAGTATTTGATAACATACCAGTTTTTAAAGAGCCTGTTAAAGTTGCGACAAAAGAAAACTTAAACTATACTTATAACTCTTCTACAGGAGAGTTAACTGAAGTTGCGACAACAGGTACATTAAGTATTGACGGTATAACTTCTTTTGTTGTCGGCGATAGAATTCTTGTTAAAAATCAAACAAGTTCAGTTCATAATGGCTTATATAAAGTAAAAACAATGACAACTAGTTCATCTGTTGTCCTAGAAAGAGATATTGATTTAAAAGTAGGCGAAGACTTTGAAAACATTATAGTTTTTGCTTTACAAGGAACAAAAAATAGTGGAACATGCTTTATTTCTCGTCCTGACGGAGTGACAGCAAACACTGTAGGGTCTCATAATTTAAATTGGTCTACAACTACTTCAAGAGGAATTGAGTCTGTTAGCGAAGATACTGCTCCGTCACTGGGTGGTGATTTAAATGTAGGAACAAATTCAATAAAATCATCATCTAGCAGCATTAAATTTTTACCTGGAAGTCAAACTTTAAACGGCACAGAGATTTCTGATGGCTTAGTTTCAATAAACAATAACAGTACATCTGGTTCAGAGTTAAGGCTTTATACAAATAACTCTTCTAGTTCTAACTTATATGTTAGCATAAAAGCACCGGAAAATAGCTCAAACAGCATATTTGCAAATAATAGCAACATCACTCTAAATCTACCTACCCATGATGGCTCTAATAATAATACTTTAGCAACAGAAGAATGGGTTGATTTAAGAGGTTATGCTACAGAATCATGGGTAGGTATTCAAGGATTTATAACAAGCTCTTCGCTTAATGGTTATGCTACAGAATCATGGGTAGGTAGTCAAGGATTCATAACAAACTTGACCAACTATTCAACTACAACACAGATGAATGCAGCAATTGATAGTAAAATATCTGGATTTGATGAAATACTAACCCCGGTAAAAGCTGCAACAGAACAGAATCTAGGTTTTACATATAATAATTCATCACAAACTCTCACAGGATCAGGCACTTCACTTGTAGTTGATACGAGTTACACAGTTTCAGCTGGTGATAGAATACTTGTTAAAAATCAGGCAGACAAGAAACATAATGGCGTCTATACAGTAACAGCTTTAACGCCTGCAGTAGTATTAACAAGAGCAGATTTTGTATCTAACCCAGCAGCTGCAATAGATACAAAATTTGTTTTTGTAGAAGATGGTGCGTCTAATAAAGATTCTGGTTTTATATCGTCAGGAACTGGAAACGTAGGCGCTGTTGACCTTGAATTTAGAAAATTCTCTTCAGCAGCAAACTTTTCTGCTGGACTAGGATTAAGTCAAATTGGGAACACAATATCAGCAAAATTAAAATCAGCAGGTGGTTTAGCAGTATCTACAGATGGTTTATCAATAGCAACATCAGGTGTTACAAATGCAATGTTAGCTGGATCTATTGCTGATACAAAATTAAGTAAGATAACAACATCAGATAAAATAGGAATTACTGCTATTGATATAGACGGTGGTACTGAGCTATCGTCTGATACACTTAAGTCTACTGGGCTTATTATTGCTGACATTGATGGGCAAGGAAACAATAGAAAAGTAAAAATATCAGAACTATCTAATGTTATATTTGGAAGCAGCTCAAATAATGTTTCTTCTTGGGGTTTAAATATAGGAAGTGGCGGAGAAGTTTACTTAGACTCTGGAGGTTCTTCACCTTTATTAAAAATTGTTGATAGTAAAGTAACTACTTCTAAGCTAGCTGATGGCTCTGTATCAAGTTCAAAGCTTAATAGCAATTTAATAACTGGCATTACTAATACAATAACAGCAACTAATTTAAAAATTAACAGATCATCAACAAGGCTTTTAGTAGAATATAATAATGCTTTATATAAGCCTACAATATCTGATTTATTAACTGACGTGTTGAATATAGATAGTTATCCTACATACGCATCAGCTAGTCAAACGATATCAAAAGACAATGATATGCTTGTTGTTTATGATCTAGACAAGCAAGTGCATAGAAAGGCATCAGTTTCTGAAATAGTTTCTGCAGCTGCAGATGCTATAACAAGCACAAGCAATCTAACGTTTGAAACATTTGACTATAGTAATAATCATCTTCCTGGCACAAATAATTACTCTAATAATGAACCACTTAGCACAGACGGTGAAGATTTAATTTCTAATAGAGTTCATACAGTAATACAAAGAAGTAATGCCGGCTTTTCTACAGCAAGTGGAGGTTATGTTCATAGATTTAATCTTCCTGCTATTAACAATATACACTCAAAAACTGGTGATCTTATAATAATAAGATTTCAAATAAAAGATCACCCTAATCAAAGCAATAATATAAGTACTACAACAAGCACTTTTCAAACAAAGTATGGTGATAAACATAGTTTTGGCCTTCATGGAAGATTAGATATTAGGCCCAAAAGTGGTAGTGGTACATTAGCTTCATATGACATTAACAAGCTAGTAAACGGTGAAGTTTTATTAAGATTTAATGGCACTGAATGGCTATTACCAAGTACTGTAACTAAAGAAGAAATACATCATACACCCGCTACTACATTAATTTTAGCGACTGGCGGGGTATCTTTGTGGGGAAAGACAGTCTTATTTACAGCAGAACAAGAAACGCCTAGAACAATTTATCTTCCTCCGCCAGACTTTGCCATTCATGGCAAGTCTTCTATGCGAATTATTTCTTGGGGTAAAAGCCAGACATTTACAATTAATACAGGAGACGGTTCTGAGTCTATTCTTGATCATAAAAACTCTCCAGGCAATTCAGTCTCGCCAAGCCTTTCAAAAAGTATAACAATAAATTCTGGCCCAGGAATAATAGAAATTATTTATAGTAATTTAAATATTACAGCAGGCAGCAATGGTACACATAATTTTCAATGTTGGGTAATTTCTTACCCTGAATCCGGAACATTTACAACACAAACTTTCCTTACAGCAATGAAGGGATCACCTCAAAGTGGAGATTCAGGATTAAATGATAAGATTCCAACATTTCAAAGTAATTCGCCTACAGTAATTGAAGCTAGAAAAGTATACACAAACTTAATAGAAGACAGTGCAATAACAACAGGTAAAATTTTAGATGATGCAATAAGTTCAGGCAAACTACAATCCAGTGCAGTTGTAACTGCAAAGATATCAGATAGTGCAGTTATTGCTAGTAAAATTGCAGACAATGCTGTTGTGACATCAAAGATTCTTGACGACAATATTACAAAAGCGAAAATAGAAAAGATAAGTCCATATAAGATTTTAGGAAATGTACCACAAGATCCTACAGTATCAAATTCAAATGCAAACCCACTAGAAACGACTGTTGATGTAGAACTAGATGCACAAAATGTTGCTGGAAATCACTCTTCAATAGCAACTACGAGAGCTATAAAATCTTATGTTATTCAAAAACTACAAGACTTTCAACCATCTGCTACTAGCGACCAATACAAATATATAACATTTAATGAAAGCACACCTCCGGGACAAATTTACTCAGTATCTGCTAACGATTTTATAGGTGATACAGCACATGTAGTAGTTAAAAACGAACGATGGAGAAGGAACCTTTCAGTCAATAAAATAAATCCTAGTTCAGAATCATGGGCAAACAAAGCTCCGACCGCAAGGTATAAAGATACAAGCACAGATGGATTTTTTCAAGGCAGATACCCTGTTTACCCAGTAATGTCAGGTGGTTATCAACAATTAATGGGTATAGAACTGCCTAAAACTTCTAATATTACTCCCGGAATAAAAATATGCTTCTACTATATTTCTACAATAAATACGTCTTCACTTGACACAAGCTTAACTGGATCTTACACACACATTCCCGGTAATATAAAGCTGTTTACAAACAAAAACGATAAAATATACCAAAATTTTAATGAAAAATATGTAGCATATAACCTTCATAATCCTAATAATACTCATGGTTACAGTGATAAATTTCAAGTAGATCTAAGTGATTCTAGCATTTATGATTCTAGCAAGTCTGAACAAGAAAACATGATTACAATATATAACAGTATTAAAAGTGCTATTACTAGCATAAATTTGCCAAGAACGGGTTTACATGTTTATAATACTTATAATGCAATGCAATCAATAATGGTACCTAAAGGCTTCAGAGACTTTTCAGATACTAGTTTGATAACTTCTAATCTAAAAGAAGCGACGTTTATTAGGAGCTATACGGGGAGATTGCCATATCAGTCAGGTTTAATGGGTCTCACAAATCACCATTCAAGCAGTTATAGTCGAAACAATGGTGCTGATTCAGGATATATACAATACTTCAGAGGCCCAGGTATGGGCGCGCCGAGGAGATTTCCATCATCAACGCAACAAAACACGCATTGCGTTAAAAATACTTATGAACTAGTTCATGAAAGAAATCTTGGCGTAACATGGAGATTTATGCTTGCTGAAGTCGTTGAAATACCAAGCACAATATCATAAGAAATTATACTAAGACTAAAGGTAAAGAAATGAACATAAATTTTTTAAAGATAACTGATAATATAGAATTTACAGACGACGACGGAAGAGTTTTCTATGAAATAGAAGGATACAGCGGTGATTATGATGATCTAAACTCTGAATATTATGATGTATCAGAAGTACTGAAATTAGGTGATATTGAAAGCTTAGGCGACGTAAGTATAACAAGCATAGCTGATAGTCATTTCTTTGTATACGATAATGCATCATCAAATTGGATAAATAAACAACCTTCAGATGCTATAATATCTTTAGGCATTACTGCAACAGCTGCTGAACTTAACTATTTAGATGTAACAACATTAGGTACTTCTGAAGCTGGCAAAGCAATTACTGTTAATGCAAGTGGAGATTTAATCATACCAGATAGTGATAAATTCCTGTTTGGTGCCGGGCTAGACATGACGTTATATCACGACGGTACAGACTCATATATCACAAACTCTACAGGCACTCTAAAGCTTGCAACAGAAACTAGTGGAATTGCAGTTCAAATAGGTCATGAAACGTCTGAGGTCACAATTGGTGATAACTTAACTGTAACTGGTAACTTAACAGTTAATGGTACAACAACTACAGTTAACTCTACTGTAACAACATTAGACGACCCGATCATTACGCTCGGCGGTGATACAGCTCCTTCTTCAGACGATAACAAAGACAGAGGTGTAGAGTTTAAGTGGCACAACGGTTCATCAGCTAAAGTTGGCTTCTTTGGATATGATGATTCAGCATCAAAGTTTACATTTATTCCAGACGCTACAAATTCATCAGAAGTATTTAGTGGTTCAGCAGGTGATGTTACATTTGGTGCTGCAGATTTTAGTGGAACAGTAACAACAACTTCAGACGTAGTCATAGATAACGCAAAGTCACTTAAATTAAGTGAGTTAGATTCTAATGGCTCGCATACTGTTTCTATCAAGGCACCAGATTCTGTTACAGCAGACATAACTCTAGTACTTCCTGATGGCACGGGTTCAAATGGCCAAGCTCTTACAACTAACGGAAGTGGTGTTTTAAGTTGGTCAACAGTATCAGGTGGTTTAACTTCTACAGATATTACTGGTCAAACAGCAAAAACAACAGTACATAATGATGACTTAGTAATTTTAGCAGACTCACAAGACTCAAATAATCTAAAGAAGATGACAAGAGCAAATTTTGTTGATGGTTTAACGGCAAACAAAACTTATTCTTCTAAAACATCAAACTTCACAGCTGCTGTAAACTATCATTATAGTGTTAATACAACAAGTGGTGCGATTACTGTTAGTTTACCACAACTTTCAGCAACAACTTCAGGTGAAAGTATTACTATTAAATTTAGAGCAGGAACAAACTTTTTAACAATGACACCTTACTCAGGTAATACAATAGAAGGTTTAAACAATCTAATCTTAACTGATTCAGCAGCGCCTGGACAGAGTATAACTCTTGTTTCAAACGGATCTACAGCTTGGGAAATAATTTAATCAAAGGAAAAACACATGTCTACAGGTATAAAAAAAATAAACGTTGACGAAAACAATAACGCATTTGCTACAACAACAAAAGTTGCAGGTGATGGTAGTGTTTTCATAAAAAGTGGTGATGATTATATCCTTCAAGATGATCTTAGAAACGGAACGGGAATATTCTTGGTTGATATTACAACAACAAATTCTTCTGGCGTACTTACTGTAAGTCCTCCAGTGAGTGTATTAACAAATTTAGATTCTAATTTTGAACTAGATTCAAATAATGATATTACACCAAAAACATAGCTTATATAATATATAATAACGTATTTACAGATCAAAAGGATATTAATTAATGGCAAATTTAGTACCAAAGGTGGACAACAGTGGCACGCTAGGCACAAGCGCTAAAAAGTGGGCAAACGTTCATGCTACAACTTTAACACCAAGCGCTCAAGCTTCGTCGCTGAGCTTGAATTCTCAAAAAATAACAGACTTGGCAGCACCAACATCAGCAAATGATGCTGCAACAAAACAATATGTTGATCAAACTTCACAAGGACTAGACGTTAAAGCATCTGTAAGGGTTGCTACAACAGCAAACATTACAATAGCAACAGCACTTAATGTTGGTGATGCTATTGATGGAGTAACTCTTGCTGATGGTGATCGTGTCTTAGTTAAAGATCAATCGACAGCATCACAAAATGGCATTTATGTAGCAGGTGCATCACCAGCAAGATCAGCAGACATGGCAGCTTCTTCAGAAGCTGCCGGTGTTTTTGTCTTTGTCGAAGAAGGCTCTACAAGCGCTGATCATGGATTTGTATGTACTACTAATGATAGTGCTGATACTGTTGGTACACACAGTTTAGCATTTGTACAGTTTTCTGGTGCAGGTCAAATTACTGCTGGCAGTGGTTTATCAAAAGCAGCAAACACACTTTCAGTTGATATTCCTGGATCCGCTGAGATGACCGGTGACGTCGCAGACACAGATGAGCTTTTAGTATCTGATGGTGGTACGTTGAAGCGAGCTGGCTTTAGTGTTATACGTGATGCTATATTCAACGACATATCTGGAAATGCTACAGTAGCAGCTGGTGGAGCTCTTACAATTGCTTCAGCATCAATTACAGGACAAACTGCAGAGGCTTCTATTGCCGATGATGACTTAATTCTAATTTCAGATACTTCTGCATCAGGTGCATTAAGAAAAATGACAAAGGCAAACTTTGTTAGTGGGCTAGGTGGTGGCACATTAGCTAATGTTGTAGAAGATACAACACCACAGCTTGGTGGAGCTTTAGATGTTAATGGTAAAGATATTGTTTCTTTGTCAAACGGAAATATTACGCTTATACCAAATGGATCCGGAGTAGTTAGAATTGATGGTACTTCTGGCATTGACATGGAGAGCGGATCAATCTCAGTAAAGAATAGCGGATCAGTTTCAAACATTAAACTTTATTGTGAGTCTAGTAATTCACACTACACACAATTGCAATCTGCAGCACATGCAAGCTATAGTGGCAATGTTACCTTAACTTTACCAGCAACAACGGGTACTTTAGTAGGAACTGGAGATACAGGATCAGTTTCAAATACAATGCTTGCTGGATCTATTGCAAATGCTAAGTTAGCTAACTCTGCATTAACGGTAACTGCAGGTGATGGACTTTCAGGCGGCGGTTCAGTTGCATTAGGTGCTTCAACTTCATTAGCATTAGATCTTAATGAATTAACTGCTGCAGTTGTTGATGTTGCTAATGACAGTATTGTTATTATTGATGCTAATGATAGTAATGCTTCAAAGAAAGAATCAGTTGTTGATCTTGTTGCAGGTGTAGCAGGTACAGGATTAAGCGCTTCAAGCGGTCAGTTATCAATTGATGGAACAGTAACTACTTTAGCAGGTTCTCAAACATTGACCAATAAGACGCTTACAAGCCCAGCGCTTAATACAGGTGTTTCAGGTACTGCAGTTCTTGATGAAGATGATATGAATTCTAACAGCGCTACAAAGCTTGCAACACAGCAATCAATCAAGGCTTACGTTGATGCACAGGTTGCTGGTGGTGGTCTTAATATTGATGGATATAGTGCTTTAGGCGGATCTGGAGTTCATCAAACTCAAGATCACTTTGTTTTATCTGATAATGGTACAGAGAAGAAGATTACTTTTTCAAATCTTGAGGATGCAATCTTTGCAAACATTTCTGGTGATGCTACAATTGCTGCTGGTGGAGCTCTAACAGTTGGTGCAAATGCTGTAGAAGGTTCAATGCTTAACAACAACACTATTTCAGGACAAACTGAAATGACAGGTGACGTCGCCGATGCTGATGAACTTCTAATTTCTGATGCTGGTACATTAAAGAGAGCGGATTTCAGTGTTGTACGAGATGCAGTATTTAACGATGTTAGCGGAGACGCTACAGTAGCATCAGGTGGTGCTTTAACAATTGCTGCTACTTCTGTTGAGAACAGCATGCTTGCTGGTTCAATTACAGCTGCAAAGATGAACAATGCAATATTTGCTGATCTTGAAACTCTCGGTGCTCCAGCATCTGATGGACAATTTATTGTAGCAACAGGTTCGGGTGCTTTTGCTTACGAAAGCGCAAATACAGCAAGAACTTCGTTAGGTTTAGGAACAGGTGACAGTCCTACATTTACTAGCTTGGCACTTTCAGGTCAAGCAGCAGCTCTTGCAATGAACAGCCAGAAAATTACTGGATTGGCAACACCTACAGCTGACGGTGATGCTGCAACAAAGAGCTATGTAGACTCTGTAGCACAAGGCCTATCAGCTAAAGACTCAGTTAGAGCAGCAACAACTGCCAACGGAACTCTAGGTTCTGCGTTTGCTAACAGTCAGGCTATCGATGGTGTAACTTTAGCAACTGGTGATAGAATTCTCATTAAGGATCAATCAACTGCTTCAGAAAACGGTATTTATACAGTTAATGCTTCAGGCGCTCCGACACGAGCTGTAGACTTTGACGCAAATGCAGAAGTAGCTAAAGGAGCATTTATCTTCGTAGAAGAAGGAACAACAAACGCTGATGCTGGCTTTGTATTGACTACAGACGGAGCAATTACTTTAGGTTCTACATCTTTAGCGTTTACACAGTTTAGTGGTGCAGGTGACATTACTGCAGGCTCAGCTTTGACAAAGAGCGGCAATACACTCAATGTAGCTGTAGATGACAGCTCAATCGAAGTTAGCTCAGATGCAATTAGAGTAAAGGCATCAGGAATTACAAGCGCAATGCTTGCTGGTTCAATTGCAAACTCTAAGCTTAACGCAATTACAACTGCTAATAAGGTTGCTCTTTCTTCGCTTGATCTAGACGGTGGTACAGACATTGGTGCAGATCTTGCTGATGCTGATCTTATCGTTGTTGATGATGGTGCAGGTGGTACTAATCGTAAGGCAGCACTTTCTAGAATGAAGAAATATGTTTACTCTTCAATTAGTGGTGATGCTACAGCTTCTGATGCAGGCGCGTTAACAATTGCAGCTAATGCTGTAGAAGGTTCAATGCTTAATAATAATGCTATTTCAGGTCAAACTGAGATGACGGGCGATGTTGCAGATACAGACGAGCTTATGATCTCTGATGCTGGTACATTAAAGCGAGCTGACTTTAGCGTTGTAAGAGACGCAGTCTTTAACGACGTGAGTGGTGATGCTACAGTAGCAGCAGGAGGCGCGCTTACAATTGCTTCTGGTGCTGTTGAGACTGCAATGGTTAATGCTAACGTTTTGACAGGCCAAACTGCAGAAACGTCTATTGCTGATGATGATCTTGTACTTATCTATGATACTTCAGCAACAGCGTTAAGAAAGATGACAAAAGCTAATTTCGTTAGTGGCTTGAGTGGCGGTGCAGCTGCAGATGATATTACAACAGGTGACGCTGCTGTTACTTTAGCAACATCTTCAGGTAATATTACAATTGATGCCCAAGGTAATGATACAGATATTATATTCAAGGGAACAGATAACAATTCAGATATTACAATGTTAACCTTGGATGGTTCTAATGCAGGTGCTGCAACATTTAACTCAAGTGTTACTGTAGGCGGCTCATTGCTACCTTCAACTGCAAATAATCGCACTTTAGGTTCATCTTCGGCTGAGTGGTCGGATTTATATCTTGGTGATTCAAGCGTCATATACTTTGGTAATGATCAAGACGTAAGATTAACTCATGACCCAGATGATGGTCTTCGTTTTGATTTAGGAGGGTCTGAAGGTTCACACGATCCACAGCTTCAACTTAAAAGCAATAACGCATCAAGTGCTGGCCCTCGTTTAACATTTACACAGGAAAGTGCTTCTCCAGCAGCTCATGATAAATTAGGTCAAATTCTTTTTCAAGGTCATGACAGTGCTGGTAATTTACAAGATTACGGTTATATTCATGGTAAAATATCAGACCCTGCAGACAGTTCAGAAGCAGGTACGATTTCAATACTTGCGTGGCCAGCATCAGGTAATACTCGTGGATTACACGTATCAGCGATCAACGATGGAACCGCACTATTGTCAAAAGTAAATATTGACCACGGAGCTGGGTATGGATTATACTTAAATAATACACTAGTAACTTCGACAGCAGCTGAATTAAACTTACTTGATGGCGCTACTTCAGCTACTTCGACAACTTTAGTTGATGCTGACAGGGTTATTGTTAATGATGCAGGAACAATGAAGCAGGTAGCACTTTCAGATGTTAAGACGTATATAGGAGCTGGCGCTGCAGATGATCTGACTACAGGTGACGCAGCAGTTACTTTAGCAACATCTTCAGGTAATATTACAATTGATGCTCAAGGTAATGACACAGATATCATATTCAAGGGAACAGATAACAATTCTGACATTACAATGTTAACCTTAGATGGTTCAGAAGCTGGTGACGCAACATTTAATAGAAACGTTACTGTAACTGGCGACATTATTCTTGATGACGGCGGATCTATTAAGGAAGCAGGCGGAACTGCTGCTATTACAATTGATGCTTCTGGTGAAGTGACTAAGATTGGACAAGATTCACCTTCAGACGGACAGGTATTAACTTGGGACAACTCAAACTCAAAAGTAGTTTGGTCTGCAGCTAGTGGTGGTGGATCTCAATTACCGCCAGAAGTAAAGACAGTCTCAACAACTGCAACTATTTCGCTAACACCTTCAAATGCTTCTACATACAATGCAATTGAAGTAATTTACACTACAACAGGATCAAGTGCTTATACAGTTACACTACCTACAGCTGCAAGTATTGAAGGTAAGAAGATCCATGTTAAGAGGCTTGCAACTGCTAATGTCACAGTTGACGGACACAGTTCAGAAACAATTGATGGATCAGCAACGTTTGTATTGACAACACAATATAGCTCTGTAACAATGATTTCAGACGGTACAAATTGGTTGATTATCTAATATTAATTAATTAAGTTATAAATTGGATATCTCTTTCATATAATATAATAGAAAGAGAGGTCTGTTATGACTGTATTGAAAGAACATGTTTCATTTTCTGAAATGAAGCAATGGAAAGAATGTTCTTGGCGGCACAAATTATTATATATTGATAAACTATCTACTTTTGAAGAATCACCTCACTTGCATTATGGAACAATAATCCACGATGCATGTGAGCATTTTTTAAAAACTAGAGAGCTAAAAATAGACGAAGCAAAAGCTAAGATAAAAAAAGCTTGGGATGAAAATGGTTTTGACTCTGACGACTTTATACAGTTGCAGAGTCAAAAATCAAAGTTGCAAGGTTGGAATTATAATCACAGTAAATTAGAAGACTGGCTCAAATGGACTGAGGCTTCTTTGAATTCTTTAGAAGAGTTTCTTGATGATACATTTCCTGATTGGGAGCTAGTATCAGCAGAAGACCCACTTTATGAGAGCATAGATAATATATCCACTAAATTTAAAGGATACATAGACTGCATTATAAAGATACCATATAAGAATGACTACAAGTACTGGATTATCGACTGGAAAACTTCTAACGGTAGAGGCTGGTCTATTGAAAAGCAAAGAGACTTTTTAACTCAATCACAAATAATTTTATATAAGCACTTCTGGGGAAACAAAAACAATATTGATATGAAAAAAATACAATGTGGCTTTGTACTACTAAAAAAAGTTAAAAAGCAAGGAAAAGCATGTCAATTAATAAAGGTTTCTAGTGGGCCTAAGAGTATTGAAAAAGCAAGCAAAATTATAAGAAGTATGATAAAAAATGTAAGCAAAAGCATATATTTGAAAAATAGAATGTCTTGTAAATTTTGTATATTTAAAGATACAGATCATTGTAAGTAGGTTTTAATTGGAAAAGAAAAAAATATTAGTTATTTCTGATCATGCATATTCTCCAAGTGGAGTAGGTGTTCAAACAAAATACTTAATAGAAGGTCTTTTAGACAAAAACAAATACAAGTTCATTCAGCTTGGTTGCGCTTTGAAACACTATGATTATAGAACAAAAAAAGTATCAGAAGATTTCATAATTAAACCTATAGACGGCTTTGGGAATGCAAATTTGTTAAGAACTGTGCTGCTAAAAGAACAACCTTCAGCAATAATAATATTTTCAGACCCAAGATTTTTTACTTGGTTATTTGAAATAGAAGACGAAGTTAGAAAGCTTTGTCCTATATTGTGGTGGCATGTGTGGGATAATCTCCCTTACCCAAAGTTTAACGAATGGATGTATAAATCAGTTGATGCAATTAATTGTCACTCTTATTTGACGTATAGCATGTGCAAAGATAACTTTCCAGAAAAAACTACTTTTATACCGCATGCTCTTCCTAGCAATATATTTTATAGACTCAATAAGCGCGAAATTTTAGATGAGAAGAGTAGAATACTAGGTGAAGAAAGAAAAGATAATTTTGTATGCCTATGGATGAACAGAAACTGCAAAAGAAAAAGACCTGCAGATGTTCTGCGTTCTTGGAAACTGTTTTTAAATATGATTCCAGAAAAAGAAAGAAACAATGTAACGTTGCTAATGCATACTAACCCAGAAGATAAAGCTGGTAACGATTTATACGAAGTAGGCAAAATGCTTGATATACTTGATTCTTTAGCTTTTTCAACTGAAGTCTTAGAAGAGAAGCTAATTAATATAATTCACAACATATCAGATGTATGTTTAAATATAAGCTTCAATGAAGGCTTTGGGCTTGCAACATTAGGATCAATGCAAGTAGGAAATCCAATTATAGCATCTAAAACTGGTGGGCTATATAGGCAAGTAATAAATTATAGAGATGGTACTATGAATGGTATAGGTTTAGAACCTAAACTTAAAACTCTTGTAGGCAGTCAAAATATACCTTATATCTTTGAAGAATACGTCAGCTGTGAAGATACTGCTATAGCATTAAAAAACATCTATAGACTAAATGATCGTGAAAAAGATAAGATTAGTAAAAAGGTAGAGCTATATGTAAAAGAAGAGTTTTCTTATAAAAAGACAATAGAATTGTGGCATAAATCAATTCAAGATGTTATTGATATTCATAAAATCAAAAAAACGCAAAAATCTGCGAGAATTACTAATTTATGAAAAAGAAAAAAGTTTTATTAAAGGGGCCTCTACTTACTAACAGCGGTTATGGTGTTCATTCTAGACAAGTATTTAGTGCTTTAATCAGTAGAAAAGACATAGATTTGTATGCAATACCTACAAGATGGGGCAATACTTCATGGATTCTAGACAGAGAATTTAATAATGGCTTGATTGGAGAAATATTTGACATATGCCTTAAAAGCAAAAACAATATTTCTTTTGATGAGTCATATCAGGTTTTAATTCCGAACGAGTGGAGCTTATTAGCAAATAAAAATATAGGCATTACAGCTGGTTTTGAGTCAGATATTGTTAAATTATCTTGGATCTCTAAAGTAAACGAAATGGACCATGTAATAGTACCATCTATGTTTACCAGAAATGCTTTTGTTAGAACTTCTTTAGAAAAAGGTGTAAACATAAATGCAGATATTGAAGTGATAAACGAGTGGTATTACGATAACTTTGATAAAATTGAGTTAAAAGAAGATATTTTTGACTGCTTAAGACATGAAAACAATATATTGGTAATGTGTCAAATAACAGCTAGTAGTACGTTATCTGATAGAAAAAATGCATATAAGACTATATCAACAGCTTTAGAGTTTATAAGAGACAAAAAAGACTTTGGATTATTGCTTAAGATTAATACGGGCAATTATTCTCAAAAGTGCTTTGAAAAGATTGACAAAGATATATTTGATAATTTTGGTGACTTATGTAAAGACAAAGTATCTATTATAAGTGAAAGCTTGAGCATAGAAGGTTTAATGCACTTATATTCTTCTCAAAAAGTAAAGTGCATGCTTTCAGGAACTAGAGGAGAAGGTTGGGGCTTACCTTTTGTCGAAGCAAGTTCTTGTGGTTTACCTATAATTTCAACAAATTACTCATCATATTTAGAGTTTTTAGAAGAAGATTTGCTTGGAGTTGACTATGACTTAGTAGATATAAAATTAGATGATGAAATGTTTACTGATAGTGACTCTTCACCTAAGTGGGCAGAGTTTAGAGGAGAAAGCATGCTTGAAGAATTGAATAAATTAGCAAATAATTATGATTTTTACAAAGAAATTGCTGTAAAAAGATCAAAAATTATTAAACAAAAATATAGCATTGAGTCTATAATGAATACTTATAAATTATTTTTTGAGAAAATTGAACAACAATGAGTTTTTTAATAGCAGTACTTGTATTTTTTATTGTTTTTTTTGGGTTTTTTTGTATAAAATTTGCAATTGCATTAATTAGAGTACAAGAAGCAATAGAAGATGCGTTAGATGAAATAGACGCAAAATACAATAGCATAAGTAGAATTTTGCAGATACCTGTATTTTTTGATAGCCCAGAAGTTAAAAGAATAGTTAGCGAAATTTATGATGTAAGAGAATCAATCATTTATGTTGCAGATAGACTTTCAAATTCAGTTAACAAAAAAACAAAAACAGGAATTACAAGCGAAAGTGAAGAAGATTTAGAATCTTAATGAAAAGAGTTGACTTTGAAAAAGAAAGATTTACCATCTAACAAAAAAGAGGAACCAAAAAAGAAGAAAAAGAAGAAGTCTAATTATTATTTTACACTTGATACACAAAATAAAATTGTAGAATATCAGCAGTTAAAAAATAAAAGAAGACAAGACAAAATTTATACTGAACATATTCAGCCAGCTTTTACAGAATTAGTACACAATCTCGTATCAGTTTATAAGTTTAAATCTTCTATAGAGGACATTAATCATTTAAAACATGATTGTGTTGTTTTTTTATATGAAACTCTATATAAGTGGAAGCCTGAGAATGGTACTAAAGCTTTTTCATATTTTAATGTAGTTGCTAAAAACTGGTTGACAATTCATTCAAGAAGATTATTAAAACATTCTAGGCGAAGTGTCTCTACAGATAATCCTACAGATTTTACATCTTATGAAAAATCTCAGCTCAACAAAATAGACAAAGATGTTGCTGAAGAGTATGAAGATGCAATAAAAATAGAGGCATTTCCTACTACATTTCGAAACATACTAAGTCAAGTTAAAGTTAAGTTAAAAGATAACAGAGACTTTAGATGTATTGATGCTATACAACAAGTATTTGACAACGTTGAAAATTTGGATTATCTAAATAAAAGGGCTGTTTTCGTATATTTGAGAGAAATATCAGGTCTAAATAGCACAGAATTATCTTCAAGCTTGTCAAATATTAGAAAACATTACAGAAAAATAATCGGGTCAGAGATTGACTTTGATTTCTTTTGAGAGGTATTAAATGAACGATAAAGATGTAGAAAAAGTATCTAATAACTTAGACAAAAATGAAAAAAAAGAAAATGCTATAAAGAACTTTGCAGACATACTTGACAGCATTGACACGCTAGAAAACAAAAAGAAGATGCTGTGGAAAGAGATATACGAAAATGCGCTTGAAGATAGAGAGAAGTCAAAGCTAATGTTTAATGATGCATATATTGGAATGCAAGGTGGAATAAACGAGCATATGAATATAGGAGGTATTATGTCTAAGTACATTGAGAGAATGAGTAAGTCAAACGATCAGATACTTAAGTTAGCTGAATTAATTGCAAAAGAAGAAGAAAAAGAAGAAACAATATCAGACGATGATATTTTTAGTAAAATTAGCATTTAGAGAAGACTATGTTTATACAAACAAGATGTTTATATGTTGTAGGGAGTGACAGACAAAATAGTCAAAAAATCTATTCTAGTCTTGATAATCTAGGATTAATTAACAAGCTATTTTCTAAAAGCGAAGATAGTATTGATGCTATTCATGGCTTTTTGCAGCTTTTACCAGATCAGACAGTTTTTTCAAAAAAAGTTGCTAATGTTGAAAAAGATTCAACGGGCTACTATATAAGCTTACCACTTTTCAGTTCTCATTTGAAAATGCCAGTAAAATGTGGTGAATATATTTGGGTATATCCATATGAGTCAAGCTCACAATTATATTCTGCTTTTTCTATTAACTCATACTGGGTAAGTAGAGTGCATGGTCTAGATCATTCTGAAGATGCTAATTTTACATTTAACGATAGAGATTTTATATCAAACTTTTCAAGCAAGCGTCTGAGTAAAGACTTTGAAGAAGAAAAAGAATCAAGAGCTAGAAAAAAGAAAGTCTTGAAAGCATACAAGTCTGATCAAAAAAACAATATTGTTAAACCTTCAATAAACTTTGGCGAATCTACATTTGAACTTGATAAAAGAGAAATTGAGTACTTGGAAAATAATTTGTCTTCATATACAAATAACTGTGTACCAAAAATCACAAATCAGTCTGAAGATTTGCTTGTTCAAGGATCTAATAATACATTTATAAAAATGACTTCTGATGGTGTTGATGTATATGGAAGTTATGCTAGAAACGCTGCAGGAAGTGGTGAAATAAAAATAGTTTCCGGCCCAGGAAAATATAGTAAAGGTTACGAATATTCTAAATCTGGTTTGTTTATAAATCAAAAAGGCCAGAAGTATTTAGACTCACCTTATAATCTTTTAGTTTCTAGTGATTCACCTTCTCCAACGAAGTTAATTCACGAAAAAGAAAATTTTGAAGAAAATATAAAAAATGTTAACTTGTACTCTTTAGAAAACATTGAAAAAAATAGAAAAGATGAAGGAGCATTTGACATATTAGATGACTCTTCAAAAATACTAGTTTCAGAGAATGCAAATTATAATAATGTCCTAAATGACAATTTTGATATTTATTTAAATTTGAGTAGTTTTTCTTTAGAAAAAATGACTTTTGGAATACCATCAAGTTTATTATCTGAAGAAGATTTAACGTTTAATATAAATAACTTTCAAAATAACTATGCAAACATTTCAGATTTTAATATGCCTTCTATTAGTTTAATATCTAATAGTATCAACACATTTTCAAGAATGGGTGCCGGTAGTATTTCTTTTATAAAAGAGTATTTCTCTTATGATCTTGAAAGACAATTAAACTCATATATAAGATTAGATAAAGATGGTAACATATATATAGATGGAAATAGAATTTTTATAGGTAGCGAATCTCTAGAAAAAGAAAAAGGAACATTTGAAAACGGTAAAGGAACAATTGTTAATATTGGTTTAGGAGAAGAAAGCCAATCACTTGTGCTGGGTGAACAACTAAAAGAGTACATTCAAGAAATGATATATGTAAATAGAGAAGACATGGATCTTACAAAAAAGCTCTTTGAAGAAGTTAAAAATACACAGGCTGACATGGATAGCAATACTTTTGCTGAACTTGAATTTGCATTAAACGGAACAGTTCAAAGTTTGTTAGGCGAATCTGCAAGTATTATTGGCGCAGCTGGTCCAGCTTCTGGTGCAGTTACACAAATATTAGCAACTATAAATAGTCTAGTAACAGATTTACTGTCTGCAATAAATAGTGCAAATAGTGCAAATTTAGATAGATTACAAAAGCTATCAGACGAAATAGTTTTATCAAAACTTAAAAAAGACGAAGAGCTTTCTAGTAGAATGTTAAAGATTTCAGATAATATTGATAAAATTTTAAGTAAAATTAGTAAAACATCTTAAGTATTATTTATTAAGCTAAATATTTATGTTTGAGGTGTAACATGTCAGAAATTAAATTTTTAAATACAGGGCAAACATTACAAGAAAAAAACGAGAAAGAACTACTCGACTCAAAGAGTATCAAAAGTGATATTTTACCATTAGGTATTAAAATGCCGCTTGAAAGAGGTTCAAAATCATATGAATCGTTATTCAAGATGAATACAAATATTTTTGATCAAGTTTCAAACAACTTCAAAACTTTTTTGATGACAAAAAAAGGCGAATTACTTTGCAAACCTAACTTCGGAACTATATTACATGAAATATATAATAAGACTGACTTAGAACTAGACGATATAGAAAATATTGTTATGGAAGAAATACAAAGCAGTGTTTCAGAGTTTTTTCCTTTTATTAATTTAATAGATTTTGAGTCAAAAGAAGTTACAAATAATAGCAATGATGCAAATTATATGCTTGTTACTATAAGATATTTTATTCAGGGCTTCGAAAATAGAAAAAATAGTTTAGAGCTAAGAATTAGGAGATCTGTTTAATGTCTATAAACGTATCTAAAAAATTAATCAATCAAAGAAAAAATCAATATATAAACAAAACATTCGAAGATTTTAGAAATGAGCTGATTAACTATGCAAATACAAACTTTTCAAATCAAATACAAGACTTTTCTGAAAGTTCGTTGGGAGGAATGCTGTTAGACTTTGCTGCTATTGTAGGTGACTCTTTGTCTTTTTATGTTGAACAACAATTTAGCGAATTAAGTTATGAAACAGCTACAAGTACATCAAATATTGTTAAGCATCTAAGAAAAGCAGGCGTTAAAGGTGGAAATGCTTCACCGTCTAGTGTATATGTAACATTTTTTATTGAAGTTGACATTGATACAGACGCAAGCATAAATGATATGCTTCCAGATGCTAATCAGCTTCCAATAATCAAAGCAGGTACGACTTTAATTTCTGATGACGGTATTGATTTTATACTATCTGAAGATGTTGATTTCAGATCAAACTATGTAAAAGAAATATCAGAAGAAGGTGAGAATGGCGCTGCTATAAAGCTAATACTTGAGAAGAAAGGTTTATGTACGTCAGGAATTTTTACTTCTGAAACTGTTTCTTTTGACTCAGACAATCAAAACTTTTTCTTATCATATAATATACAGAACGAAAACGTACAAAATATTGTTAAAATAGTTGATAGCGATTTAAATGAATATTATGAAGTTGAATTTTTAAGCCAAAATACTGTCTATTTAAAAGTAGAAGATGCAAAAGAAAATTATTTGTACCCAACTTCAGCACCTTTTAGATACGTTGTAGAAAGAAACTTTCAAAATAATACTTCTACAGTTAGATTTGGAAATGGAAGTGGAAAAACAATTGAAGATAATATCTTGACTAACCCTGAAGATTTGCTTGTTCCTTTAAAAAATAGAAGTTATAGCGAGAGTATATCATTAGATCCAAATAGCTTGATTAAATCTAATTCTCTAGGTGTTTCTCCTGCAGGCAAAACGTTGACGATTGAGTATATTTATGGAGGTGGAGAAGACCATAATGTTGCAGCAGGATCAATTGAAACAATTGTCAACCCGATATTAGTTTTCCCTAATGTGGGTGATGGCAATGCGGATATTGATGGAATAATTTCAAGTGTCACAGAAACTCTAGATGCTTTTAACGAAGAAGAAGCTGTTGGTGGAACGAATAGCTTGACATTAGAAGAACTAAGACTACAAATACCAAATACTTTGGTATCACAAAATAGAATTGTAAATGAAAAAGATTTAATATCTAGAATCTATACAATGCCATCAGACTATGGTAAAGTTCATAAAATTGCATTATTAGAAAATCAATATACTAACCTGTCAAAAGATCTTTTTGTTATATGCAAAAACAATGTGGGCTTTTACGTTCATGCAAATGATGCATTAAAAATGAATCTCAAGAATTTCATAAATAACTACAGAGTCCTAGGTGATAGTTTTAATATATTAGATACGTCTATTTATAATTTTGGAATAGAATTAACTATTAAAGTAAAATCATCATTTGTTGTTGAAAATGTTTTAGATAACGTTATATCAAGAATTATACAGAATATGAGATTCGAAACTTTACAGATTAACGAAGCTATAAATGTTAACGATATTATTAATATAGTCTTAAATACTGATGGCGTTTCTAGTATAGTAACGTTACCTGAAAATATTGTTAATTCAAAAAGCTTCCAGGATGACTTCTTTGACGAAGAAGAAGAAATAGACATAGAGTATTCAAATAGTAATTTTTCTCCAAAGCAACAATTTCAGGATGGTTTTATTTATCCCTTAAGAGGCGGAATATTTGAGTTCAAGCATGACAACTATGATATTGTTGTTAGAAATGGATAAAAGATGATAATAACAGAAAATGCTGTAAAAGACACATACGTTACAGATCTTTCAACGCAATATAATAAAGGAGTAGATGCTAACTTTGGTCAAGCATCAACACTTGACTTATTTAAAATCGTAGGTGAAAATAAAAACGTTAAGCCTAGGTCACTTTTTACAATATTAGATGTCACTAGTGATCTTGTAGCTAGTAAAACGTTTACTTTAAAAGATAGTAGTGACAATAGTGTAGTTTTTATTATAGATAGTGGCTCAACGCATGAAGACGGTAGAGTTGATGCTAGTGGAAGAGTTATCATAGGAATTAACAACGTTTCTGCTGGTGTTAATCAACTTCAGAAAGTAATAAATGCTATAAATAGTGTTTCTAGCTTTAATCAATCTGATCAAGGCGCTCCTGCTCCAGATGGTCAACAAAACTTAAAGCTTAATATTACTGCAACAAAATTAGAGGATTCAAAAATTCTGCTAGAACAGAATATAGCAGGAAAATCAGGTGATGGAGTAGTTACACATGATGCATCTGGCAATTTTAGCATTACACCTTTTAGAAGATTTGAGCACTCGTCAATATTACTTAAATTTGATCTTGCCTCTTTTAAAACAAACAATGTTACTACTTATGGAAGCTCTGCATTTAATAGTAATTTTAAAGCACAGTTAAAGCTAAAAGATGTTGGGAGTTCATCTGTAAGACCAAAAGACTTTAAGTTAAGACTAAGAGTTTTAAATGAAGATTTTAATGAAGGTTTAGGCAGGGACACAGTCCACTTTTCAGATTTAGGTGATGCTAACTTTAAAACAATTAACACTAAAACAAGCAAAGTCTGGACAAAAGAAGGTATTGTTACTTCGACAGATACATCATTACTAGCACAAGCTGTCTTTTCAACATTAGACATAGAAGATGGGAGCGAAGACATAGTTTTTGATATAACTTCATATATTCAACATTATCTTAATACAGGTAGTAGTTTAAGTCAGTGTTTTGTAATTGATTTTGATCATGAAAACATGTTTGATGCAAATACTTATTTTTTAAAAAGGTTTGCTAGTAGAAATAACTTTAATAAAAACTACCATCCAAAAATTGAAATGAAAATAAAAGACACAGTCTTTGACATTATCACATATAAAGATAAAAAAAGATATCTAGATAATACAGAAAATTTTTATTTAACAAATATAATCGATAAGTCTCCAACAGCTTTTAGTGCAAACTTAAAGTTAGAGTTTTCATATTTAGATACAGATGGTTCAACAAATATACTGAGTAATAATGTAATAGATGCCACTGCAGTTAAAAATTACAAAGGTTCAGACATCCCGGGAATTAAAAAGTTTGCTTTGACAAATAATGTTATTCAAAGCACAGAATCAAATTCAAAATTTAAAGCTGAGCTGATTAAAAATGGTTATGTAGATATAACTTTAAAATATTTTTATGACAGCAACACAGATGGTGACGTTGATAGTGACGAAATAATACTGAAAACAGAAACAGTTAAGTTTTACTTGCCTGATAGTAATCTTGAGGTATTTAGAAATGTAAGAGTTGTTGTTGACTCAGATCACAAGTCTATGAAAGTTAACAATGACTTCAAGCAGCTTAAGTTAAGTTTTATTGATACGAAGAAACAATATGATGCTGTTAAGGTTCCTGTAGACTTAATATCAGAAAATATTGGGAATGTTAATTACTCAATGTTTGATGTTGACACAGGTGAAGAGATAATTTCAAAAGATGGTTATTACACAAAGCTTATTTACAATGGAGAATATTATCATTTGAATCTATATGCATCTAAAAATTACAAGAATAAAAGAGCAAGCTTTGTTTTCTATTATACAGACTATTTTTCTGGTCTTGAAAAACAAATATTTGACAAAAGTTTAATTATAAGGTTTGAATAATGTCTAGACAAGCAGGATCAGCTTCTTTAAGAAGATTACATGTTAATAATTCTATTTTTAAAAAAAAAGGGTATAATAGCAACACGAAATTAACTTCTGTTGAAAGAACAGCGAAAAACAAACATATTACTAAGGATAGTGAAACTCTATTTAACGAGGATAAATCTGAGTACTTTGGTAGAATAGACGATTACGAAGGGCTTTTTACAACTCAACAGCTTGTAAACGTTGATTTTTCTAAATTTGAAAATCACGTATTTTTTGATTCTGCAGTAAGTAAAGTTCATTATGCATACAGAAAAATACTCAATGAATTTCCATATGACAAAACAGAATACGATGTTAATCAGTATTTTCTAAACTTAGATGGATTTACAAAACATATTTATGACAATCACATACCTAAAAACTTAGGATATTTAAGATTTGATGGAAACAATGAAGTTTTCATAAAAGATAAAAATGGAAACTTGTTTAATGATTACAAAGGCGAAGTAAAATCAGGTCTTTTTGATATAAATAGAAACAAGTTTAGCTTTGACTTTTGGTTATATATTGACTCTCAAGCAAATAGTACAGCTTTTGGAACACAAATAATATTCCAGAAAAAAGATGATTCAGATAATGGAATAACAATATATGCAGATAACTTTACTACTTTAGATAACATTAATTACTGCGATTTAAATCTAGTAATATCAAACAATAATAATTTCCATAAGTCTGTTTCGCAAGTAGAGCTAGGAAAATTCAATCATGTTAACTTTACAACAATTATTGTTCAAGGAAAAAGATTTACAAATTTTTATTATAACGGCAAACAGAAAAGTGTAACTCAAGATGGATCTTTAAACGTAAGCGAAAAGCTACAAAATGACTTTATTAAATCTAATGCTTTTATTGGAAATGGATCTAATCACGCAATATTAGCAAATAACACTTTAAATGTGACAAGGACTTCGGGTCTAATAGGTTATATAGATGAATTTAGATTCTTTGTAAATTCTAGAAAAAGAAAAGACATTGTAGTAGAAAAAAATAAAAACATACATTCAGTTCCAGCACTAAATATATATTATAAGTTCAATGAGCCTTCCGGAGTATATACTAATAACAATATATGTTTAGATTCTTCTGGCAAAAAAGTTCACGGGCTAATAAGGAAAAATTCTGGTGGTAGCGCTTGGCAAGAATCAGAAATAAGTGAATATAGAACAAAAGACATAAATATTGATACACCAATAAAGTATGAAGTATTAAATAAATCACCTGTTATATTTCCTAATTTTTCCAATACTTTGCTAAGCCAAAAATCTTTATTAGAAAATGCAGAAATTTATGATAAACAAAATCCTAACGTATTCTGGAAACTTTTTCCCAAGTATTTATTTGTAGAATCATCTGATAATGACGGTGTTGACAATATATTTGTAACAAAAGAAGAAGTTGCTATAGATCAAACAAACACTAAAGTGTTATTTGGAGTTACTGAACCTGGAAACTCTACGTTGATAAATCTAATTACTATATGGTCAAGGTTTTTTGATCAATTAAAATGCTATATAGATAACATATCTAAGATTATTGACTTAAACTATGACGACTTAAACAATAATAAACAATCTAGCATAATATTGCCAACTGCTTTGTCACAAATGGGATTTGAATTTAAAGAAATATTTCCAGATATTATTCTAGACAAACTGGAAGGTAAAAATTTAACTCATGAAGAAGTATTTAGTCAAAAATCAATTAGACAGATTCAAAACGTATTATGGAAAAGATTTTTAATTAATTCACAAGATTTCATAAGAAGCAAAGGAACAATAAACTCTATAAAATCTGTTTTCAATAGCTTTGGATTAGAACCTGATACATTTGTTAGTATAAGAGAGTTTAACTCTCAAAACAAGCTTAATATGTCTACTTCATTTATAGAAAAAAATAAAGCACTGAAACTTGTAGACTTTTTTGATAATGGTATAATTAATACTTCTGAAACTTTTGACAATGTAAGCGGTTATCCCGCTAATAGATTGTTATTAGAGACACAAATGTATGACTCAAACAATAATATATTTTTAGATTTTACATCTAATTGGTCGTTAGAAGCGTATGTCAAATTTGATCAGCTTAAGCTAGAATCTTACAACAATAAACAATCAATATTTAGAATAGACAAAGAGGACAATGTTAATAGCAAAGTTCCCTATATAAACTTAGTATTTTCTAGAGATAAATCTACAGACATTTCAGGCACTTTTACATTGTATGTTAGGGAAACAAATAATAATAGTCAAATCGTAGCATCTAGCTTGAACGACGTTAACTTGTTTGACGGTAAGTTACATTATATATGCATAAACAGAAAACATTTAACTGATAGCTATTCTCGTTACAATTTGTTTGAGTGCAATTCAGATTTTGGATCTAAAAACAAAGCAATTAATCAAGTTGAGTCTGTAGTTAACATAAAAGATAAAGACTTTTCTATAAATAAACCTTTTGTTAGAACAGGCATTGTCAAATCAGGTTTTTATGATAATGTAGTTACAAGCGAAAATATAAATTATACTAGGTTTGAGGGATTAATTGGCACAATTAGGCTTTGGCAAAAAGAGTTGACAAAAAAAGAAATATTAGTACATAAAACTGATATTTCCAATTCAGGCGTAGATTCATCAAACATAAAAGATGTTCACGATACGCTGATATTGCATACAAATCTAAGAGAGAAATTAGAAACTAACTCAAATGGATTAGTAGGAATTGATAATAATTATTTTGAGCTATTTAATGAAGTAACAAGAATAAACAATACTGCAAATGATATAAAATCTAAAATATATATAGATAATAATTACTTGACGTTGACAAAAAACATATTTAAGTTAATTGACTATATAGTTCTAGAACAAACAAGTAAAATTGATTATCCAGAAAATTTTAGTAGAGTAAACATAAACTCTTTAAGCAACACAAAGTTAATGGAAGATTATGAAAATTTTAACGTTAATCCTAACTTCTCTACAGAGTCTAAATTTGCAAACTTTGAAGATATAAGATTATCTATAGACTTTTCTGTTTCCAATTTTATTGACAAAGAAATATCAAAAATAATACTTGTAAACGATTATTTTACTCAAAACCTTAGTAATGCTTCATCTTTGTTTGAAGATAGTTACCAAAGTTTACATGAGCTAAGAAATGTATTTTATGAAAAACTTGAAAAAGAGCTAAATATAAAAATACTATACCAAATTTACAAATATTATGATAATATTCTTGAAGACATTCTCTATCAGGCAGTACCTAGCAAGGTTCACTACCATGGCTTTAATTTTGTTTATGAATCTTCGATTGCTGAAAGAAATAAGTATCAATATAGAATGTCTGATAGTAGAATTGGATATGTTGACTTGGAAAGCTATGTAAGTTTTGATACTTATAACAAAAGATATTCTGCAGAATTTAATATCAACGGTTTTTCAAGAAGAAACACAATATCAGATTTGAATCCAGACAATAGCATTATAAGAAAGAGTTGGACATGATTATCGTTAATATCGAAGGCTATCCGTCACATTTATTCAAAGAAGGCTCAGGTTATTTCGTAGAATACAAAAGAAGAAATTCTAATACTTTAAATAGAAAATCAAATAACTATATAAAAAAAGAATCAAATAGTTATACAGTTAGAATGAGTTTCAATGCACTTGATTTTGTAAAAAGAAATATTAATAGTCAAAAATATTCAAATTTTTTCAAAGAAGACAAAGAAATATATATAAAACCTTATAATGATACAAGTAACGAATATATCGACTTACCTTTGAATACTTCTTTTTATAGAAAAAATATTGGTCATTATGACAACAATGAATCACAATTAAATATTGACTTTGATTACTTTAAAGATAGACATAAGTTTGAAACAATAGACTACATAGGTATAAGTGAGTCTGAAATGGGAGAATATCCGCACCCAATCAGATTTAACGATTCAGACTTTTATAGAAGGGGAGCAAGAATAGAAGTTTTTGATAGTGTTAAGAGAATACAACAGTATAGTTTTGGTGTAGACAGCTTAAAAGGTATTAAAGGGAGCTCTTTTAGTAATGGCGTTAATGGAATAAAAGAAAACGTTCATATTAAAAATTATACTATAAAAGATCAAATGCCAAACAGTTTTTTTGAAGATGGCATATTAGAAGGAATACTTTATAACAGTAATGATAAGTACAAAGTTGAATATAACGATCATATTCCTCCTGTGTTAGTAGAAGTAAAAACAAATAGACATTCTAATGAACCTAGATTTGTAACCTTTAATTCTCAGAAAACAGAACCTTTTAAAGATGTAGCTTCTAATAAAAGAGATATTCTTGTAAATAATGATTCAAATTTCTTCTATAATAAATTAAGAGATGAATCTTTAAATGATATATTAATATTAAACAGAAATAATAATAATATTTATGATCTTGAAGAAGAAAAGATATATTCTAAACTAGGAAAAGCTATAGACTATTCAAAAAACACTGGTGAAGAGTCCTTTTTTTATCATGAAAGTATAGACTAATGCCGAAAATAAGAACGAAACAAATTTACAAGTCAAGTGATGGTAGCTTTATTAAAAAGTCAGGTATATTAACTAGATCTTTAAAAAGTGCAATTAAAAAAGAAAATGAATATAAGTCTTTTTTCAAAGACAGCTTTTATCATAATAACCTAGGCAAACATATAAACTCTTTGCCATATAATGACAATAATACTGTTGACTTTATAGAAAAAACAGTAAACAATACATTTCCTGTTGAAGAAGTATATAAATTAAATAACAAGATATTGCATTCACCTAATGAGTTTGATACTTCTAATAAGATTAATAAAATAGTTACTTCAACACACTATAATATGTTTTTAAAAGAAAATTACATAGATGACAATGAAAGCTTGTTTAATGATTCTACAATACTAAGTAGAGATGAGTTAAGTAATAACGAAAAAGAAATAAGAATAAATCTAAGTTTTTCTGAGCCTTGTAGACTTTCTTTTAATAAAGACAGTAATAGTAATCAAGCTGTAAACCTTGACAATACAAATTATAACTGTATTAATGCTCCAACTGTATATTATAATTTTGCAGACAAAAAATGGGACTATTTAGGTGACATAGAAAAGAACTATTATAATTCAATAACAGATTTTAAAGAATCTCCTATAGCATTTAATTCAATCAATACATCGAAAACAAACAAAATAAGCAATCAATCTTTAGGCTATCCTATTAATACTTTCGGCTTTCCTTTTGATGATAGATATCAAGGTCTAGATAGACATTTACTAAAAGCAAGCAAGTATATAACTAAACCTTTTTTGTTGGAAAAAATAAAAATAAAGTTTAAAGGTTCTAGTAGAGCTGAAACTGATTCAAATCTCAGTCTTTCTATTCTTAACTCATTGAATTTTTTCATAATCAATCAAAGAAAGAATTTAAATAAGAATTCTTTTACTAATCTTAGTTTAGACTCTGGGAGCTTTGACTATTTTACAGTTACACAAGTTTCTGGAAGTGGTGTTTATAATCATAATACAGAATCAATCACTTACAGTGTAGATGAATTTCCAGCTTTTTCTAGCATACAAAATACTGGCAATTCTAGCGAAAGTATAAGTCTAAAAGATACACATGATTCAAATAACACTTATAGCGAACTTTCTTCTTCACAAAGAGAATTAATATCTTATTTAAGTATAGTAAATTTTGCTTCTGGCGGTACTGATGAATCTGCAATGAATATAGACATAGAAAGCATAAGAAATAATTCGGACTATATCCATGAAGATTCATCAAAACCTTCAGATGCAGCTTTTTTTGCAAAGTGCAACTACGACAAAACTATAGAAGTTATAGGTGACATAAAAACTCCTTCATATAATGAAAAAATTGAGAGTTTTAGCAGTTTTAACATCTATCCATTTTCAAAGTATGTTAATAGAACTGGAACAGAGTATAATACAGAAAGATCAGAAAAATCAGACTATACAATTTCTCATGATATAACAACATCAACTGATGATGCGAGTAAAGAACTTAGCATTAGCAAAAATTCTAGTAAGACTAATCATTACGTTCTTTTACCATCAGATGAACTTATTTTAGGGTTTAGTTTTAATCCCTCTATGAAGCTTTTAAGTAACAATAAAGTAGGTAGAGATGTTTATTTATTAAACGATATAGTCGAAGTTTCTCTGATAGGGAATTATTATCAAAAAGAAAAGAAAACAAAAACAAACAGAGTTACTTTCAAAAATAATTCTTATAAAAAAATAAATTATTTTGACAGCGTAAGTAACACAGATGAAGTTGGAATGAACAATATTTACCTGAACAAAGGTGCTTATTATGATAAAAAAATTACCCGCACAATCAATTTGATTGCTCCACTCTTCCCGGGAGGTCCTACAGAGTATACGTTTACCCTCGATAATGTTAACTCAGGAGCAGTTTTTGAAAAACAAAATATTAGTGGTACTACACTTGCAACAATTGCAGCAAAAACTTTTACAAATTTTAAAAAAGCAAGTGATGAAAACGAAGAAAACTTAGACACACTTCCGGAAGGTAGTAAAGACTATACTAATCAATATTTGAGTTATTTTAAGTCTGGAAACCCTAGTAATAGACTAAATTATAATAGATTTTCACCATTCAAAGATTTGGCTTTAAACAAATTATATTATACTGTTATTAAAAAGTTTAGAGATAGTTCTTTTAATGAAATAACATCAACAAAGTCTTATAATAGCAACAAGTATTCTATATTAGATGTTACATTTAAAGAATAGTAAATTAGTTCAAAGAATTTAATTAGATTTAATATTTAGATATACTAAGATAAAACTAGGACTTTTAAATGGCAGGATTTTTAGATAAGAAAAAAAGGTTAATAGACTACAAATTAACTGAACATGGTAGAAGTCAATTATCTACAGGTGATATTAGATTTAAGTATTATGCATTTACAGATAGTTCAATAGTCTATAACAAAGAGCTATCTGTTTTAGATTCATTAATACCTAACATTCCAGAGTCAGAATTTTTTTATTTACCTACTGAGGTTTCTACAGATCCCGGGATGTACTACAATCCAGAATTTTACTTGAGTAACGAAGCTATATACGACAATTATGAAAATGATTCAATTTTCAACTTTACAAGGACACAAAAAACATTTGCAGAAAATTTTTCATCTAGCGAATATATTTCTGACAGGGTTCTTGCAAACAAAAACTTAGATAATAACAGTTTAACACTAGAAAGCTCTGATTTACCTGATTCGTTTGATTTTATAGACGAAACTTATTCTAGGAAATATCCAACTGTGCATTATCTAAAAGAAAACGTAGAAAATTTACCAGAAGTAAAAAAAGACTATAGATTTTCTAATTATTTAAAGTTCAAGAGGTTAGACCCTATAGATTCACAAGGAAATATTTTAGGATCACAAAGCGAGGATGGATTTGTTACAGACAGCTCACCTAGAAATCCTATACATTTCATCTACAAAACACTAGATTTTAAAAATGAAATATTTATAGGTGATGAAAGAGAAGATGCCATAGCTAAGGTAGTTAACTTACTTTCAAAAAATAGAGACAAGTTATTCTATTTAGATTATAATCTTGATAATTCTTTCTCTAGAGCAAATGACAATTATGTGTTTGAAATGCACAAAATAAAAGATAATAATTTAAGTAAACTACCTTTTATAAATCTAGGTAGAATATTTGATAAATTCAATCAAAAATTTGTAAAAGTTTTCTTGATTGGAAAGTTTATTAAAAAAGAAGTTGTTAAAGAATCTTTTAACTTAGAAAACAATACAACTATAGTTGATTTATCTAATGATTACTATTTTGTTAATTTATTTACGTTGGTGATTGAATAATGTTAAAAAAAGCAATAAAAGGTCAAGTAATAAAAAATATTAAAAAAGAAGATGCTTTTAAAAGCGGCAATGTTTTTTATTTACCTATAGAAATACACAAACCTTCAGCTGAATTTTTTGATGTTGAAAGCTTGATTGTTTCTTACATTCCGGATACATTCATACAAAATTACACTACTGTATCTATGTTAGAAAGCAAAGAAAACGAAGGTTTTAAAAAAAGTGCTAAACCTCTGTACGTCAATTCTAAATCTAAGAATTTAAATTATTTCGATGAAAAAGATATAGAAGAATTTTCTTCATCTAACAGACTTTATAGAACAATTTATTCAAAAAACATAGCATCAACATTTGGTCAAGAAATTTTTCTAGAAGATGCTACACCAATAAATTTTTCAAACAATGATAGCGAAGATATTACAGTAGCTTGTAGATCTAGTATTGACTTGATAAAGCAAAAAACATGTACTTTAAATTCTGAGTCTATGACACCCATAATGACACCTATATCATCACCTAAATCATCACCTAAATCAAATCCAAGACAAGTAAAATATCGATCGGGAGATGCATTGACACTTCCAGATCTCACAGTAACTTTAGACACAGAAGGTTTAAGTAGGAGACTAGACAGGGGATCAAGAGAACTTGATGCATGGACAAGAAATAGAATCGCTAACAGCGCTGATGCTGGTGAGGTGGGAAATACAACAGAACCTAGCATAGACTTAGACAAAGATGAAAACAAAGACATAAGAGAACTATTTAGTGGAAAAGAATCTGATAATTTCCATGTTTGTTTTGGAATGAAAATAAAAGTATATGCTTTAAATAAGAAAGGCGAAGTTGTAGATAAGCTAGAAATTAAATCTATTGCGATAGACAGATATAGTAATAGTACAAATTCAGAAATAGAAAAATCTCTAATGCTTGAAAATAGATTGAGTTTTTTTGCTGAAGATTTTTTAATGGAATTTCGACCTTATTCTTTACCTATACAAACAAATATAAGCAACAATATACCTGTAAATGGACCAATACTAAGCTATAGTAATTCTAGACTTAACAGTATCTTTTTCAATTTTTCAAATATAGAAAGTATTGATGTAACTTTAAGCTCTGACTTGATAAACAAAAATTTTAAAGTAAAAACATTTACTTCTGGCTCAAATAGTCTTGTAGACAGTACATCTCAAAGAGACTTTTCTATTGCTCTATTGGGAAATACAGATTTTGTAGATTTTGTCATAGAATCAAAAAACTATATAGACAACAATAATTTAAGCTTCTTAAATGTTGCTTATAGCTTTAACGTAATTCTAGAAAACAAAGATATTAACATCTTTAATGAAAGCATTATTGACAAAGAATCTATAAATCAAATTTATAACGATATTTTATTCTATAAGTTTGAAAAAGACATAAGTTCAGGCAACGTCATTAACGTAGAAATTGAAAAAATTGATATAAACGTAATAGAAAATATTTACAAAATAAAAATTAATCTTAATACAGAGAATTATTTAAGAGAGCAAATTTTGCAAAACGCAATATCTTTTAACTTTTTTAATTTAACAGGTGAGCCTATCGTAGGAATAGAAAACTTTTACTTTGATGAAAATTTAACAGATAACAACAAGTTGTCATCAAGACTTTTGAGTTTAGATAATATATTTTTTGAAAACAATACTGCAATAGTTTACATTAGAAATCCTAGCGTTGAAAGAGATCTTATAAAAGAATGTGAGTTATTATTTCATTCTGATATTTCGCCTAATCCTATTTCTATTGGAATATTTAAGTCTAAAATTCATAATATTGACTCTTTAGTGACAAATGTTTTTGAAGATTGCGCTTCAAAAATTGGTGATTTAATAAATCCAAAATCTAACTTTAAAAACTACCCTTATGATATAATAATAAACAATATTGACCCAGATGATACTTTTGTATTAAGCATAGGAAAACTATCGGGTGATATTAGTTTTAAAAAAATAGGTTACTTTTCGACATCAACTAATGAATCAGAAAAAGAAAGATTAAACGAAATTATTAACAATACCTTAGTCAAGGTAACAAAATCAATTAAAATAAACAATCTAGAGCTAAATAGAAAAAGTGGCTATTACTTATTAAGCGATCTATGTAAAGATATTGATGATTCTTTAAACTGCAAACTTAATACATCAAGTCTAAAAATATCTGATTTCAATATTAGACAAAGTATATCAAGAAACAGTACGATAAAAAATATATATGACATATTAATAAATGTAAATTCTCTTGAAAGACTTTCACAAATAACCGATGAGTTTAATGCTAAATATGAAGTACTTTTAGATTTTGCTGTATTGGAAAATAATACTGTAGTGAACTTTGGTGAAGATACTAACATTGATCAAAGTAGAGAAAACTTAATTGATTTTATAACTTTTAATAATAACAATTTTGAAATGTCAAGAACTATACGACTAACAGAAGCTATGTTTAGTGATTCGTTTTTTGAAAACAAGTCATCTATGTTTGAAGAAATATATAGACAATCTGATATTTTAGACACAACTGATTATAAAAGCGAAGCAATTTCTCAAATACAAGACTTTGTTTCATTGAGAAGCAATAATGTTAATCAACTGCCTGTTGAAGACAATATATTTACATCTGACATTTCACGTTTGAATGACTTCAATTTTGAAAATGTTCAAGTTTTTTCTTCAAACATTAAATTAAGCAATGTAAATAGAAACTTTTCAATTATAAAAGAAGTAAAAAACGAAAAGCTTTTAGAGATAAGAGGGAACAATATATCTAGGCTAATAAGGAGTTTTAGAAGATATGAAAACTCAACTATATTAAAATCTTACTGTAAGCTAGAGTATAAATTCAAAAACTCTTTACCTAACCCCACTTTCAATATCAATGATATTGAAAGGCGAGGGTTTACAATCTTAGAAAGTGATGATGATAGCAGTTGTATATTTTTATTCAAAGAAGAAGAAGAAAATTCTTTACCGATTACAGTAAATATGCATGATGACTCAATACACTGTGACATAATTAGAGAAAATGAATATTTTGAAAAGTTTTCAAGTAACGACTATTATGATTCTGTTGCCAGTTTAATTGGAAAGCGACTTTCGAGAAGAAGAGATAATACTTCTGAGTCATATCCATCATTAATAGTTAAAAATATTATACTTAGAATTTATATAATTTTAACTATTAATGGAAAGCGAAATATAATGTTGTGCAATGTACCGGTTGAGCCTGATTTGCAAATGAAAGAGTATATTAGATTAAATTCTCCTTCTTTTCAAAGAAACTACTTGAATTTAGATGTAGTTGATAGCAGCAAGGTTATTTATAAGCCAAGCATAATATATAAAGGAAGTACTAGACAATGACTATTAAACTTTTTCAAAGCAAAAACTCGTCTAATAAAATAATTGTTAAAAAAGAATCAAATGATATTTCATTAGCACCAAGTCTCGAGTTATCACAAAACTTGAGTAGTTTGTTTTCTGAAAGTGAAATAAATTCATATAACGCAAATAATAAAATAATAAATAATAACTTTGAAGTAAGTTTGTCGTTAGAAGAATTATCTGAGCCTATCCTGGAAGAAAATGATGAAAACTTTTATCTACATCCTACTGTGTATGATGCTTACATAGATAATCACAAAGTATTTGTTCCTTCTAGCTTAAGCACTTTATTGTCTAAGTCACTTAAGAGAACTAATGATTTAGAAATAAATATACTTTCACACGAAATAATACATTTATCGTCAAAAGCCGGCACTTTTGATTCAAACATTACTTTTTTATATCAAGACGACATAGAAAATGAAACTTTTTTAAAATTAAAACTGGGAATGATTAACAAAGTAGAGTCTATATGCGATAGATTTTTTAAATTTGTTGACCCATCTATTCACAATGATTTAGCAAGTAGTAGCTATGACAATTGTCTGAGTATATATGACAATCTTGACAATTTAACAACGTTTTCTAATAAATTAGAAAAAGAAATTAACTATGGTAATATAGCAGAAAATTTTATTACTTCTGGGCATAGCAAGATTAACGGGAAAATATCTAACTTAACGCTAGGAGTTCATGAATCTTCTTTGTTTTTTACTGGCAGCGACGATGAAAGATTGCTAGATGAACAAACAACTAATGAAACATCTTTGTTAAGTGTAGATGATTTAAAGATATTTTATGAAAAAATATCTGGCTTTAAAATATCTAGAAAAAATATAGAATTTGACGAGAGTTTTTTAAATTATGAAATATTAAACTCAGATAGACTAGTTGGTCAACTAATGCTAAATTGTGGTGTGTCAATGTATAGCTTATATCCTAATATTGACAATATTAGCAATAATGATCTTGAAACAAAAAGAATTAAAGTTAATTCAAATGCTATGCAAAGATATCCTATAATTCAAGTTTATAATTTGAGTCCAAACTCTGATATGTTTAGAGGTAATAATTATGATGTGTTGGGTATTAATGGTAGTTCATTCAACTCAAATATTTTAAAATCTTCACTATCAGGGCAAAAAATTTCATTATTTGATGATGACTTAGAAGATAAAAGATTAATTATTAAAAATCAAATGCCAGTAAAAGTTGATTATTCGCAAAAACGTAGTTTCTATGGCACTAAATTTAAAAGACAAAATAATTTTAATAACAATATTTTCAGTTTTACTATAAAATCTGGTAATAGTATTAGACTTTATGAAAATATATTCTTTGACGTTAAATCTAGTTTTGATCACTTTACACCAACATTCATTCAGCTACCAACGAGATGGATAACAAACCATAGTAGATCGGAAGACAGTGCTAACAATGTTGCAGAAGTTACAGGAGACGATGCAAGTTTTTTTAGAAGTTTTAGCAGTTATAATTATGAAAAAAACAAGCAGGAAATAACTAATGTTTTTAAAGAAAAAATAAAAAAAGATAGCGAAGACAATTCTACTGCTAGAGCTCGAAATAGCATGATAAATGTTATATTCGACAAAATGTTCGCTAATACTTTAGCTAATAGATATCTTGACAATATAAAAAAATTTACTAATATTTATCCCGCTAATGAGTTAACTTTCGCCGGCGGTTTTCTTGAAAGCTATCATAAACATTACAACATCACGAGAGAAATAGACAGTTCTTATAGTGATAACTTTGAAGGCCCACATAGCAATGAAAAAGGTTTGTCTTCAGAAGAAAACTTGATGGATGCTTTACAAACAGGTTCTTGGGCAAGTGAGTACAATGAATCTATTGCAGATATTTATACTAACGACTTAAACAGCGATAATTTCATAAGCGACTCTTTTGTTTTCTTAGCAAGTAATTCGTTTTTAAGCAAGAAAGAGCTAAACAAGTTTTCTTATGAGAGAGAAATATTTTCTGAAAATAGACAAAGCTCAAAGTATATTAAAACTTTTTCCGAAAAGCTTCTCAATGGAAGAAATTCTAGCGACAACTTGAAAAATATAACCACGATTAATAGTAGTGACACTAATGACTATATAATAAAAATAGCATCTAGCTGCAATATTGCAAGAAGAAATCTTGCAAGCGCAGAAAGTATAGATAAATTTAACGATTTTGTTAAAAAAGCTAATAGTAAAATTTCTCAAGGAGAAGAGTTTGCTTTTTTATATGATGATATTGAAGAAACCAGCTTGGATACTTTTGAAAATAGCAAGTTTATATCAAAAGGTTTAGTTTACAAAAATAATTTTTCAAAATCATTTGATAGAAATGTAAAAAATACAAGCAAAGTTTTCTCTGATTCTTTTAATGAAAGACTAGAGGATCAAGATCACATTTTTAGTTCAAAAGACTACAGAGAGTTTTTGTCAAAGTACTATACAAAATCATTTTTTAGAAATAAAAAAAGCTTATTGTTAAGAATGATAAGAGACAATATCGATATTTTTTCTACAAACAACAGTTTTTATACTAATAAAGAGTATTTTGCTTTTGATATTTTATTGGCAACTTCTCTTTCTAATGAATCAAATTTAGATAAAAATTCCAATATTGAAAATGTAAAATTAATATTGAAAAATGCAATAATGAACATGTCAGGAGTTGATCAACAAGTTTCATTTTTGAAAAGTCAACCGGTAGACAATATTTCATTTTTTAATAAAAATATTAAAAATAATCTTGCTAGTAATAGCAAAGAATATGAATTAAGTAAGTTCTTAAAGAAAGAATTTAAAAAAGAGAGTATTGATAAAGTAATATCTAGTATTTTCAATAAAGATACAATAAAAAATCAAGAAAATTTTATAATAAGAACAACTGCTAAGAAAGATTTAACAGTAGAAGATTTCAGTATGACAAAACAGAGTATAAACATAAAAAATTCTGAGAATTCTGACAGTGCTGGTGAATTCAAAAACATCCCCGGGTATTTATGTACACTAAAATTCCCGTTCATAGTTAAAAAACATGATTTTTTTAAAGATAATGTTTTAGGAAAAATAAAGTCAGCTATGTACATGAGTGATATTCTTTTTGGTGATGACGATAACTCATATACTTCATTTTACAGAGAATATTTGAAAATATTGACAAAGTCGGCTTATAATCATGATATATTTTTTGACGAAAATAATACCGGTATTGTTTTTTACAAATCTGAAGGTGATGAAAAGATAATTGGCGGCTATAGTTTTAATGATGACTTAATTCAAAAAGGAATAATTGCAAATTTGAGCTATTTTGATTTTGATTTTACAGAAAATTCTGGCAGTTTTATAGAATTAGCTGAATTTTTTAAGTCTACATTATTGAGATTCGTGCCAGACACCGGTGAGTCTACATTATTTAGATACCTGCCAAACATCGGTGAGTCGACTCTAGAGGAGCTAGGTTTTAAGATCGATCTAAATACAGGATCTTGGGATAATTTAGTACTAGAAAATAATGAAAAAATCCTTTCAGCTTATACAAGTAATAATTTTAAAATACCTTATAGCTATTTTTATTTAGCTAGTACACCGGGTACTTTTTCAAACAAGATAACTTCGTTTGCTGAAGATGTGTTGAAAGTTTTCAAAGTTGATTTTAGCAAAATGAATAACATAGGTGATATAGATAGCTTTGTAGACAATAACAGCTTTTACGTAAGACTATTACAAGATTCTTTAGAAGCATTTTCCAGTATGTTTGTTGAGTCATATAATATTTTTAATAACTTGCTTGTTGATGAAATTAAAATTAATCTTGAAGACAAAGACGAAGAAAAAAGTAAAGCTTTTTTCAATAACATAGAAAACTTTTACAGCTTCGATAATACTTCGATTAGAAATAAGATAGTTGACGATCTTAAAAAAATATACAATGACAATATAGCAAGTCAAGGAAATTTTAAATATCAAGATAAAGAATTAGAAACCAGCTTAATAACAGATTTAGATGATAGCAATTTAAAAGTATATACTGGAAGATATGTAAAATTAAAAGAAGTCATGAGAGTATTAAGCAATAGTGATATTTCTGAAAGTATTTGTCATGATTTGATACACGGATATTTTTTAAATTTCGAAAATAACTTAATCAATGCCGGAGAAAACACTTTAGAATTAGATCAGTCTATGGACTTTATAAGCAATGAATTAGACAACATTAGTCTAGATATATTTGATAATTTTAACAATCTGATTGGCAACGAGTTTTACCAGAATAAAATTTCAAAAGATTTACAAGAAATAATCTACTATAAAAACATTTATAACGAAACATTTATAAGAAACAATACTTTTAACACAATAGCAGAAAAGTATGATGAGGGTAACGTTTTTAATCATAGAAAGTTATTAGCTAGTAACATGTTTAAAAAAGCATCTGACGGTTGTGGAGTTATTTCTCGAGATATTAGTAGTTACGATACATTTGGTGTTAGCACTAGCGGGATCGCTTTACGCAGGGAAATTGAATCAAACAAAAAAATAGATATAATAAGGTTGCCTATTGATTACGAACTTTTAAGTAAAATAGGAGAAAGAGGAATACTGGAAATTTCAATTTTGCCTATTAACGTAAAGTATCCTGAAATTGAGTATGATGAGTTAAAGTATTATTACACTCCCTTTTTAACAGATGTTACTAGTAATTTCTTTTCTGATTCAGGAATATCTACTGGGAACTATTTAGGATTTTACAATGATGCACAAAAAATATCTAATCGTTATAGCGTAGTTGATAAAAGAACAGCTTTAAATGAAGTTAAAAATGTGCTTAATGATTCTTTAAGTCGAAGTGCTGAAATTTCTGGTTCACTTAGAGCAGAAAAAGTTGAAAAAGTGGCAAGAAAGCTAGTTGATGATTCAATTATGTCAAGTGCTATTAAATCTATTAACTATGTAAGCCAAAAACATTTAGATGAAAATGTAAAACTATCAAGTGAAGATACAGAAAATTTAATATCAGGACAGACTATAAGTATGACATCTTCTCTTACAGAAGACGACTTAGTAAAGATTTTTGATACGTACAGTATCAATGAATTTGAATTTATAAGTGACGATAGAAATTATTTCAATTTAGATAGTAATAAAAATATATTAGAAAACAATGATTTTTACAAGAAATTTTTAATTGAAGTAGATAAAGATATTGCGAGTACTGAGATGATTAAGTGCTTGTTGCCTAGTGTATTTTACGATATTCACAATATCAAGATAAATAGAGATGACTTTAAAATAAATGACAGTGAAGAAGTAATTGAATATAGATATGGAAGTAACGTTTTAGAAGATGAAAATGTTGACAAATGCTTTACGTATTATGTAGGTGTAAGGATTTTATAATTGAATATTGATACTATAAAAGATTTAGTTTTTTCATTGTCTTACGGCAAAAAAAGAAATCAAGAAGCAAATTTTTCATTTATATATAATCTATATAATGAAAATGAAACTCAAATTCCTGATGAGTTTATAATGAATACCAATAACGTATCTAAAAATAAATTTATTAGAATAGAGCTTGAAAATACTGTAGAGGTTTTAGATAGTGAAGATTTTTCTGAAGTTGAACAATTAAGATTTATAGACGAGTTGACAGATCGTGATTTATATGAATCAGAGCGTGAACTTTTTAATAAAATTGATAATTTAATACCTACAAGAAGGAGTCTAGTAGTAGACTATAAGTTTAATGAAATAAAAAATTATTTTAAAATTAACAAAAAATCTGATGCTGATATTGAAAAAGATACAATTTCAAGGATTAATAGATCGAACAACTTATCTATTCTACCTGTTAATCAATATATTGAAAAATTTGAAAGAAAAGAACTTGTTGAAAATTTCAACTACAATAATATCACTGCTTATGAAGATATTGTTACTAGTGAAAAAATAATAGAAGCTAGAAACAGTAAAGATAACTTTATATCAAAGTTCGAATCAGGAAGCATTTTTCCTGGTTTAATTCCTTTATCTACAAGTATTAATACAGGTGATCCAAATTTATATGCTAGATTGAATGCTGTATATTGTGGAAGATATTTGGAAAAATTTGCTTTAGAAGAAAATGGAAAATATAAATTTTTATGTTCTAGGTTTTTTATAAATGCACCTCCACATAATATTGACAACTCAATTGAAGATGAAGCAATAAAATATGGAAAAACATACAGATATGTTCATTACAATGTTTATCTATATACAGCAGTTGATCCTAGTGATAGATTTGTATTAAACCATTATTTGCTATGTGACTATCCCTATTTAAGCAACGATATCATATGTAAGGAATTTAATATTCCACCTGCGCCTGTAGCACTTAAAGCTTCTTATAATAAAAATAGTAAAAAAATGATGTTAAGATGGCAATCTCCTACTAATTACGAAGGAGATGTTAAAGGATATCAGATACTTAAAAGGTCTAGTTTAGACGAGCCATTCAAGTTAGTTAAGCAACTAGAAGGTCATTTACCTACAGATTTATATGATTTCGTAGAAAGCGTTAGAAATTCTGACAAGATAAAAACTCCTGGAAAAGTTGTTACTTCTTATCATGAAGAAACTTTTGATGTTAATAAGATGTCAATATATGCTATAAGATCAATAGATGCACATGGTATGATATCTAGCTATGGAGAACAAATAGGTGTATATTATGACATGCTAAGAGATAAACTTATAACTAGTTTAGTTGGAAGATCAGGTGCTGATGTACTATATCCTAATAGCACAGTACTAAATAAATCTTTATTTTTTGAAAATCTAATAGATATTGTTGATAATTTACCTTTAGCTGAACAGCCTAAAAAAATAACGCTTTATGTTACTCCTGATTTCTCATGTATCACTACGAAAAATGAAGAAGAAAAAATTATAAATGATGGTGATGAGTATCAATTTACTTTTATGAACTTAAATGACAACATTTATAGAAGTGATAAATTTACAATAAACAATTTTGGTTAATATTATTTAATATATATTTATAAATAAAAGAAGGAGATTGACATATGGGATTTTTAAATCACGCGACAAACAATGTTATAATTGATGCTGTTTTAACTGACAAGGGTAGAGAGTTGTTGTCTAGAAATGATGGCTCATTTAAAATATCTAGATTTAGACTTTCAGATGACGAGGTTGACTACTCTGTAATAGAGCAGTATGGTATACCTTTAGGCAAAGAAAAGATTGAAAAAAATACACCTATATTTGAAGCATTAACATCTGAGAATTTAGCATTAAAATATCCATTAATTACTTTAGACAATAATACGCAAGTTGTCTATGCTTATCCTGAGATTGTGCTAGATGGTACAACTTTGCCAATAAGCATTACAACACATTCAGAATCTCAACCTAATAAAAAGGTTGCTATTGTTAACATTAAAACATCAATTAATCAAGATGTTGACTTTAATCTTAATAAATCAAGACTTGTAGATGAGTTTTTTAAAGTTAAAGTTTTTAACAAGCTTCTTAAAGTAACAAACGCAGATTCTGTTGATAATATAGTTAATAGTAGTGATATTACTACATTCAATGTTCTTGCAAAATCTAGAGAGTCTACAAGAGAATTCAGGGGTCAATCTGTAGCAAAAATTGAAGTTATTGCTGCTGGTATTACAAATGACAGTAGTTATAGATATTATTCTCTGGCAAGTGATAGAACTACTATTAAAACACAAATACAAATCATAGGAAATAGAACTAATTCTTCATTGATAGTCCCTATTACTATAACTAGTCAACAACTTTAAAAAGAGAGATAAGAATGACAGAACTGACTAATACGTTTTTTAAAATTAATGATGCAGATATTATTAGAAAAACATCACAAGTAAAACAACTAGTAGATATCTTGCAAGTAGATGTTGCCAGTGTCGATGACGATGATGCACCAAGTAGCAGTAATAATACTAAAACAAGAAAGAAATATGAAGTATTTGTATCAGGAACTGGCGCAAATGCAGTAACTAGCTCTCTTTTTCAAACAATATTTGATCAAGATTATACGACACAAACGTCAAACGAGTTGTTTGATATAGCAATAGGATGTTATGATGGAAGTAAACTAGTTTCTGATGCATCTACTGGAACTGACAGTAGTGGTAAAAGGCTTTTTCCTAACACTGTTCTTATGATGAGAGAGAAAATCAATATTTATAAGCAATATGCACAGACTTTACTTGGAGATTCTAGTAGTTTCTTTACATCACCATATGAATCAACAGTTTCTTCAGGCGATAATCCTCCAGAAAGAATTGACGAAGCAATATTTCTAAACGTTAAGCGACTTTTTGCAAGAGACAGTATTGTAAAAGAGCAATTTACAATGAAGTTATATAAAAACCCAGGGGCGGGTACAAATATTGGAACTCCAGCAGATTCAGCAAGCTCAATAACTATAACAGACTCAGGTGCTAGCACAAGTTTAAGAGTAACAAGTCAAGCTGGTAGCATTGGGACATTAGTAGAAGGTGCAAATAATGTAGGATTAATATTTTATGAAAAAGGCATTGTAGTATTAGATGCAAAAAAAGTATTTAACGGAACTGTCAACGTAAAAGGCAACATACCAACAGTTAGTGGCGGCAATGATACAGCTTTTGATGACAAGCTTTTTCCAAACTTATGGGCTACTGGTTCTATTGATACTATTGTTGATCATATATGTAATACAAGATTCGGCAGAACGACAAGCACAGCTATGGGTTTTTTAAATCAAACAAACATTAACTCTTCTATTTACGTTTGTAGAGTTGCTCCGAGTCAAGCAAACTATTCTAGAAATCCAACTTATACAAATTCTGACGGTACTATTAGAGTTATTGATGGTTTAGATAATAGAGGTGCTGATCCTTTCTCTTATATTACTACGATAGGGTTGTATGATACTAGCAACAACTTGCTTGCAGTTGCTAAAACATCAAGGCCTATTGAAAAAAATCCAGAAGTTGACCTTTCGATTAGCGTGAGAATAGACTACTAACATGACAATTAATATTATTGATAAAAAAATGATAGTTCAAAATAAAATTGAACTTCACCCTTCAATAAACTACGTTTCAGCATCTTCAGATTGCAATTTTTTAGACAGACTTGAAATAACTCAAGCTGGAACGTATGGGTTTATAAATTCTACAAATACAGATATAAAAGAGTATAAAGAATATACTGTAGGTAGTGATGCACATGACATCACTAGACAAAGACAGTATAATGTTAGTGATGCTTTCGTAAGAGATACTTCAGTTAGTTTATTAACAAAAATAACAAATTTGAAAAGTAATATATTAGCGCTAGAATCAGAGCTTAAAACTAAATTAGTTCCTGAAACTAGTAGAAATAATAATTTTATTACTAGTTTTTGTGTTGACAAGGGTGTTCAATTTAATACAGCAGGAAAACACCAGTTTGAAGTAGAAAGAATTGAAAAAGAATACTTGATAGATAGTCAAAGCTATAGAAAAAAGCTTTCTGTGCTTAATCTGTATGAATTCTATAGAGAAAACATAGAACATAATAGTTTTCATGATCTAAGCTGGGGATTTAAAAACTACAACTCTTTAAACTTTTTCAATATATATGAAAATATTAATAGTAAATTTTCTAATAGTATAACGCATAAAAATTGTCTAATATATCCTAATCTGCTTAGTCAATCAAAACAAACTTACGACTTTACAGATGCAAAAGATTTTTCAATTAGTTTTTATATTAATCCAAAAAGAAAAAATAAAGATGCTTTTCATTATAATCCGGGTTGTATAATTAATATCCCGGGTATAGTTTCTGTATATATTGTTAAAGGTACAAGTGTAGATGAAAAAGGTCTAACTGATAAGTTTAGAATTTTAACTCAGACAGGAGAAAAAACTTATGAAGCTTTATTTAATACAGTTGAATCAAGTAGTTTTGATTTTACTGACGAAAGTGAACAAAGCGCAGGATTAAACTATTTAAGTAAAGATAATATTCTTTCTCATAATAATTGGCATCATGTTGCGCTTGCCTTTAGAAAAAATACAGTAAATAATTCTACAACTTGTTATTTTGAAATATTTGTAGATGGTGTTCTTATTTCTACACTTAGTGAGCAAGATAATGTTTTTCTGCAGCAATCAAATAACAGCTTTATAACAATTGGTAATAAGATACTAGTAGAAAAAGCAGACATTAGTGACTTTGTTCTCAATGCATTTTCCAAAGACTTGACTAATGCAGACGATAACCTTGGTCCTTATGTTAAAAAACATATACTTTTTGGTAATCAGATTGATTCTGTTTTAAACGGAGTGAGTGATCCAAGCAAAACATATGATTTTAAAAACAATTTAAACGATAGTAATTCTAGTTATATTAATGAAAATACTAGTATGGCATTAAATGCAGAAATTTGTGATATTAGATTGTACAAGCAATCTTTGGACGCTGAAAAAGTTTTAAATATTACAAAAAAAGGTATTAATAGTATTGATTATGAAAAAGATGAATACGATCTTATTTTTTACTTGCCTGTATATTTTAAGTCACAAAATGTCAAAAGACAGGGTCTTGTTAACTTAAATGCACCGTATAGAAAAACAATAGACAATGATATATCAGTACCTGTTGATGAATACCTCGAAGGTAAATATATATATAACAACGTTGATCAAAACGTTGATGAAAATAATTTCAAAATAAAAACAGAAAATATATCTTATAATTCTGCAACTAATCCTTTCTTTTTTACATTTACAGGCGGTACAGAAGTATCAGCTGAGCATTTTACTAGAGAATTTGTTTTTAATACTCAACCCAATATAGTTATTGGTGGCAATATAAAAGAAGATTCTTATCAAAATTGCTTTTTAAGTAAAGCTTCTTTTGTTTTAGATAATGCAGATTTTAATAATAAAATAAAAGAAGGCAAAACAGCTGATACTTTTTTGCTCGATATATATAACGAAGCTTCAATAGATAATACAATAACTATAAATAGTCTTAAAACAAATGCTGATATAGATCATCAAGTAGATACTATTATTTACAAAAATTATATGATTTTACCAAGCGACAATGGTCTTCAAGAGCAGTTTTATAATAACGATGTTTTTAAGTATAATTTAGAAAGTGATTATCTAGATATACATAAAAATGATGTTGGAGAGATAAATTATGACTTTGTTTCTCTAAACAACATAAAAAAAGATTTTAATTTAAAAAGCTCAATTAGTGCTAGGCTTTTAACAATACCAGAATATTACAATAGAGATGAACTGACGCCTTTAGAAGAAAGAAGAGAGTTTTATATAACTAATAGCAATGTTTCTTTTATTAATGAAAAGAGATTCAATGAGTTCCCAGATAAACTGAAAAATATATCTTTGAATAACTATCATAGTGAATTTAATCTATCATTTGTTGATAATGTTGTTTCGTCTAATATTAGCGCATGGAGAAAATCTGAGCTATCTCTTGCTAGCAAATTAGATTTAAATGAATCAGGCGACTTCTATAAAACATTTTCTAATCCTGCACAAAGAAGTTATTATTCTAGCCATGACAATACAATATCACAATTGGAAAATTATGATCAAAAATTAATTGGTCAAGAAAGTTCAATTATTTACTGGAAAGCATATAGTCCTTTATGGCAACTTGAGGAAGATTATAATGAAAACTCTAGTACTATTTTCTGTATTTCTACACAAATTTTCAATAACAAAATTAAAAAAGAGACTTTTACTATTAAGGATGTTGATCTGCCACTATCTTCTGGAGTAAGTTTATTTTTTAAAGATAGTAGCTTAGGCACAATGTATAGATGTGATAGTTTAACAAAGAGCGCTGAATGGAATACCTCAGGACATGTTCTATATAACGAAGGTATTTGTACATTATTACATCCTAGTCTTTATAATTTTGGTTTGACAAACTTTAAAATTGAAGCAAAGTCTCATGCTTCATTAAATGTTTTTGAATTAAACTTGCCTGCTCATGCTGGAGAAACTAATTTATCTAAAAACAAGTCATATATTGAAGATTTAAGAATAGATAACTCTGCATTTAACTCTGACGAAGATTTTGTTTATATTACAGATATAGACATTCACGATGAAAACTTAAATGTTGTAGCAAAAGCTAAATTAGCTCAGCCATTTCCTAAGAAGAACAGTGATAATGTGCTATTTAGAGTTAAAATGGATTTTTAATTAATGCAAGAAATAAGTTACATAGGTTTAGATATATCTACTTCAATAATAGGTATTTGTTTTTTAGATAGTAATAGTGATTTAGTTTTATTAGATAATATTAATTTAAAAAAGACTAAATCTATGTTTAGTAAATCTGAAATTGTTAAGAATAGATTAATAGAATATAAAAATAGTCTTAAGTTTACAAAAAATATTAAAATATCTATAGAAGCGGCATTCCAATCTTTCAGCGCTGGATTCTCTTCAGCAAAGACTCTTTCTCAGTTAAATAGATTTAATGGTATTGTATCTTACTTAGTATATGATGTATTTAGTATTGAACCCTTATATATTAATGTTAACAGCGCAAGAAAAAATTTACAAATAAAAATTGACAGAAAGTCAAAAAATTCTACAAAAGAACAAGTATTTGAATGGGCAAGAAATAACTTAAATAGTGAATTTAATTGGCCAGAAAAAATATTAAAAAGTGGTCCTAATAAAGGTCGTGTAAAATTTGATGAATCTTGTTATGATATGTCTGACGCATTTGTAATATGTAAGGCATTAATTTTCAATGAAGAATCCAACAATAAATGATAAATTATACTTTCTAGAGAGTTTCTTAAAAACTAATCTTTCTAATGATGGTCTTAATGTATCTATATGGTGTCCTTTTTGTAGACATAGTAATAAAAATAAGTTAAAGCTAGCCGTACACTTAGAAAAAAACTTCTATCACTGTTGGTTATGCGACAAAAAAGGCTCTAATATACCTTTTTTAATATCCAAGATATCTAAAACAAAATCATGTGAATCTGAAAAGTATTTTAAAAAGTACACTAAGAAAACTTTCGATTTAGGCTTAGATATAAATAGTCTTTTTGGAGACTATGTTATCGAAGAAGATGACATTGATATAGTTGAAATACCAAAAGGCTTTAAAGTTTTAGCAAATGCCTATAACGAAATAGATCCAGATATTAGAGATGTTTTTAGATATGCTATAAAAAGAGGCGCTAATAAACATAAGTTCTGGATGTTAAGACTAGGCTATTCTAATGATAAAGATTTTAGAAGATCATTGATTTTACCATCTTTAGATGAAAAAGGAAGTATAAATTTCTATACAGCTAGGAAAATAGATGCAGACAGCAGTAATCCTTTCAAATATAATAATGCTAATATTAAAAAGAAGAACGTAATATTTAATGAGCTTAACATAGACTGGACTATACCTTTAACTATAGTAGAAGGTCCATTGGATCTACTTAAGACTAATGACAACTCTACTTGTTTACTAGGGTCTTCTTTGACTAAAGACATGAAATTGTTTAAAAAAATAGTTGAAAATAAAACTCCAGTTTATCTTGCACTTGACAGTGATGTTTATTATAAGACGCTAAGAATTGCTGATCTTTTATATGAGTATGATATAGAAACATTTATAGTAGACACAAGATCTGCAGATGATGTAGGTGACATGAGAATAGATCAATTTGAAGAATTATTAGAAAAAGCTAAACTGTACGAAAAAGAAGATACATTGCTATCTAAGATATCGAGCTTGTAAAGGAAACTATGTCAATAAAAATAGCACACATTTCAGACATTCATTGGAGAAGCTTAAAAAGACATGATGAGTATAAAAATATATTCGTCAAATGTTTAAATAAGCTAACAAACCTAAAGCCTGACGTTATTTATATAGGAGGAGATATTGTACATTCAAAAACACAAGGTATATCTCCTGAAATTATTGAAAATTTAACTTGGAGCTTTAACGAACTATCAAAAATAGCACCACTTCATATAATATTGGGTAATCATGATGGTTTAATACTCAATACTGATAGACAAGATGCTATAACACCTATAATTAATGCTATAGATAATAAAAATATATTTCTTTATAAAAAAAGTGGTGTATATTCTACTGGTATTAAAGGATATGATTGGTGTGTTTTTTCCTGTTTTGATCAGGAGAACTGGAATAAAGTAAAGCCTTCTGAAGAAAATATTAATATTGCATGTTTTCATGGTGCTGTTACAGGATCAAAGACAGATATTGATTGGGAGCTAGAAGGAGAAGTAAAACTAGGTATGTTTGATGGATATGATTTTGGTCTATTTGGAGACATACACAAATTTCAGTACTTAGACAAAGATAAGCGCGTAGCTTACCCAGGATCTTTAATACAGCAAAACTATGGTGAAGATATCAAAAAGGGCTTTTTGTTCTGGGATATTAACAATAGATATGATTTTAAGTCGAAACTAATTACAATAACCAATCCACATCCATTTGTAACAGTAGAATGGCAAGGAAACGTTGAAGAAACAATAGCTTTCTGCGCTAAAGTAAAAAAAGAAGCTAGATTTAGAATAAAATCAGAATCAAGTATTTCTCAGGCTGAAATAAAACTTTTACACTACTACTTGAAACATGAAAAAAATGCTAAAGAAATAGTATACCAAAATATACAAAGCAAGAGTTTAGAAAAAACTAGCATATCAGAAGATAGAAGTAATATACTAAATATTAGAAACAAATCTGATAGGGGAAGCTTGCTCAAATCTTTATATAAAGATATAGATGATCTAGCTTTTGAAAAACTTGATAGTATATTTATTGAAAATTTAGACAAAATACCGGAAAACTTGTCTTCAACAGAAGGTCAGCGTTGGTCTATTAATAACATGGAGTTTAGCAATACTTTTTCTTATGGTAAAAGTAACTTTATTAATTTTAATAATCTTAATGGAGTCATAGGAATCTTTGGGAACAATAGGTCTGGTAAATCTTCAATACCAGGGACTCTAATGTACAATTTATTCAACACCTCTGACAGAGGTGCTATTAAAAATTTAGATATAGTAAATATTAGAAAAGGAAACTGTAAGTCTAGAGTTAATTTAAGCATAGGATCTGAAAACTATGACATTATAAGAGAGACAATTAAGAAATCTTCTAAGAAAGGTGTAGTTTCGGCAACAACTTCTCTATCACTAAAAAGAAACAATATTAATTCTGAAGAGATTAATGAAACAGAAGAACAGCGACGTGAAACAGAAAAAGTTCTAAGAAAACTAATAGGTACTTCTGAAGATTTTCTATATACAAGTTTTGCTTCGCAAGGAGAAATTAATACTTTTATTAAAGAAAAATCCAGTGCAAGAAAATCAATATTATCAAAATTTTTAAGCTTGGAGATATATGAAGAAATATATAAAAATTCAAGAGAAGATTACATTGTTTTAAAGAGTAAGCTGAAAAGTCTAAAGGAAGAAAACTGGAATGTCACAATTTCAGATCTTAATAAAAAAATTGAAGATATTGATTATAAAGAAATAAAAAATCAAGAAAAAATTTCTATTGCAAGACAGCTAGAAGTCAATCTAAGAGTTCAATTAAGAGACCTAGAAAAAGATATTAAGAAACACCCATCAGGATATACTATAGATACAGCTAACAAAGAGCTTAATTTTTCAAATAACGCTAAAGTTAGAGAAGAAAACTTTATAAAAGATCTAGAGCGTGACATATCAGACTCAAAAGAAAAAATAAGAAAAATCGAGTTATTTAAAGAAAACTACTCTATCGAATCTCTTGAATCAGAAAAAGAAAAGCTAGATAGTTTATCTAAAAATATTACTTTTTTCAAACAAGAGAGGAATTCTCTTACAAGAGAAAAAAATAATAGCTGTAATGAAATAAAAATTTTAGATCAAGTGCCTTGCGGAGACAAATATCAAACTTGTAAATTTATAAGCAAAGCACACAAAGCTCAATCAGAGCTTCCTGATTTAACTAAAAGCATAAAAGAAGTTGAAAGTTCAATATATGAAATCAAAGGCGCGATTGAAAGATTAGAAAAAGAAAACATCAAAGAAAACATCAAAAAGTATAATAATATTCTAAATAAAGAATACAAGCTTAAGATTGACTTAGACGGCTATAAAGAAAAAATATCTGCAAAAAAAGAAAAAATAAATTCTATTAATGAAAAAATAGAAAAGCTATCTGTTTTATCTTTAGAATTGGCTTCTTACAACGATGATAGTATTATTGAAAAAACAGAAAAGCTAAAACAGGATCTAAACAGAGTACAAGAAGATATATCTACAAATGAATCTCTTTCTAGAAAAAGTCAACATGAAACATTTCAGGCTAAAGCTGACATAAAAGAAACTATCAATGAGAAAGAAGAGTATCATAAAGTAATAGATAAATTTAAGTTATATGACATGTTTTCTTTTGCTGTTTCTAAAAAAGGTATACCAACATTACTAATAAATTCTTATTTACCCAAGATAAACAATGAGATTAATAATATTTTAAGTGGAGTAACTTCTTTTAAAATAGAAATAGCTGATGACACAAATAATAATAATTTAAATGTTTATATTGACTATGGTGATTCAAAAAGAATTATTGAATGTGGCAGTGGAATGGAAAAAATGATGGCTTCTATAGCAATTAGAGTAGCGCTAATAAACATTTCTTATTTGCCAAAGTCAGATATTTTTATAATAGATGAGGGTTTTGGGGCTCTAGATGAATCAAACATAGAAGCATGTGGTAGACTACTAAAAAGTTTAAAAAGATATTTTAAGACTATACTAATAATTTCTCATGTAGATTCAATTAAAGATATCGTTGATAAGAATATTGAAATAATAATTAAAGGACAAGATTCATATGTCGAATATAAATGAAGCAAAGTGGTATGAAATTGACAAAGATTTAGAAGAAGCTTTTGTCAATGGCATTAGATTCGTAAGGCCTAAAAATGACATTACATTAAGCTTAGATTGTCCAGTTTGTAAAAACTTGATATGCACAATAGAAGATGTAGAAATGATGAAAAAAGAAGGAGTATGTGAAGATTGCTATACAACTTATTACTATAATAATAAAGAAAAATGGGAAAAAGGTTGGAGACCAGAGATAATTAAATAAATAAATTATAAAGGAAAGTCAAATGGAATACGATTTAATAGCTATGATTGGAAATTGTATAGATAATGTCTATAACAATACATGTGAAGATGGATCTAGAAGAACTGTCGCTAGACTTTTAAACGATAATTGCATGTCTATTGAGTACAGAACTATTTTGAACGTAGCTAGAGAAGAAGATTTGCATATTCAAATGCAGCATATGAAAAAAGAAACAAACGATATGATTTCTTCAAGGCTCAAGACAATAAAAGCTGAATTTAAAAAATCTGCAGGTAGAGCTTTAATAACAAAAAAGACAGATGAAACTGATTCTGTAGAGACTTTAACAGTTAGTCCATATAGCCCTCATAGAAAAATGAAATATTGCTGTAAGTATACATACGAAGTAAAATAAGATGAAGTCTAGAAACGGTCAAATTAGCGAAATCATAAAATGCGGAAAAGATCCCGTATATTTTATGAACAAGTATTTAAAGATACAACATCCAATGCGTGGGCTAATATCTTTCAATACATTCCCCTTTCAGGATGACTGTGTTTCTAGTTTTAATGATCATAGATTTAATATAATACTTAAATCTCGCCAACTTGGCCTATCAACATTAGTTGCTGCTTATGCAGTATGGCAAGCTGCTTTTTACAAAGAAAAAAATATATTAATAATTGCAACAAAGCTAGCAGTCGCGCAAAACTTTATTAGAAAAGTAAAGACTTATATAAAAAGTATGCCAAAATGGCTACTTGTTCCAATTATAACTGCTAATAATAAGCAACAAGTAGAATTTTCAAATGGTTCACAAATTAAAGCTGTACCCACATCAGAAGATGCTGGCCGCTCTGAAGCACTGTCATTGCTAATAGTAGATGAGGCAGCTTTTGTAAGAAACTTTGATGAATTATGGATGGGTCTTTATCCTACGTTATCTACTGGTGGTAGAGCAATATTGTTATCAACTCCCAATGGTGTAGGTGGTCAATATCATGAAATTTATACAAAAGCTGCAAGAAAAGAAAACGCGTTTAATCCTATAAAGCTAATGTGGGACGTCCACCCTGAAAGAGGTGATGAATGGTTTCAGAGAGAGACCAAAAATATGTCGCAAAAACAAGTCTCACAAGAGCTTTTATGCGACTTTGCTTCGTCTGGTGATACATTTCTATCAAGTGATATTATTGAAAAAATAAGAATAATGTCAAAATCACCAATGGAAAAGAGCGGTCCTGGAAATAACGTTTGGTATTGGGAATATCCGATTGAGGGCATAAGCTACGTTCTTTCAGCTGATATTGCAAGAGGCGATAGTGGTGACTACTCAACATTTCATGTTATAAACACTAAAGACTTATCAGTTGCTTCAGAGTTTAAAGGCAAGATTCCTCCAGACCAATTTGCTTCTGTTGTGTATGACATAGCTAAGAGATTTAACAATGCAATAGTTTGTCCTGAGAACAATGCTTATGGATATACAATGTTAGTGAAGCTAGGTGACCTTGGCTATAAAAATATATATTTTGCTTCTGAAAGGGAAAAGTACAGATATATTTATGGTGAAGGCAATAATATAGGAAAGGCTGGATTTAATACTAACAAAGAGTCTAGAGAGAAAATATTAGCTAACTTTGAAGAATGTCTAAGAAATGGAAAAGTAAAAAGTTATTCAAATAGACTTTACTCTGAGTTAAAGACATTTATATGGAATGGTAAAAAAATAACTGCAATGAAAGGTTATAATGATGACTTGATAATGTCTTTAGCAATAGGTAGCTGGCTAGCATGTAACAATTCAGAAACTTATAACGTTCTACAGATTCAACAAGCAGATGCTTTATTAAAAGGCATGGAAGTTAACAATACAAAAATAGATAATACAATACAAAATAAGAATTTTTATCAAAATAAACATAATAGTGTCAATCCGTTTATACCCGTGTATATGCCAGACAGTAGTTTTAGTGGTAAAAAAGAGATATCTCCCAAAAATCCTTTAGGTGATTTATCTTGGTTGATTGGAAAGTAAATAATGGCTAAAGAAAATAATAATCTATTTAAAAAGCTAACAGATCTATTTAGATCTGGTCCTGTTGTAAAAAGAAAAATAAAAAACATAAAGAATATGTCTCACTCAAAGTCTTCGCTTGAAGTCTTTAAGAAGGCACATAGCGATGTTTACAATAGCACGCTCAGCGCTTACGGTTCTTACGATAGAATGGCAAGATATTCAGATTTCTCAGAAATGGAAGCTTGTATTGCTGGTGATACATTAATTGCAACACCGAACGGTTATACAGAAATACAAGAGCTATCCAAACAATACGGTCCAGACGAGGCTTTTATTGTTTATTCTTATGATCATGAAAAAAAGCAAATTGTTCCTGCATTAGGCAAACAAGCCAGACATACAGTTACAGAAATGTCATATAAGATTACATTTGATTCTGGTAAGACGCTTATTGCAACACCTGATCATCGTGTAATGAGAAGAGATGGCACTTATTGTGAAGTCCAACATCTAAAAGTAGGCGATTCAATGATGCCTTTTTATAGAAAAGCTTTGTTCGATAAAGATAAAGACAGTGGCAAGGGTTATCAGTGGATCTATACTATGAACAAAGCAGATTCAACGCTTAATAACGGATGGATATCAGAGCATAGAGTTATTGCAGAGTGGGTTGCTAATAGAAAGATAAAGAATAGCGAACATGTTCATCATAGAAACTTTATTAGAAATGATAATAGACCTGAAAATCTTCAAATTATGGATGCTAAAGAACATTTAGCATATCATGCAAACATTCTTAATGGTAAAAAGTGGGATTACAAAGAAAACTCATCATGGATAGAAAATTTTAAAAAGAATCATTCTAAGTTTATGAAAGAAAACAATCCTGCTGAACGTAAAGATGTTACATTTGCTAAGATTTTACAAGTTTGTGATCGCGATGGATATAACTGGTCACATTTACAAAGAGTTTTTGATTGTTCATCAACAGTAATTACAAATAGATTGAGAGATGCTGGATTTAGTAATTTTACTTATTTTGCCAAAGCATACGATCCTAATTGGAAAAACAACGGGTGGAATAATAAAGGTAATAAAAATCCTAGGTATGATAAAACGCTAACATATCAAAAAATATGTGATGCTTTCAAAGAAGGGATTACATGCAAAGACTTGGCTACTGCTTTGAATACAACATCTTCCAAGATAAACAGTAGAATTAAAAACGAAGGATACAAAAACTTTACGGAGTTTAAAAAGTCATTTGGAAATCATAAGGTTGTAAGTGTCGAGCCATATAAAACTATAGATCTTTATGACTTAACTGTTGACGGATATAAAAACTATGCAACAGACTCTATTCTTGTCCACAACACTCCTGAAATAAGTTCAGCACTTGACATATACTCAGAAGAATGTGTTTCGCCTGATGTCGAAGGACAAGTCTTACACATATATTCTGAAAACAGAATGATAAAGAAGATTCTTAACGAACTTTTTTATGATACTCTAAACATAGACTTCAATCTTGCAATGTGGGTTCGTAATCTATGTAAATATGGTGACTTTTTTCTTTTTAATGATATCCATCCAGAATTTGGTGTTATTAATACATTTCCTATACCAATAGCAGAAATTGAAAGAGAAGAAGGATTTGACCCAGATGACCCAGGTGCTGTAAGGTTCAGGTGGGTAACTCAAGGCAACAGAGTACTAGAAAACTGGCAAATATCACACTTTAGACTTTTAGGTAACGATGCTTTCTTGCCTTACGGATCATCTGTATTAGAAGGTGCAAGAAGAGTATGGCGTCAATTAATTCTTATTGAAGACGCAATGCTTGTTTATCGAGTAATTAGATCTCCTGAAAGACGTGTATTTTACATAGATGTAGGTAATATTCCTCCAGAGAACATTGCAGACTACTTAGAGCAAGCACAGACTTCTCTAAAGAGAAATGCTGTAATAAACAAAAATACTGGTGAAGTAGACTTAAGATACAACCCACTTTCAGTAGACGAAGATTATTTCTTGCCTGTTCGTGGAGGTGATACTGGTACTAGAATTGATACTCTAGCAGGCGGTTCAAATACAACAGCTATTGAAGACGTTGAGTATATCCAAAAGAAGCTTTTTGCTGCTCTAAAGATTCCTAAGGCATATCTTGGCTATGATGAAGATATCGGTGCCAAAGCAACTCTTGCTCAAGAAGATATAAGATTTAGTAGGACAATACAAAGAATTCAAAAAACAATTGTTTCTGAACTTAACAAGCTAGCAATGATTCATTTGTATACACATGGGTACACAGAAGAGAACCTGCTTGAATTTGATTTAAAGCTTAGTAATCCATCGAGCATCGCGCAACAACAAAAACTGGAGTTAATTAGGACAAAGTTTGAAATAGCTGGCCAGGCTCCTGAAGGCTTTGTTGATAAAGAGTGGATAAGAAAGCATATTATTGATCTTAATGATGACGAAATAACTAGAATTGAAAAGGGAAGAGAAAAAGACAAGATAAGAGATATGCAGCTTGAAGCTGTGCAAATTCCTGAAACAGATCAGCTTTCATTCGGAGATGAAAATATTGGTGGTGATGAAGGTGGTGGTGATGGAGGTGGTGGTGATATGTTTGGGGGTGGTGGTGAAGAATCAAGTGGAGGAGGCGATGATGCAGGAGGATTAGGAGATCTATTCTCAGGAGAAATCAAATCTGGCAAGTTAATGTCTGAAGATGAGTTATCTCAATATGATGAGTTAATAGACGAAGAAGAAGTAAAGAAAGACTATAACGGCAACCCAATAAAAGCTTCAAATTCTAGCAAGTCAAATTCTCTTTTTACTGCAGGAGATTTAAATCCAGTTGTAACAGTATCAGGCGCGCAAGCAACAGGTATTCATAGAACGCATGCAGGTACTTCTACTTTAGGGAAAAATCAATCAATTGTAACTTCTAAAGATTTGATGGACAGTATAATGCCTCAGAGTCCAGTAATTAAAAACTTTATTGATAAACAGTTAAATTATAGAATGAGTAAAGACTTGGAAGACATGTCAAATAAGCTAAATATAGGCTTTAGTAAAAATAAAGTTTTATCTGAAGGAAATGACGAAGATTACGATATACTTATAGACGATGATATTTTTGATGGAGAAAGTGTGGACTAATGCCGAGATCACATAATAAAAAAAGAAATGTTGGTATAATTTATGAGCAAATTATCAACTTTGTTTGTGGAAGATTATTAGAAGAAGATAAAAAGTCTGCTGAAAGCGCTGTTAGTATTATTAAGTCTCATTTTAGGCCTAGCTCACAGCTATATAAAGAGTATAAATTATTTAAAGCTTTAGCAACTACTCATAATGTAAACGACCAATTAGCTTCTTCTATTATAAACGAAGCAAAAAAAGCATGTAATAAAATGTTTAACAGCGAAAGCTTAGAAAAAGAGAAATCTTCACTTATAAGAGATCTTAACTATGCTTTCGGAAAAGGTGTTATTTTTGAGGAGAAAGTTAGCAACTATAGAACTTATGCAACAATTCAGACTTTGTTAAATGAGTGGAGAAATAATAGTAACAACTTTGATAAAACAACAGAATATGAAATTAAACTTCATAGTAGTTTAACAAAAAAAGAAGTTTTAAAAGAAAGAAAGATGCCAATTAGTGTTGATCCTTTAACATATAATATAATGAAAGATAAGTTTAATAAAAAGTATATGACTCAATTAAATGAATCTCAGAAAGATATTGTTGGCTCTTTTATTAACGACGAAGAGCAAGTAATTGTAGAGAAATATACTAAATTAAAAGAATCTTGCATGAAAGTTTTAAATAATTACATTAATCGTTGCAATAATTCTATTCTAGTTGAAAAGAACAATAAGATTCGCTCAAAGTTAGTTTCTTTAGATGAAAATGATTTATCAAAAGAAAATCTTCAAAAGTTTTTAATTGTGTCAAAATTAAAAGAAGAGATATTAGGAGAATAAAATGGGTGCACCTAGGTTAATTACAGAATGGGTAAACTTCCAGTATGACCCCCAAATAATAAAAGAGCAAAAGACAGCAGGAAGTCCTTTAATAATGAAGGGCATTTTGCAAAAAGCTGAAACTCTTAATCAGAATGGCAGAGTTTACCCTAAGACTATTTTGGAAAGAGAGATAAGAAATTATCAAAAGTTTATTCAAGAGAATAGAGCATTAGGTGAGTTAGATCACCCAGATTCTTCTGTTGTTGAGCTTAAAAATGCTTCTCACAATATAAAAGAAGCGTACATGGAAGGTAATATAGTTTATGGGACTGTTGAGATCTTAAATACGCCTAGTGGAAAGATTTTGCAGTCATTAGTTGAGAGTGGAGTAACATTAGGTATATCGTCTCGAGGTGTAGGTAGTACAAAGACAGAGGGAAATATGCAAATTGTGCAAGACGATTTTCAACTTATTTGTTGGGATTTTGTAAGTGAGCCTTCGACTCCTGGAGCATTTATGATGAGAGAAGGAAAAGAGGTATCATCTCAGTTTATTAATAAAGTTTTTAACAAAACAGACAGAATAGATAGAATATTTAACGATATATTGGAGTGGAAATAATGGCTGATAATGATCATAATACAAGATGGCCCGCGCCAAGCGTGACAAGTGTACCTGAGTATCAATTAAGCGGATTACCTTATTGCGAAACAAAGACTGTAAATAGCGCTAAATCTAGTTTTACGTTTCCTAGAGTTACAAGGTGGATAACAGTTTCTTCTACGGTTGCAGTAGACATATATTTTACAGCAGCTGGAAATGGCGATCCTCTAAATGATCAATATTATACAGTACCTGCTAATACACATACTCTAAGGCTAGAATTAAGATGCGCAAAACTATATGTAAAAACCACTGCAGATGGCAGTGTAAGTGTTGCTGCAGGATTAACGCATATTGACAAATCGAAAACTGTGCCTGAAGCTATGTTAGATTGGATTGAGTAATAATGGCAAAAGTAAGCAGAAGTATGCTTAAGGGCATTGTAAAAGAGTGCCTTGTTGAGCTTTTAGCAGAAGGTTTATCTGGTGGCGACACAAGAGAGTTAAACGAAAGCATGGGAAATAGTATTCCTACTTTTAAAAACTCTGTTAAGCGTACACAAAAGCAGGCAGCTAAAAAAGTTGTTAATGAAAGCTTTGAAGAAAACACAAGAAAAGTTATATCAAATGTAACAAGTGATCCAGTGATGGCATCTTTATTAGAAGACACAGCAAATACAACGTTGCAAGAGCAAAATAGTGCAGATTCATCTAATAGGTTTGCGGCGAAGGCAACTGACTCTTATAGTCGCGCTGTTGATAGTAGTGATCCTGTTGAGTTATTTGGTGAAGCTTCAAATAATTGGGCAGCATTAGCTTTTTCAGGTAATAAATAAAGAAAATAATAAAAATAATGTTTTTAGACATAGTTAGAAATATATTGATTAAACAAGAAACAATTTATGGAGTTTACTTATGTCTAGAAATAGAGAAAGAATGGTTGAAGTTACACCTTCTACAATTAGAAGACTAGTTAGAGAAGAGCGCGCTCGCTTAAATGAGACCTTAGAGCTCAAAGCTCGTCATCCATCAGATGTTGCCAAAAAGACACGTGAAGTTGATGCAACTGCTTATGCAGATACATTAGCAAAGTGTATGGACTATTATCAGATGGCAAAGCTTAAAGAGTCAAAAATGGTAGAAGAATTAAAAAGACTTCAGGAAGTTAAAAGAGAGCTCAAGAAGAGAATACTTAAAGGTATCTAATCTTTTTTAATTATAAACAGAAAAGGAGCATCACATGGCAGGTTATAATGGCTTAGGACAAGGCGTTTTTACAAATGCAACAACTTTTAATGATCAAATTGGAAGACAAAGAGACAAATACAGCGCTAAAAACCGCGCAAGAAACGTAGACGAAAATTTAGGTGTTTCTAGAGATACATCAGCTTTATTTCCAAGTTTTGTTGCTCAAGATATATATGACAGAAGCGTAGAAGAATTTCAAGGTTTAGACTTTTTAGCTGCAGGAGGTAACCCGGACTTTGGGCCTACTGGTGTCAAGCTAGATAATGATGGAACACCTATGTTTACAAATGTTAATTTACAAATCGATCAGCCTAATAAAAAGGGTCCTAACTTAATAGCACCTGATATTAATAACTTGACTGCACCTACAGCTGAACAAGAAACATCTAGCTTTACTAATAGAGGTTTTGGCTGGAAAGATGGTAGAAATGAGTCTGGTACAGAAACTGCTAGAATTGGTGAATATTTTAGCAAGCACTATAACGCTACGGGTATTGACCAAAGTATTACTAGACCTAAGTTCGGTGAAGCAAAAGATCCGGGTACACCAGCAAATCCTGATGCAATAAACTACGATCAGCCTTAATATAGAGTTTAGCTAACATGCCAAATGCACCTTATTATAATGGTAATACAAATCCTAATGCAAAGGGCGGTGCATTTGGTTATGATGGAAGAACTGGGTTAGGAATTGGTTCTCTAACAAAAGGTCCTGCTAGTGGTTTAGGTAGCAATTGGAATATGGGTGATGCTCTTAGCTCACCTAAAGGCCAGTGGGACGATACAGAAGAAGACTATGCTGAAAAACAATTTAGGATTACTTCTAAGACAACAGTTAGAGAATTAGCAGCATTTGCTGGTTTATTAGATGAAGAAGACTACGATGAGCTTGAAGCAGACATTGAAGGAAAAGCACATTCATCTTTTCATAGAGGTGCTGTAGATAGCTTATCTCATAGAGGAACATCTATAGGTTATATGGGTGGTATAGGATCTGATATGTCTGCTGTTATCGGTTTATCAGCAGGGAAAAGACTTGATGGTAAGGTTATGTCAGAAAAAAGAATTAAACAGTATATAAAACAAGTTCTTTTAAATGAATTTCAAATGAGTGGAAGAATTGCTAGTATGTCTTCACCCAAAGCAAAGAATACTGGGGGAAAAAGAAGAAGTGATCCGCTTAATATAGATAATACTTCTGCTTCAACAAATACATCTGATGCAGCACCTTTAGGTCACTTGCCAACTTCAAGATCTGCTGTTAACCATAGTGGTTATACAAATAAAGCTTTGACACCTGATAATCTAGAGCCTTACGTTAAACAAGGCAAAGCAACAACAGATGGTGGTGAAACAACAGGTGTTGAAAATAGAGATTTACAATACAGTATATCAGCTGCAATGTTTAATATTGGTGTCAAATCAACTGGAGAAGATTTAGAAGATTCTCTAGAAGACGAGCATATCGATCAGAGAAATGTTGATTTGCATAATACAAATTATTATGTTAATTTCTAAAAAGCGCTTGTTATTAATATATAGTTAATATAAGAAATTAATTTGTGAGAGTTATATGAGTAATAATTTATACATGGAAGCCATTGAAGCTGCAGAACAACTTAAGTTAGCTGCTGAAGATAAGGCTAAACAACAGATCATAGAATCTATGACACCTCATATCAAAGCACTTGTTGAGAAGAAGCTTATGTCTGAGTCTGATCAAGATGAGATAACTGATGAGATAACTGACGAAGACACAGATGAGTGTGGAATGATGGCTGGTCAAGAAGAGATTGTTGATGAAGTAACTTTAGATGAAGATTCAAGAAGGATCTTATCTAAGTTTATTAATAGCAATGCTCAAAGATCAGCTTTACAAGAAAAAATAGAAGAGCTTCGTGAAGGCTTACGAACTCTAAGAAAAGCTATGTTATTGTCAGAAAATGTTAAAAATTCTTCATCTACAAAGAGAAGAATTAATCTTCTTTACAAAAATATTATAAAAGAAGCAGTAAATATTAAAAGAAGCAGTATAATTAAAAATGATAAAAGCTTATTAAAAGAATATTTTAAATTAATTAAGGAGTTAGAAAATATGTCAAGACGACGCTCAAAAAGAAGTAACTATGTAAATGAGTCTCTCGAAGATCTTCTAGAAATGAACCTCTTCGAAGCTGATGAAGACGATGAAGCTGATGAATCAGAAGAAGAAGTTGAAGCTGATGAAGAAGAAGTAGAGTTTGAAATGCCAGAAGACTTAGACGAAGCACCTGCAGGAGACGTTTCAGCAGAGACAACTGTAGAAGAGCTAGCAATGATGGCAGGACTCATGGGCGGCTCAGATGAAGTTGCTGAACTCGACCTTGAAGTAGATGAAGACCTCGAGCCTGAGATGGAAGAAGAAGGCATCTTCGAGATGGATGAAATGGATCAAGAAGTTGAGGGAGATATGTATGAGTCTAGACGTCGTGACAGAGTATTAGAAATTGATGAAAACATGCTTAGAAGAGAGATTGGTAGAATGAAGGCAATTCGCGAGGGTGAAGCTAAAGATATGGCATCACACTTTGGCGGAGGTTCATTAGAAGGTGAAGCATTTGTTGATGGCGTTGAGCTCAACAAGTTGCACGAGATGAGAACTAAAGCTGCAAAGGTTGTGCGCATGAATCGCCAGCTATCAAGCAAGCTTTCTCAGTACAAAAAGGCACTTCGTGGAATGAAGGGTCAACTTTCGGAGATGAATCTTTTCAATGCGAAGCTTCTTTATGCTAACAAGCTCATGCAGAACAGAGACCTTTCAATGAAGCAGCAGCGACACATTGTTGAGTCACTTGATGAAGCAAAGACCTTAGGTGAGGCAAAGATTCTTTTCGAGAGCCTTTCTAAGTCACTTGTAAGCGGTCGTAGAACCCGTAAGGGTGGAAACCTTTCAGAAGGTGCTTTGAGAAGACCAGCTGGTTCTTCTTCAAGACCAGTTCGCAGTGCACAGCCACTTACCGAATCTGTAGCACTTGATCGTTGGGCAACACTCGCTGGGATCAAGAAGTAAGAATTTTTAACACGTTTTAATTAAATTATAAAGGAATAAAAAAACATATGAGTTTTACACTTAAAACATTAACAGAAGGTATTAGAGACCGCCACGTGGGCCAGCAGAACAAGCGCCTCGTTGAGAAATGGTCTCGCACAGGTCTCCTTAGAGGCATGGAAGATGTAAACCGTGAGAACATGGCAACAATGCTTGAGAACCAGGCAGCTCAGGTTCTTCGCGAGAGCAACCTAATGAGCAGCGGTGATGTTGGTGGTTTCACAAACATTGCTTTCCCAATCGTTCGTCGTGTTTTTGGTGGTCTTATTGCTAACGAGCTCGTCTCAATCCAGCCAATGAGCCTCCCAAGCGGTCTCCTTTTCTACCTCGATTATACATACGGTAGTGATGGCAATGGCTATAACTCTGGCGAGTCTGTTTATGGTGGACCAGCTGGAAAAGCAATTCAAGGCGGCGCTGATGCTACTGGTGGTCAATATGACCTAGTAGGTACCAGTTTTTCTCGAGTACGAATTAAGGCAAAAGACACAAGTGGTGCAGCTGAGCAAACATTGCCAGTTGATGCGTCAGCACGTCCTAACATTGCCGCGCTAGACGCAAATGAGTTGCATCTTCTTACTACTGAGCTTGGTGCATCAAACGCAGAAACAGATTCAGCTCTTTCTAGCACAAAATCTTTAAAAGTTACAAGCAGCCACGACTTATCATTAATACAGCATGATCCACAAATTATTGACAGAATTAATGCTGGTTCTAATTATATTGCTTTACTTGTTCACCCTAACCTAACTGATACTGATGCACTTGATACTTTGGCGACTAAGCTCGACCCAGAGTATTTTAGAGAGATTTCTCTGGTAGGCACTTCAGGTACTGATGATAAAGATGTCGGCGATCAATTAGTAGTTCCACCTGATGCAGTACAATCATCAGCCCACGTTGCGGGTGGCGGTTCAGGTACAAAAGAAGTTGCTTTTAATGTAAAACGTCTGAATCAAATTGGTTCTTACACAAATAACGTCTTTACACCTGATCCTTTGGTTGATGTTACCAGCGCAAGTGCAAGAATTTTATTTATTGTAGAAAAAGCAGTAGCTGCAGCAACAGCCCCTGTTAATCTATCAAATATAAAAATGTCTTACGTTGAAGTTGACACAGTTGGATTTGCAGGTGGTGAAGCTACTGGAAGTCCTTCATTTGAGAGTAACATGAAACCAGCTGGAGACGAAATTTCTCCAGTAATCCCAGAGATTGACATCAAGATTGAGTCGATTCCTGTAACTGCACAAACACGTAAGTTACGTGCACGTTGGAGTCCTGAGCTTGCGCAAGACCTTAATGCATACCACTCAATGGATGCTGAGGTTGAGCTTACTCAGATTCTTTCTGAGCAAATTGCTCTTGAGATTGACCGTGAGATTCTTGGTGATCTTCTTAACGGCGCAAAAGGCGCAAACTTCTTCTGGAGTCGTTCACCTGGCAAGTTCGTTAACAAGCGTACTGGTGCAGAGATTGCTCGTACATCATCTCTTAACCCTGGGCCAGCTTTCACTGGTACAGTTCGTGAGTGGTATGAGACTCTTACTGAGACAGTTATCGATGTTGCTAACGAGATCCACAGAAAGACACTTCGTGGTTCTGCGAACTTCATCGTAGTTTCTCCTGACGTTGCAACTATTCTTGAGGCATCTGTACTTTACCGCCCAAGCTATAGCCTTGACGGTGACGGACAGGTTGGTGCACCATTCACAATGGGTGCAGAGAAGGTTGGTACTCTTTCTAATCGCTTTACCGTTTACAAAGACCCATACTTCCCACGCAACAAGATCCTTGTTGGTTATAAGGGCGGCTCTTACCTCGAGACTGGCTTCGTATATGCTCCATATGTACCACTCATCGTTACTCCTACAATCTTCCAGCCAGAGGATTTCACCCCACGTAAGGGTGTTATGACTCGTTATGGTAAGAAGATGGTACGTGCTGACTTCTATGGTACTGTGACTTGTCTCGACATGAACATCATCTAATTTAATTAGACGTTCTTAACAGTCGATATCCTTTCTGGATAAGCTTTCAATTAAACCGTCGCAAGGCGGTTTTTTTGTATAATAAAAAAAACATTTGAAGCATATAATTATTATGTATACACCTCGTAAAGGCATAATAACATGAAATGTATTATATGTGGATTTGAAGGAACTGGTAAAAAGCTTAGTAATCATTTGCAAAAAGAGCATAAGATTAGTAGTAAAGACTATACATTAAAGTTTCTATATAAAAACTATAACGGTTGCTTGAATTGCGGCAAAGAAACAAGATACGTCGCATTTACTTTTAAAAAGTATTGCAAGGATTGTGCTAAACTAGGGATGAAAGAAGGTGGATGTAAAGGTGGTAAAGCTGAAGCATGGAACAAAGGAAAGACAAAGGAAACTGACAATAGAATAAAAGGCTTATTAGGTAAAGACAATCCTTTTTGGGGAAAAAGTCATTCTGAAGAAGTTAAGAATAGAATAAGTATGACGAAAAGACTGGGCGGTATTGATATACTAGAAAGAGTCATGAAAAGAAATGATGCTTTTGAGATATTAACACCTTTAGACAAATATTTCAGTAGACAGCGTCAATATCTAGACTTTAAATGTAAAAAATGCGACTTTGTATGCAAAAAGACTTTGCAAGCGTTTGAAAGAGGTTCATTATGTCCAAAATGTTATCCTATATCTAAAAGCAAAGCAGAGCTAGAAGTATATGTTTATGTTAAGAGCTTAGGATTTAACGACGCTGTAAGCGGTGATAGAAACATAATAAAACCTAAGGAAATAGATATAAGTTTAAAACAGAGTAATTTTGGTATTGAATTTAATGGTCTATATTGGCATAGCGAAGTTATTGATAGGACAACAAAGAATGATCTATTAAACAAGACATTGCTATGTAAAGAAGTAAACATGAAGTTGATGCACATATTTTCAGACGAATGGGAATTCAAAAGGGATATATGTAAAAGTATGATAAAGAATAGATTAGGCTTGTCAAATAAAATATGGGCAAGAAAATGTAAAGTTGTTAATCTAGATAAAAAGCAATTTGATAGTTTTATGAATGATAATCATATCAGCGGAAGTGTTAATAGTAGTGTTAGACTTGGTTTGATTTATAATGAAGAAATCGTAAGTGTTATAGGATTTAGAAAGCCAAGACAAAAAAAGTGGACTGGTTATTGGGAAATAAGTAGATTTGCAAACAAGTTAGATTATTCTGTAGTAGGAGGTTTAAGTAAGTTAATTAAAAACTTTTTAAAGAATGAGAGTAACAAGAAAATAATGACTTATGCTGATAGAAGATTTGGAGAAGGTTTAGGATATGAAAAGGTTGGGTTTAAGAGTTTTGGTGATAGTGGAATAGATTACTGGTATTCAGATGGAATAAATAGATATGATCGATTTACTGTTAAGTCTGACGATAAAATGTCAGAAAAAGAGAAAGCAGCAGAAATGGGTTTATATAAAGTTTGGGGATGCGGAAGCAATATATGGACTATTAATTAATTAATAATAAAGTAGAGATATATGTAGTTTAGCTATATATTTATATTATAAAACCGCAAAGGAATTAACATGTATAATAGGAAAAGTACAAGTGACGTCATCTCTATCTGGAGAGATTATTTAAATGGCAGCAGCGAAAACAAAAGAAGAATAAATGAGGCACCTGAAGACTATTATAGTCCTGGAGCTGAAGATGTAGACTTTTTCGACGATGAATATGCTCCTAATGAATTTGATCCAGACAATACATCAATAGCAAAAGACCGATCAGAATGTTTAGAAGCAATAATATCAGATTTAGCTTCTTGTAATCCAAAATGGGAGCAAGACAGAGTTGATGCATTGATTGCTATTCTTGAAGATGAAAACAAAGTATCAGATGAAGAATTATGCATGATAGCTTATAGTGATCCTGTAGATGATGACTATAATCCTGGCGGGTATGAGTCTGACGACGTATAAAGAGTTTTATAATGAAAAGTGACTTAAAACTAATAATGGAAAATTGGAGAAGATTTCTTAAAGAAGATTCTGAAATCTACAGCGACGAAGGTCATGATGATTTCATCGATCCTAGGCATTATGATCCTGAGTATGGTGAACCTGAGGGTGTAACTCCAGTAGACCCAGATCTTACTAGTGCACAAGGTGATGAAGATGTCTCGATTGAATATGATAGAGATGACAGCATTGATCTTGATGATAGCTTTGAAGATGAAGATTATCGATAATGAAAAAGCCTTTATTTTTCGAAAATAGTAAAGTTCCTAAGATATTAAGTAAGTTATCGCCTATTGAGATATGGGCAATTACATTAGGGCCTCTTGTTTTTTGTGCTGGCGAGATGTCTGAAGAAACAAAAAGACATGAGACGATACATTTTATGCAATATAAAGAAACTTTCTTTATTGGTTTTATGCTTATATATGTTTTTGATTTTTTATGGGCAGCAATAGCAAAAAAGAAAGGTTTCACGCGTGAGTCTTATTTATCAATTAGATTTGAGCAAGAAGCTTGGGAATGTGGCAAGCAAGAAGTTTATCTAGAAAAGAGGGAAAAGTTTGCTTGGAAAAAATATCCGCTAGGGGGTGTAGAAAATGAAAAACCTTAAAGAATTTATAAAAGAATCAATAGAAGATATGTTAACTTTTAAAGGAGGCATATCATCAGATACTAGCGGTCATGTTGATGTAATTGAAAAAGATAGAGTAAAAGCATTAGAGATACTTGCATGCAAACAATTGTTTCCAAATTTAAAAACTAACTCTTTATCATACAAGTATCATAAAGTAAGCTCGAAATATCCTGAAGGTGTTATAGTTTCATGTAGTAATTCAAATAAAAAGTACTTAGTAGCTCATCATGGACATATTGTAGACCTTAATAGGAGATGAAATGCCAAGTTTTTTAAGTCAATCTAATCAAAACAAAAAAAAGTCCAACAAAGTAAATACTGCACCTAGCAGATCTGAAAGATTAGCTGCTAAAGAGTTAGACATTGATTTGGCTGATAATTGGAATGCTTACTCAAAAGAAGCAAGATTGCATATATACGTTTCAGATATGAAAGAGATGGTCAGATTTTATAATAAAATTCTTGAATTTCCTGTCGTTAGATATTGGAGATCAGCAGGTGGTGATGGAACAATGTTGGATATTGGAGGAAATATTATAGAGCTTTTTTCAAAAAACAAGAAAAACTATGGAAACAAAAACTTTTACGGAAATGTTTCAATGTCAGTTAGAGTTAGAGATGTTCATAAATTATATGAAAAGTTTTCTAAGAAAAATATTACAATTGGCAAACTTGTTGATAATAGCTGGGGTGATTCTTCTTTTGAAGTACTAGATCCCGAAGGAAATAGAATTGCATTTTTTAGTCCTAGCACATCAAAAAGCAAATACTATAAAGTAAAGAGAAGTTAAAATGAACAAGCTTAATGACTATATTAAGCTTTGTCTTGAGACAAGAGCTTATATGTATCCCCCTAAAAGAATAGATGCTAAGCTTCAAAATAAACTGTCACCGAAATTAGCAAATGACAAAACTAATCTTTTGCCTGAAGAAGTTGTAAAAGATATAGGCGATAAATGGGGTGAAGACTTTGTAATAAGTTTTGTAAGAAGCTATAAAGGAAAAGTTCCTTCTATTGAGATAAATCCTCACGCAAGATTTGCTACACCTCATGGAATATATTCGTATTTGCTAACAAGAGAAAACTTGACTGATTTATTTCTTAAGGGTAATTTAGAAGGTGTAGATTTTGCTATGGATAGACCTTATTTTCATATTATGAAGATAACAACACAGAACAAAGCATATATTATGCCAGATGGTACTTCTAATATCTATAGTAATAATGATAAACGTGAGTTTATGCATGATGTTCAAGAAATGGTAAGGACATCATTAATGTCTCAAGTTGCTAGCAGAAGAGCACCTGATAGGAAGATTAATGAAAAAAACTATACATCAACTTTGTATAGCGCAGGATATTCTTCTTCTAGAGTAGCAAGAGCAATACATAAAGCATATGATGCTGTTTGCTTAAAAGCGCCTGAAGAAAGCAAAGTTGATTTAAACAAGTTTACAGAGAATGCTGCTATATTCTTGGATTTTCTTATAGACAGAAAAGCGAAAAGTACTGTGGAAAAGAAAAGAAGCTATCATAAAGATTATAAATCATCTAAAGCAATATTAGATAAAAATACTGGGTATTTATTTTTAAAACTATATAGAATAGCAGATATATTATCTTATATGACACCTAGCCCTAAGCAAGGATCGGGCAGACATAATGATCCATCTAGACTTTCTTTATTACTTAGAAGTGTCAATATAGAAGCAATAATTGACAAAGGATTTGGATTGCTACACCATCTTCAGCCAACTCAAGCTGTTGCAATAAATTACGGCGGTGGTGACAAGAAATCCCAATTTAGTTCAATTGAAAACTTAGGTACATATAAAAATATATTCAAATATTGTACAGCTGAAGAACTTGAAACTTTATTTGTAGAACACGCAGACTATTTACATTAAACATAATGTGGTATATCTACGTTGTTGTATGTTTTGACAATTCATTGTATTGTGGTATAACTACAAATCTAGAAAGAAGATTAAAACAGCACAATGGTGAGATCAAAGGAGGCGCTAAGTATACTAGAGGTAGAAGGCCTTGTCAATTTGTATATACTAAAAAGGCAGCCAATAGATCAGCTGCCTCTAAAGAAGAATGTAAATTCAAAAAGTTAAGCAGGAAAAATAAACTAATATTCCTACTTAAAAATAATTATGAGCCCATATCAGGTGAAGGTGCGTCTTCAGAAGATTCTTCGCCGGCGGGTACAGGCATATCATCGCAATCTTCACCTTCTTCAAGTAATTCTGGTTCGCAAGCAGGATCTGTCTCTGGTTGTGGTTCATCACATCCTTCTCCAGCTTGAAACTCAGGTGAACAATCTTCAATTTGATCGCCGGCAACAACTTCACCTGCTGGAAGAACTAAGTCTCCTGCAACTTCTGGCTCATCGCCAGCAGATACCAAATCTCCTGCTACAATTGGCTCTTCACCTGCATCAGAAGTTCCTGAAGCAGATTCTTCGCCAGCAGCCTCACCTGCTGATTCTCCTGCCATGGTCTCTCCAGCTTGTACTCCAGAGTCGCTAGCTTGGGGAGGTTCGTCTACATCTTCATCAGACTCGCAACCAGAACTGAACAAAGACGTGAATACAATTAAAATTGCTAACAAAAAAGATCTAATCTTTAACATATAATTACTCCTAGTAATGATTATTAATAAAAAAATTTTATTAATAAAAAAATATTATTAATAAAAAAATATTATAATAAAAAAATATTATAATAAAAAAATATTGAAATTATAATTAATTTATGTAAGGAGTAATTATATGTCAATAGAAGAAAAATTAAAAGAATTGTCAAAATATGCGGAGATGCATATAACACAACTAATAGCTTCAGCAATACTTTCGTTTATTTGCGGATTTATTTTGCAAAAGTCTATAACAGATCCGTGTATAAGGTCAGTAGTATGTGAGGAAATAATAGACGATAGAGACAAACTTTCAGATCAATTAGATCAAGAAAGACAGAATTGTTTAGATGAGAAAAAAGATATGGGTAAATCTTTAAGAGATAAATTGAATGAAGAATGTACTAAAAGTATAGAAGAAGCAACAAAAGATTGTGAATTTTCTGAACGTCATCACTGTAGAATATGTAAAGCAAGAGGTGTATGTAAATGAAAAGAGCTATTTTATTTTTGTTTTGTATTATTTTTAATATTTCTATTGCAAATGGGCAAAAAGTAAATATACCTTCAATGACAGAGACGATATTAACAACAACAGAAGTTGAAGATGAAGGCGATTTTGTTTCTCAGCATGAAGATATAAAGTTGACGCTTGGGACCTTAGAATTTCCTGCGAAGTTTCTATATAAAGAAGAGTTAGCTCCTCATCAAGGTTATTTAATTAAGTTTAAAGATTTCATTAGAGTAGAAAAGCTTTTTAAAAATATGAATAAAGGTTGTGATATTCTATACGACGAGTTATTGAAAGAATGCAAAAGAGGCTTAACTCAATGTCAAGATGATTGCAATGAAAGAGTTAAAAAGCTGCTGGAAGAAAAAGATAGCTTAAAGATTAGTTTAGAATTGCAAATCAAGAAAACTGAAAGTGAAGTGACCAATAAATATATATGGACTTCAGCAGGCTTAGTAGTAGGAGCCGGCGTAGGAATTTTAATAAACGAATTGTCAAAATAGTTCGTATGCTTAGACTTAAAAATAATAATTAGATTTAGTAGGAAAGGATTTACAATGGAACCAAATCTTGTGTTATCAATAGGAACAATCATGTCAGTCATAGGACTATTTTATTCTTGGCATAAAGACTCAAAGGCCAATGCTCGAGAAGTTGCGCAGCTTACTGCAAGAGTAGATTCTTTAGAAGCTAGAGCAAAGCAAACAGATGAAGTATTACAAGAGTTATTAAGAGCTACACAAGATATTAAGGTTGCATTAGCTAGAATAGACACAAAGTTGACTAGCTTAGAGCAGGAATTTAATAGAAGTTTGCAAAATTAAGTAATATATAATATTATAGTTATACAAGGAGACTAAATATGAAGTTGACATCAAAAATGCTAAGAAGAATGATTAATGAAGAAATGAATAGAGAGCGATCTATTAAACGTCGACGACGCAGACTTGCTGAAAGCGCTGATCGACCTGTACGTGTAACGCCTCAGTATATTAATCGTCTTATTAGAGAAGAGTATGCAGCATTTCAAAAGAAGCAAAGATTAGCTGAATCTCGCCGTAGAAGAGTTGCAAATGCAAGTCGTAGAAGAGCTTTGTCTAGATATTAATTTTTTAAAAAAAGTTATAAAAATATAAGTTAATGCATATATTATTAATCGCATTCGATATCGCATATTAATAAATTATTTCGAAAGGATTAAAGATGCAATTAGCACCAGAACAAGTTCAATCAATTAATGTTTTACTTTCCGCAGTACAGGTAGCACAGCGTCGTGGCGCTTTTTCTTTGCAAGATGCACATACATTGCAAGAGGCAATTGATGCTTTGGTACCGCGTGAGGAGCAAGAGAGACAAGCAGCTGCATCACAGGCTGCCGACGCAGAGGGTGGTGAAGGCGAATCAGCAGTGAGTATGCCTGAGGGTGTAGAGGTAGATGTAGCTGATGGAGATGAAGATTGCTGTGATGATGAAGAATGTGACAGTGATGATGATTGTGAGCCGGCTGCAGATTCTGAGCAAGATTTAGTTTAGGTAGCGTTAGTATATAAAATATTCGAATATTTTTGGGCGCGTTGTGAAAATGCGCCTTTTTAGTAATATATAGTTTTAGGCCCGTTGCGAACATAACAGCTGACCCCGCCAGTGCATCGGAATCATGCGGACAAGTTTATCCTAAAAGGAGGAAGTTATGGCAGAAGAAAAGAAAGCTGCACCAAAGCAGAAAAAGAAAGCTGCAGTCTCAAAAAAAGAGGCACCAAAACCAGCGGCTGAAAAAACAGTGTCTAGTAATAAACTTAAAGTTGGTACTTTAGTTATTACAAATAGAGAAAAAGAATGTAAAGTACTGGAAGTAGTTAGTGACAATCTTTTTTTGCTTAAAAGAACAGATGACACAGGTAAATTATATAGCTTAACCAAAGATCAATTCAATATTAAATAATAAGGAGAAAAAATGCCAAAAGTAATAGTAACAGATTCAAAAGGTCTATATCAAGAGACAGGTTCAGGTGTTGATATTCAAAGCACATGTACAATTAGAGCAGCAAAAATACAAAATGTAAATACAGCAAAAAACCTAACTGCAGCTGATTGTGGAACAATAATTTTAGGTGCTGCAATAGGCACAGCTCAGGCCGCCGATACAGGATTTAATGTAAATTTGCCGGCTCCAGCAGCAGGTTTAAGTTTTCATTTTATTCTTAGACCACCTTCGATAGCAGATAATGCTAATGCAGCAATTACAGTTACAACAACTTCAGACGGAACTACAGCTGCAAACTTAGCTGTGGGTATGGTTACTGTAAATGAAGTACCAACAAACGTTGTAGGTGTTGTAGACGTTTTAACTTTTGTCCATAACGCAGCAACTTGTGGAGACAATGCAAAATTTATTTCTGACGGAACGAACTGGTTCGTTCAGGCAACGGGAGATGCTGCTGGATCTGTTACATTAGCTTAATCGTAATAGATTTGATAATAAAAAGTTTCTAACGACATTTTAAACCTCTGACAGTAACACAAAAAGTATTGCAGAGGTTTTTGAGTATATAGAGATTGATAATTTAATTATTTTATAAGTGCTTTTATATTTATAGACTAAATATAAGAGGATTTTATGAGAAAAGATAGGTTATTAGAGAGTTATATAAGATCTTATCTGATTAAAGAGTCAATAAGCTCTGATGATCATGATGACATAGAAGACGCTGTTAGTAGACTTAAAAGAGCACTTTCAAGCAGAGGCATGTCTTTAGAATCTTTAAACTTCACTTCAGAAATGATATGTAATGTAAGAGATCGAAAACCCGTTAAAGATCTAGGCCAAATCAAAAGAGACAAGCCAGAATCTTGGGAGTTAAGGGATGACAGAGAAGAATCAAAGTCATATGCAGATATACTCGCTAATAAAAAAGAATTAAATGTCGGACTTGGCTTTAATCCTTTCAATGCTTTAAGTTCAAAGAACAGCTATTACGTAGAAAGAATAGAAGAGTTTATAAATATATTAGACACTTTTGATAGAAACTTAATGGTAAAAAATAGATCAAATAACATGTCTAATTTTTTGAAAAACGTACTTTTGTTTAAAGAAGCAGTTGAAGAAGCTGGATTAAAAGTTTTAGGTGCTGGTATATTTAGGATTGCTTTGATCGACCCGTCAAATAAAAGCGTTGTATTAAAGATAGGATTATCAGAAAAAGGAAGAAAAGATTGCAAAACTGAGATTGAGCATTCTATGGGAAGGGGTAAAGGAAGAAGACAGCATACAAAGAATTTCCCCACAATATATCATTACGACAAAGAAGACTTTTCTTGGTATGCTATTGAAAAAGTTTTATTTATTGATGACGATACTTTTAATAATCCTCCACCTGATTTCTTTACAGATATTAAAAGTCAATTTAGAACAACATTTAAATTCTTTAAAAAACTAAAAGCTTCTCTTCCAGCAAATTCAGCACAAAACATTCAGCTAATTGATATATTTGAAAAGTATATTTCATCTATGTTTAAGTTTGGCAAAGGTGAAATTGATCAAGCACATAAAGAATATGATGAAGAAATAAGCAAACAAAGGAATGGTAAGCTTGCAAACTTTATTAAAGATTTTATTGAAAAGATTAAAACTATTATTTTTGGTGTAAACTTAAGCAACAAAAAATCAAAATTTAAAGTACCTGAGCAAGAAGTATATAATAACTTATTTAAGAATCATATGCTGAAATTTGTAGAAAACTTCGCACATGCAGCTACAGAAAACATGTCAAAGCAAAAGAAGATACAAGTATTTATAAAAATATTAAACAAGTTAGACACAATGTCACAAAGTGAGTTTAATAAGATATCAGGTGAGCTATATAATCTTTTTGATCATGCAATAGTTGCAAACTTAAAAGATATTCACTTAGGGAATGTAGGATTTAAAAAAGTCTTAGATGACGAAACTTATGAAGAAAAATGGAAGTTAATTTTCACTGATATTGACTCTAATTAAGTTTTTTATTATACAAACCTATAATTACTAATAATAGAATAGTTATAGGAGTTTTTTATGTCAACGTTTGCATTAACAACAAAGGCAACACCTTTTGGAGTTTATGATAATGATTCTCATTTTCAAGAAGACGCAGATGGTGTCGTACTATATGTTAAGAGAAGACTTGGCGACGACGTTCTATCTGTTGAGCTAACAAATAAACAAATATGGGCAAACTTTGAAGAGTCTGCTCTTGAATTCTCAAAACAAATTAATGCTCACCAAGCTGAGTCTTATATGTCAAATATCCTCGGCTTGAACGCAGGACCAAATGTCACATTTAAGAAAAATGACTTTGGACATTACTACTGGCTAGATACAGCACATAAAGAAGACGATAGGATTCATGATGCTGCAAGCAACTTAGACGATAGAAAAAACGTTCAAGTACTTTTAGTACAAAACCCTTCAGATCCTAGATTTAGGTTGCAAAATAAAAAAGGTAAGTATAAGACAATAGGACCTGATGATAGTCTTACTATAGCTATTACAAGAAATATTGAAGCTCATACAGATACAGCAACTACAGTATCACCTATAGAAGATAAAAAAGTTGGCCCTAATGGCCAAGAACAGAAGTTTCCAAGAGAAACTTTGGAGTACTTGTTAAGAAGAGCAGAACCTTATGCATCTGAAGCATTTGTTGGCGGCGTTAGCAACTCTTTAAGAGGTTATATACCTTTAACACAAGACAAGCAAGATTACAACATATACGAAGATATGATAATTCCCGATGGCACAAATGAGCTAACGTTATCTTCTTTTAACGGAGACCCAGCACAAAAATCTTTATTTAATCCAGTCTATAAGGATAAGTTGTTACCTACAGCTACAGCAACAAAAATAAAAGTTAATGAAGTTTTTCACTTTTCACCCCAAGCAGCTTATCGTTTCTTTGACACTACATCAGCTATCAACTATTTGAACAATCAGTTTTCTTTTGAGTCGTTTACACCAGAAACAGTTTTCTATGTGTTACCTGTCTTTGAAGACTTATTAAGGGCAGGCCAGCTAGATATATCTAATAGAGTAAGAAGAAGTAATTACAGCTATAGGATTCAAGGACAAGAGATTAGAATATACCCACGTCCAACTCAGTCAAACCCTATGAACTTATTCGTCAAGTTTTCTTTTCCTTCAGATCCTTTTAAGCCAAACTTACCTTACGATGATGATTCAATTGAAGGCGTTTCAAACTTATCAAATGTGCCTTTTGATAATGTTTCTTATAGCGGTATAAATCAAATGTCAAGACAATGGATAAGGCAATATACTTTAGCGTTATGCAAAGAGACACTTGGTCTTATTAGATCAAAGTTTAGTTCAGTGCCTATTCCAGGAAGTGATGTACAACTAAATGGATCTGATTTAATAAGTCAAGGTAGAGAAGACAGACAGAGATTAGCTGAATCGTTAGGCGAAACTTTAGACAAGTTAACATATCAAAAGTTATTAGAGACAGATGCAGCTCAAAGTGAATCAATGATGAACATACTTAAGAGAGTACCTATTCCTAACGGAAGAGCAATAATTATAGGATAGTAAGATGCCAAGATTATTTTTAGGTCAGAGAGAAGCAGATTTCTTTTCTGATATAACAAAAGAGATTATAAAAGATGTTGCTGGTCAAAAAATATATTACTATACTGTAAGAGAAGACCTGAGTGACATTCATGATGTTTATGAAGAATCACTTAATAAAATATTCAATCCACCTGTTGAAATAGAGAGTCTTGTTGAATGGCAACCTTCTGAAGTAAAGACAACTCAGTTTGGTCATGAGCAAATAAAAACAATCAGTGCATTTGTTCATAATAGAGACTTGATTGATAGAGGTATCAATATAAGACAAGGTGATTATATCTCTTATGGAGAATACTTTTTTGAAATAACTTCAGTTATCTATGATAAGCTAGCTTATGGTCAAGTTGAAAGAGTTGTCTCGGTTAAGTTGATGGCTAAGCAAACTCGTGAAGAGCATATTAAAAAGAAAGCTCTTGGTCCTACTTCTGAGTCTTACATTAATGACGATGCTATTCAAACAACATTTGAACAGCAAAGAGGAACAACAGCATCTGATAAACGTCAATTAGTCGAAGATGGAGTTTTAGATGCACCTATAAGTGGACCAAAAAAAGTTGCTCCTGATGGAACAAAAAAGAGTGTTAATGATATGGGTTTTTCTTTCTATGGAGATGAATAAAAATGGCAACAAGATTTGACAAACTAAAAGAAGATAACAACTCAATAGTTTCAGGCTATGAAGGTAATACGCATCCAGAAGATTATACAATTCCTTCTTGCGGTTTAGAAGATCTAGATTATGCTATATTCAATCTTTTCAATTCACAGATACCTTTGTATTATGATCATCATGGTGAACAAAAAAAGGTCCCAGTTATATTTGCAACAGGTGAAAGATTTGCAATTCTAAGAAGAAATAAACCTTTAACAGACAAAAAAGGTGCACTTATTCTTCCACTTATATCTATTACAAGAAGTGGTTTAGACAACGTACCACAAAAAGGAATTGCAAACAACCAAATGTTTCCTGAAGTAATGACAAGGAGAATATCAAGAGATAACACAGAATGGCGACAGTTAAACAACTTCGAAGGGTTCGAACATATAACACATACTGTCAAAAAAAATCAAACAGACTTCAATCTAAAACCTCAATTAGAAAACAATATATACGAAACAATTGAGATTCCGCCGGTTAAATATTTTGGTGCGACATATGAAATATCTGTTTGGTCTTCTTTTACGCAGCAGATGAACAATATTATAACGACAATAATGAGCGCATATACAATTAATCCCGGCCAGCAATTTAGAGTTGAAAGTAAATCAGGATATTGGTTTCCTGCATTTATTGAGTCTTCATTCAATCAAGATGCAAACTATCAGGACTTTACAGATGCTGAAAGGTATATAAAGTATAATATGACAATGACAGCAACCGGTTATATTTTGGCACCTAACATTATGAATGGAAAAGTTGCTTTAAAGTCAATGATATCAGCACCTACGCTTTCTTTTGAGACTCTAGTAGATGACTTAGATGCATTTCCAACTGTTGGCGGGATTCCTGTAAATGACCCTAATGCTAGGATACTTGATGATTTGAGACATGAAGGAGATACTAATATAGCACAAAGAGTAGGAGCTGATCCTATTAGTTCTTTAGAGAGTCTACATAGCGGAGACAAATCAGGAGCATTTATAACAGGCGAATCTGACTTATTGCCTTATGATGTTGTTGGTGAAAGAAGTAGTAGAGCAACAAAGAAGAGAAAAGTTTTGATTAAAGATAAAAACGGTGAAACTGTAACAATTAAAGCTGATGTTATATCTAATGGAGAAACAATTTACGATCAAAAGTATGCTGAAAAAGTATTTAATATTTCAAATAGAGATAAATAATAGATAAATAGATAATATCATGTATAATTAGATAATGTAAAAGATTTTAGATATTAGGAGTACTAGTATGGCAGAGCAGACATTTAAGTCTCCAGGCTTTTTTGAACGTGAAATAGAAGTAATTAAAAGACCTATAGTAAGAAATAATAGTGTACCAGTTGGATTAGTTGGACCGTCTGTAAGAGGCCCTGCTTTTGTGCCCACTACAGTATACTCAAGAGAAGAATTTATTAGAATATTTGGAGCACCTAGCAGAAGATTGCTAAGTGGACACGCAGCAGCAGAATTTTTTAGAAACGACGGCAAAGCATTAACATTTTGTAGGACACTAGGATCAGGAGTTTTCAACTCATCAACAGATAAATCAGCAGGTGCTGGATTTAAACTAACTCATACTTATAATAATAACACTGATGCAGAACCAGCTTTTGGCGCAGTAAGATTTATTGCAGCTCAACACACAGTAGTTAATCCAGAGTTTTTAAGTCTTGGTATTTTTAACGACAATGATTCACATACAACAACTGCTGATTTATTAGGAGGTGTCTTAGACAGTGATGCATCAAATGATAGCACACATCCTCTAGAAGGCATTGGCGAAGGCGGAGGTACTGCTGATTTTACTGTTGAACTAGTAAGAGCAATGATTTTTACTCATAAAGATTATACAACTACAGTTACAGCTAATGGCTCCGGTAATGATCATGTTGCTGCTTCAAGCTCTAAGTTTACTATATATCTAATAGAAACAGGTAACATTGGGAGCCCTGCAACTATTAGCTATGAAGTTTCTTTGGATCCAGAAGCTTCTGACTATATTGCGAACGTTTTAAATACAGATCCTCTTTCATTTGACGATAAAAAGCATATGTTATATGCACATTTCCCAGTTGACGCCGCAGTTGCTTCTGTTGGGTCAGGTAATGTTGCAGTTCTTCAAGGAGACAGTACAAATGCACCAAAGTTTGGTAATTTTTCAAGTAGATTTGTAGCACCTAAAACTCCTAAGTTTATTTCTCAGCCATTTGGCAAAAAAGAGTATGATCTATTTCACTTTGAGTCACTTGATGATGGAGCTTATGCAAATGAAAATTATAAGATATCAATATCTAATTTAAATGCAAGCACAGATCCAACAAATGATTTTGGCACATTTACAGTTACAATAAGAGATTTAAAAGACACTGATGAGTCTCCTATAGTTTATGAGTCATTTACTCAGTGCTCTTTAGATCCAAATGCTACAAACTTTATTGCAAGAGTTATTGGCGATCAAAAGGTATTCTATAACTTAGATACAACTAATCTTGATGAAAGAAGACTTGTTAGAGAAGGATCGTTTAGGAACGTTTCAACAAGAGCAAGAGTTGTAATGAGTGACGATGTACTAAAGGGTGAAGTACCAGATACAGCTCTTCCTTTTGGTTATAGAGGAGTTCCTGCGTTATTACTAAACACCGGTGGAACAGACAATAGAACAGCTAATACATTATTTACTAAAGGAAGAGCTGTTGATACCCCACATTTAGATCATTCTGTTTTACCACCTCTTCCTTATAGATTCAAGATAACAAAGGGAGACATTAGAGATGGCTCTTCATATAATCAAACATTTACAGGCGAAGCATCAGCTTTAGAAGCTGTAAGTTTTGATTTACACTGGGGACTAATGCCTACAAGAGTTAAAGACATAAATAATCCAAATAGTGGCACAGTTTTCAATGAATTATTATCTAACTACACTAAGTTCTTAGGAGCTGATGGTGATGTTGTAAAGACAGGCGCAATTGCTGACTCTCATAATAATAACAAGTTTAGTTTGGCAAAGGTTGCTTTAAACAAAACATCGCTTTCAGATATTACTGGAACAATAAACGATATATTTAAAAATGCTGTATACATAAGAAATGCAGATGTTGATAAAAGTACAATATATGATTCTTCAAAGCACACTATAAAGATGGCTGCAGGAAGTGATAATTTAGCTTCTGAATTAGAAAGCGTAACATTAACAAAGTTATTATCTGAAGATGTTGTTAAGTTTAATAAATATAGTTTAGTTGCAAAGTTTACAGCACCTTTCTATGGTGGCTTTGACGGGTTAAACATTTTAGACAGTGACTCATACTTCATGACAGACAAAGCTGCTTCTACAGAAACAGGAGTTGGAAAAGCAACAGCATCAGGATTTCCAAGTGGTTTAGCTGGAACAACTAACGCAGTAATGCAAGGTTCAGAAGATGCTAATAACGTTATTGCTTCTTATAAGAATGCTATAAGATTAATGACAGATGATTTAGTTGTTAATCATAATGTTCTTGTTGTTCCTAACGTTAGAGATCCTTTCGTAACAGACTTTGCAAAGCGAAGAGTAGAAGAATACGGTAAAGCGCTTTATGTAATGGACCTTCAGCAGTTTGATTCTGCTTCTACAAGAATATTTGTTAATGAAAGAGGTATTGCTTCAGGAAGAGCAGATGTTGATACAACTTCATCAAAGTTTGATACTCGTGAGGTTAATTCATCATATGTAGCATCTTATTTCCCAGACGTAATGGTTCAGGATAGTGGAGATGATGATACAGCTGCAGAAAACAGTAGAAGATCAATCAGGGTTCCTTCTTCAATTGTAGCTCTTGGTGCATTGGCAAAAACTGATGAGGTTTCGCAGCCCTGGTTTGCTCCTGCTGGATTTACAAGAGGAGCTCTAAATACAATTACGTCTTTGGATGTAAGATTAAACGCAGAGGATCGTGATACACTTTATGAGGCTCGAATTAATCCTATTGCAAACTTCCCTAACAAGCAATTTGTTATCTTTGGTCAGAAGACATCACAGTTAGCAAGAACTGCTTTGGATCGTGTCAACGTAAGAAGGCTCGTTTTGGAAGTGAAGCGTAGAATTGAAATTATTGCACAAGGTCTATTGTTTGAGCAAAACAACAAGACAACAAGAGATAACTTTATTGCAAATTCTTCAGGTTCATTAGCAACAATTCAGTTAGAGCAAGGAATTGAAGACTTTAGAGTTATTATGGATGAAACAAATAATAACGACGAAGATGTTGACAACAACAGATTGAATGGTAAGATTATTATTGTTCCAACTCGAGCAATCGAATTTATTGCAATTGATTTTGTAATTACTAATGCAGGTGTTGAATTTCCCTGATATATAGATATAAAGATTAAATTAACAGGAGAATATAGATATGGCTGGACAAGGCTCAGCAAGAGTAACTCTCAGAGAAATAGATTTATCACAAGTAAGAGATCCGGAGCAATTGCCTCAAGGAGTACCAGCTGCTGTTGTTGGGCCTGCTAAAAGAGGTCCTGCTTTTGTCCCCAAGACATTTGCAACAATTCAGCAGTTTGAAGAGACTTTTGGCTCACTAAGACAAGTTGATCGTGAAAGCAACGCAAATAGATTTGGTCCTTTAGCACTTAATGAGTGGATGAGAAATGCGCAAGCAGGAACTTTTCTTCGCGTTTTAGGTGTTGGTAGTGGAACAGGTCAAAAAGATTCTTCAGGACGCGTAGCAGGAGCTGGCTTTGTTGTTGGTGACAAGGTATCACATGATGCTAGCAATGATTTGCAAAATAACCCGCATGCAGCAATTGCTAATACAGATGTTGTTGGTGCAACAAAAGCAGGAAGAACACATTTTCTTGGCTGTTTTATGAAAGATGAAGCAGGTAGCACATTTTTGCAAGATGCAGGAATTCAAACAGGAGGAGCTGCAGCTACTTTGGTTATTGAACTAGGTGCTCAACCTATAGTTGGTGATACAATTAAGCTCGATGGCGTTGATACAACCGGTGATCTTAATGGTGACGTCACTTTTACTTTTGGAGGTGAAGGAGGTCAATCTGCAATAGGCGCTAATGTTGTTGCAACACTTCAAAACTTAAAGAATAAAATTGAAGCAGACGCACAATTAGGAAATGCAGGAGCCCATCAAATTAAAGTAACAGCTGTTGAAGACGTAAACAGTAATAATGCATTAGCTAGAGTAACACTAGAGTCAGCATTTCCAAATGTTTTAAATAAAACAAATGACTGTGTTGCAAAGTTTAATATAAATCCAGCAGGAGAAGGTAATGACTTACTGGTAAAAGTTGGTGATAAAACAGCTTCTGTGACTGGTGCTACTTTTAATTACGGACAAGAAGGTGGTAGTGGAGCAAAATGCGTAATCACAATTACAGATGTTCCTGCTAATAATTCAAGTTTAGAGCTTAAATCGTTAGACAACGACAATCTTGGAGGACTAACATCAGCTACTGTAGTTTATGCATTTAAAAGTGCATCTGTTACTGACGCTGATCAAACTTCAGGTGAAACCGGAAGATACTCTTCTAATGAAACTAACTCTGTTTTTGTTGATGCTAGCGGAACTAAAGAACAAGCACTAGCAAATTTAAAAGCAGCTTTAGATAGAGCAGTTTCAAATCACACAGGAAAATATACAACATCTATTTCTGACGATGGACTTTCTTTAACAGTAATACAAAAACAAAAAGGAAAAGCTGGCCGTGCCGATCACTCTGGTAGCGCAAATGTTTCACTAACCAATCAAGTCTCTAACTTGCAAATAAGCGTAGGATCAGATGCAACTGATAGAACTTCGGGAGATGCAACTGCAGAATTTGGAACAGGAAGAACTTCAGGTTTTTTCTTTGGCGGAGATAATGCAGGTTCTACATCGTTTACAATGACACTTACAGGTCAGCCTAATGATAATGATCATATAAAAATTAGAGCACTTGATAATAATCATTCAAGTCTTACTAATGAAAATTTTGTCTTTGAATCTGTTACAAATGCAAGTGGTAGAGTTAACGGTCAAAAGACGGGTAATCCAGGAGCTGCTCTTGCCTTTAATGGATCAGATCCAAATAATCACTTCATAACAGTTATAATAGGCGATGACTTACAAGAAACTTTGTATAATTTTAAAAATGCTCTTAAGCATTCTAATACAGTTAATACAAAAACTGACGTTACAGCTTTAGTAGATGATAATAGTAACAGTATAAAGATAACATTAAATTTTGGAAATGGTAAACTGCAAAGTGTCCTTAAAAACGTAGTAGATATAGCTGATACAGCTACTTTTACAAATCCAGCTGGTGATACACTTACAGGCAACTTTGGTCCTAAAACAGTTAACTTCACAGGCGGTGGAGGTGCAGCAGCACCAGTTGTTAGAGGCATTCTTATGTCGCCACAAGGTGTCGTTCCAACAATAGACGTTACCGATGATACTTTTAACGGGACAGACGGAGGAGGCTTTGCAGAGTTAACTCATCTAAGGGTTACAGCAGCAAGTGGTGCAAATATCAAGAGCTTTGGATCAACTCAAGGAACTCATTTAATGGGTTATGAGCTTGGTAAAGTTGACATATCAAGTGATCAATCTTTTACGTTGCTTCTTAACGGTTTTAGCAATACAGATGAACCTGCACAACTATCATGCTCTTTTAATCCTGAAAGTGTTAACTACTTCGCAAAAGTGTTAAATACAGATCCAGAAAAAATTGAAGAAAGAGGTCACTATCTTTATTCACATTGGGATATTGATCCTGCAGTAGCTAAAGTAAATGTTTCTGGCGTACTATCAGCGGCAGGAACAACAACAACTGAAGAAAACGCAGCTTTCTGCTTGCACTCAACAGGAGCAAGAGCAACTGAAGCAGCTAACTCTCCTGCATTTGAAAAGTTTGATACAAGATTTAGAACTGCTAGATCTCCATGGATTACTTCACAAAAATCTTTAGATCAAAAGTTATTTAGACTTTACTCTTTAGATGATGGTGCTGTTGGCAACGATAGATTTAGAATTTTAATATCTAACATTAGAGCAGGTGCAACATTAGAAGACTACGGTTTCTTTGACTTAACTTTAGAAGATTTCTATAGTGATCCAGTAAGTGGAGAAGCTTTAGTAGCTTGGAAAAATTTAACACTTGATCCTGATAGCAGAAACTTTATTGGTAGAGTTATTGGCGATAAACACATGTATTATGACTTCGATAGAGATCTAAGTAGACAAAGACTTGTTGAAGAAGGTATGTTTGAAGTTAGAAACAAATATGTAAGAGTAGAATTATCAGATGCAGTTAAATCTGCTGACGTTCCTAAGTCTACTTTGCCTTGCGGATTCTCAGACTATACAGCATTAAACCTAAGAGCAAAAACTGGGTTGTTCGATGAATCAGGAACAGTTCAACTAGCTGGAACTACTTTTGACTCAATGCATGTAACACCTTTACCCCTAGTAAAGAATATAACAAGATCTATTTCTTCAACAGTAAAAGAAGCATCTGACGCGTTGGCTTGGGGTGTTAAGTTTGCAAAGAAGAAGTCAGCAGCTGATCATAATGAATTAGGTGAAATAAGATTTAATCCTAGTATTAAGTCTTGGACGTCTTACATACCTGACTTAGGTTCTGATGCTGGTGGAAAGTTTGCGCTGTCTTCAACAGAAAAGTTTTCTTTAGAAAATATTGTTTTAACAAGCGTTTCAAACTATAGTGCTTTAGACTGGTCAACATCAGAGTATGCTAGAAAAGGTTCTTTGGGCGGCAAGAGCAATATTGTTTTAAGCGAAGCAGCTAAAGTTGGTAGAAACGTTAGATATCTTAAGTTCCGTTGCTTAATGCAAGGTGGATTTGATGGTGTTAACATCTTTAATAAAGATAAAGCAGCAATGAATTCAGCAGCAGCATTTAGAGAAGCAAACGAAGAGTCAACTGGCTTATTCACAGGACCAACAGTTGAGACTTTCAAGAGAGCAATCGATGTTTTATCTGACAAGAGTGCTACAGAGTTCCAGTTGCTAGCAATTCCAGATATGCGTGAGCCACTTGTTACTGACTATGCAATTACAGCTTGTGAAAGCAGATTTGATGCAATGTTAGTTATGGATATACAGGAAATAGAAGAGGGTAACGAAGTCATCCTTGATTCTGCAATAAAACCACACGTAGGAAATATTATAACTAAGTTTGATGCTAGAAATCTTGACACATCATTTGCTGCAGCATACTTTCCTGATGTTTTGACAAGAAGACCATCGAATGGTTCGCCATTACAGGTCCCACCATCAGTTTGCATGTTAGGCGTTATGAGTCAAAATGATACATTGGCTGATCCTTGGTTTGCTCCAGCAGGTCTTACAAGAGGTAGATTAAATGCAGTTAACTCAAAAGTTCAGATGAACAGAGATGTTTTGAACGATCTTTATGATGCTGATATCAATCCTATCTATGAGCCAGCTGGCAGAGCAGGAGAAGTTTATGCATTTGGACAGAAGACACTACTTCAAAATCAGTCAGCGCTTGATAGAGTTAATGTAAGAAGACTTTTGATTAACATTCGTAGAAGAGTTAAGGCAATTGCTAATACATTGTTATTTGAGCCAAATAGAGCATCAACGTTGGCAAGATTTAGTTCACTAGTTGAACCAATCATGGCAGATGTGCAGGCTAGACAAGGTGTTGAGAGATATAAAGTCCAAATTGATACTTCTACAACAACACAAAATGACGTTGAAAACAACACGATTAGAGGAAAGATTTACTTGCAGCCTACCAAGTCTGTAGAGTTTATTTCTTTAGACTTTGTTGTAACAAACTCAATTGATTAATATATAGATATATAAAGAATTTTAGGAGATAAAAGAAATGGCAGAGACACTTTCAGTCACGGAAATGATTCCAAATAAGTTTGAGCCAAAAAGAAAGAATCGATGGATCTTTGCGATTGAAGGTATCGATGCCTTTCTTATTAAGTCAGCAGCTCGTCCACAATACTCAACAAACGAGACAACTATTAACTTTATGAATAGTACTCGTTATCTTGCAGGAAAGACAACATTTCAAAATATCAGTGTTGTACTTTATGATCCAATCGCACCTAGTGGTTCACAACAAGTTATGGAATGGATTCGTACACACTTTGAGTCTGTAAGTGGTCGTAGTGGATATGCAGATTTCTATAAGAGAGATTGCCAGCTTAAAATGCTTGATCCTGTAGGTACTGTTGTTGAATTATGGGATATTAAGGGCGCATATCTTGCAAGTGCAAACTTTGGAGATGTTAGCTACGATGATGACGGAGCAATGGAAATCACAATGGATCTTAGATTCGACAACTGTGTATTGCAATACTAATCATTTAGCAAGTTAACTTTATACCTCTTAGAGTTATGCAGATTAATCCCTGTTTTGCTTTAAGAGGTTGTTAGTATTTATATATTAAATTAATTTTAAAAGAAAACAGAACCTACTTATAAATACTATTATAAGATAAAAACAGGTTTAATATGTCACAATTTAGAAATGATGAAAATATTGATGCTAATCAAAGCTCTTCAAGAGAATTTAAAGAAGAAAATGAAATTTCTTTAACTGATGATACTTTAGGGCTTATTGGGACATCTTTAAAAGGACCAGCATTTGTTCCTCATACTTTTCAAGAATTTGGAAAGAGTGATGATGTTTTAAACACATACGAAAATGTATTTGGATCACCACTTGATATGGATCATCCTGATCTATCACCACTTTCAGCGCAAGAGTGGTTTAATCAGGGAGGAGAGCAATTAGCATTTACAAGAGTTTTAGGGATTGGAAAAACAGGCATACCGAATAATGAAGGAATTGTTGAAGGTAGCGGATTTATTGTAGGTGGTAATGTTGTAAGTGGAAGTATTAACGAAGGATATTCTGAATATAATAAGTTTGCTACTGCTGGAGGTAGTAATGGAAAGACTAACTTTATAGGTGGTCATTATAAAAATAAGCAGTATACAGGAATTGAAAATGGTGTTACAAAAATTGCACCTTTTAATGATTATCTAGAACAAATAGGAGAAAGTCAAAGCTCAGTATCTTTAATAACTGACGTTTTGTTTTGTCCACAAGGAACAAAAATTCTTTTACAAAAAGACAACACACAAAATGGACTTCAAAGTTTAGTTAGACTAAGAGAAAATATAGTTTTACAAAGTTTTAGCGATGCAACTCTATCGTTTAATACAAATATACAATATCCTTACTTGTTTATAAAAGGTCTTGGCAACAAAGACTTTAATGTATTGAAAGATTACAAAAGAATAAGATATGTTAAAAAAAGAGAGTTTAGAGAATCATATATAAATAACGACTTAAGTTACTTTTTAGATAAAGGTAACTTAAGATACGCAAATTTTAGCTTAAACTTTTTAGATAATTTATCTTTTGAAAGTAATAAAAATTTTATTTTTAACGGTAGTTCTAACTCAATAAGTTATGAAGATTTTCAAAGTTCTTATAAAAGCGCGTCTACTAGCTGGATAGTTTCTCAGCCTACAAATAGAGAAAATATTTCTGACAATAGAGTTAATATGCATAATAATTGTGTTAAGTTATTTAAATTTCATGCAATTGATGATGGAGAAATTAGTAATAGATACAGAATAAGAATTACACCAAAAAAGTTAGGTAATGTAAAAACAGAAGATTGGTCAATTTTTGACGTTGCAGTTTGGGAATACAATAAAAAAGAAAATACTTTTATAGATCTATTTAAATTTACAGATCTAAATTTAGATCCAGATAGTGAAAGCTATATTGGTCTTGTATTTGGAACACAAAAAACTTACTTTGATTTTAACGAAAATGAAGTAATAACTTCAGGAAGATACAAACAAACAAATAATCATTTAATAGTTGAAATAAACGAAAAAATAGAGTTTAAAGACGTAAAATCATACGAATTAATGCCTTCTGGTTTTATGCCGTATCCTAGAATAAATACTTCTGGCATTACTAATCCTGAAAATTACAATGTTTTACAAAAGCCTGTTGATTATGTTTGGAATATATTAATTGGAAAAGAAGATAAACTAATAAAAGAAAAATATTGGGGTGTGCTTTTTGATAATATCAGTACAGAACAAATAGACAAAACAATACTTAATAATGTTTATAAATTTAAATTAATAAAAAAAGAAAAAAGTAATAATTTTAGAAACTATTACTGGTATACAAAGTATTTTCAAGATAACTATTTAGTTAAGTCAAAGAACGTTTGGGTTAGAGACTTAGAAGATAATGATAGTGACTTAACTAATTCATTTTTCCATTTAGAAAAAATAATGTATATTCCTGCAGAAGAAGATGATCCAGTTCAAAAAAACTGGGAAATTGCAATGTATAGAAGAGATGGTAAAAAAATAAGTGATATTACTTCTTTAAGTAGTCTAAAAATTCAATACAAGTATGTTAATATTGATGAATTGTTAAAGTCTGATGATGAAAACAATTCTATACATTCAGAATATTTATCATTTGACTTTTTTACATGTGGTGGCTTTGATGGAGTTAATATATTAGATAATGATAAAAGGCTAATGAGTCAAACAGCATTAGTAAAAGAGTTAGAAGACGAAAATCAAAATGGTCAAATTGAAGGACCAACATATTTTACTTACAAAAAAGCACACGATATAATGGTTGATGACGCCAATTCAGAGTTTGACATATTGTCTATACCCACTATAGGCCATCATTATTTAAATAAGAAAATATCTACTGAAGCAAATAAAAAAGGTCGATATCTAACAGTATTAAACTCTCCAGAATATAGTAATCATGTAGACAATACAGGTATTAACAACATACCAACTTCTGCGGGTATTATAAAAGATTATAATCACTTTTACATAGAACCTGGAGAAAGTGATGTAAATGAAAGATTTAAAACAAAACCTAATATTGGCAAGTATATAGATTCTGGTACTATGACTTCTTTAGATAGTATTAAAAATAATTATTATGATAATAGATATACGTTAAATGTTTTAAATACATCAGAAGGTTTTTTAGATAACGAGCTTTATGAAGATAAAAGATTTGTTGTTATGCCTGCGTTTATAGCAATTAAATCTTTTGCTAGTGGTATTGCTAGTGGACCAGTTGACAATGTTAATTCTTTTAATGATTCTTTAATAGAGGTAAAGAGAGTTATTAATAATTCGTTGAATTCTCCTGATACAGATGAGTATAGTAAGTTAATTAAATTTAGTCTGAAATCTGAAACAAATGCTAACTTTGTAGTTTCAAAAAGCATCTTTAATGATTCTAATATTATAAAGTTAAATTCAGGAAATACATCTTTAATAACAAGAAATAGTTTATCTAGATTTGCACATAATACAAGAATAATCTTAAATATAAAAAAGAACATAAAGTATATGATATTTCAGAATGACTTGCTGTTTAATAATAATGCAAAAGTAAATAATATAAATACTTTATTAAATTTTAGACTGAATACTTTACTTCAATCATATGTAGATCTTGGTATTATACGAGACTTTTTTGTTAAATTAAATACAGGAACATCTAACAAAGAAAAAGAAGATTATCTAGATTATATTCTTAGAAGTAGAATTGGAATATCTTTGTTTGGCAAGCTAGATAATAATATTATAGCACTTTCTTTAGATGAAATAATAAATTCTACTCAAAATAATTTAACAGAAATATCATCAATAGATATAATGATACCATCTATATAGAATAAAAACGGAGTGTATATACATGAATAATTTAGATCAGCCTATTAATCCTGCTGAAATTAAAGATTCTGGTCCGATTCAAAAGTCAAATGTTGCAAAAGATGATTTTGGGTTAGAGATTGCTGTTGAAAGCGTGCCATTACCTTCTTTGGGAATGATTTATCCTGCAGATAGTCCTCTTCATGGTCAAGAAACATTGCAGATTAGACCAATGACAGCAAGAGAAGAAGACATTTTAACTTCTCGTGCTTACATCAAGGATGGGACTGTTATTTCAAAGCTTATTGATTCTTGTCTTGTTGATAAGAGGATTAACTCTGAAGATCTTATCTCAGGAGATCGAACAGCGCTAATGGTTGCTTTGAGAATTACTGGATATGGTGCTGATTATAACATTGAAGTTTCTTGCCCAGAATGTGGTGCAACAAACAAGACAGAGTTTGATCTTTCGCAGCTACCTATTAAACGTCTAGAAGTTGAGCCTGTAGAAATTGGCGAGAATTTATTTGAAGTAGTTTTACCTGTGACAAAGAAAAGTGTTAGAGTTAAGTTTTTAACTGGTCATGATGAAAAAGAGATGATGATCATCAACGAAAGAAAGAAAAAGAAAGGCTTGAGTACAGATACAGGTATCACAGATAGACTTACTAGATGTATTGAGTCTGTTGACAGCATTACAAACAAGAATAAGATTTCTTTCTTTGTCAAGAATATGCCTGTTAGAGATTCTTTAGCTCTTAGAAAGTTCTTAGATAATCAAGAGCCTGGTGTTGTTATGAAGGGTGATCTTAGATGTAACAGCTGCTTTGAAGAAAGTGAGGTAGACCTACCAATTGGTCCTTCGTTTTTTTGGCCTGAGACCTGAAGATAAAGACATAATCTTAGAGTATATTTATGCATTAATTAGACATTTAGGCTTTACTTATTATGATGCTTATAATTTGCCTGTTTGGAAAAGAACGTGGTTTATAAACAAATATATCGCTGAAATGAAAGAGAGAAATGAAAAGAGGCAGAGGTCAAATGCGCCTCCACCTAAAAATAATGCAAATACTACAGCAAGAAGACTTTTTAATAGGAAGTAAGCCAATAATTATATATTTATTAATGATTTCTTACTGTAGGAGCTTAATGTGGAAAATAGACAAGTAGAATTACTTAGCAATATTGTTAATTTGCTTAAAGAAGGTAATCAACAAAACACAAGAGGCGGCAGATCTGTCGGCAGCTTTAGTGCTGATGATCTTGTAAAAGTCAGTGAAGCAATAAGTAAAATACCTAAAGCTGTAGACGAAACAAATAAAAAGCTTGGTGAAGTACCTAATGTAATTAGAAACGCTTCTCAAATGATGAGTGACTATGGTAAAGCTGTAGGAGGAATAGCAGTTTCAGCACAGCAGATCGACAAGTTTTCTGGAGGTTTATTAGGCAAACTATTCGATGCTACGGGAATGAAAAAAATATCTGGAAAGTTTTTAGATATAACGAAAAATATAAGATCATGGGGCTCTGCATTTAAAAATGCAGATGATGGAGCAAAAAGACTTCTAATCTCAATTGACGGGATGACATCACTAGTTGGGGGCATGTTTAAAACAATTGGTAGCATTGTAGGTTCAGCTGTAAAGGGAGTTGTTGCAATAGGCACAGGAATAACAAAGTTTATTGTAGGATCATTGTCTTCTGTTTTAACAACTGCAACAAAAATATCAAAGTTTTTAGTTACTTTACCTGTAGGTATTGCTAATAGAGCAGCAGAGATGGGTAATAAATTAAGACAAGAATTAGTTGAAGTTATTGGACAAGCAGCTGAAGACACAAAAGAGTACTTTGACTTAATGTCAAACGGCGGCAAGTCAATGACACAATTGAGAGGAATTGCAGAAGGGTCTTTGCTTTCTTTCCAGAGTGTCAACAGTACAATGACAAAGCTTTTCGGATTTGGCGCGCAAGGTGCTGCAAACATGATTAGAGAGCTGTCACAAGGCATAAATAATATGGGTATATATGCCGATGTATTTGCTGATTCTACGACAAAGTCTGCTACGTCTATAGAGTTTTTTACAAGAATGACAAAAGGCATGGGGATGGCTGCAGATGATATTGCATATGTTATGAGAGATGCAGTAAAAAATGGCGAGCACTATTACGTTACAATGACAAGAATGAAAGAAGCATCTGACGCTGCAAGTTATGAGTTTGGCGTGAATAGAAAACTTTTGTCAAAGAACTTCTTTCAATTAAGAAAAGATATCACAAACTTTGGACACCTTTCAGAAATTGAGCTTATGAAAGTAGCTGCTCGAGCAACACAAATGGGTGTTGAAATGAAAGATCTTGCAGGTGTATTTAATAAGTTCGGTACATTTGAAGATGCAGCTAATAGTGCTGCTTTGCTTTCTCAAACATTTGGAATGAATATTGACGCATTGCAGCTTATTAGAGCTGAAGATCCTATGGAAATAGTTGAAATGTTTAGACAGTCAATGCTTGCAACAGGCAGGTCTTTTGAAGATTTAAACAGGCATGAAAAATCATTGATGGCTTCTCATACAGGAATGTCTGTAGAAGCTCTCAAGACAACTATGAACTATAGAACACTTGGCAAGTCTTTCGAAGACATAAAAAAGATAATGAATGATCAAAAGCCTGAAGAGCGCCAGATAAGAGCAATGAAAGATATGTCTTCGTCAATGAAAGAGCAATTAAAGATCATGCAAAAGAAAGACTTCTTTACAGCATTTCTTGATGGTTTGACAAATACAATAATGTACGCAGGCAAGCTCGGCAAGACAATGAGAAAAGTTAGCAAAAATATGCAAAGCTTTTATGAAGAAGGTCTAAGAATTAAAAAAGAAGATTTAAATAAAATCCTAGAGCCTTTTGACGAAGTATTAAATAAAATAAATGATGCATTTAGCGTTGATAGTCTAAGATTGTTAAAAATGCAAGTTGTTGAAAACGTAAAACTTTTCGTACAAGATATAATGGACCCACAACTATGCTTAACAGGAGCTAGCTGGTTTGACATACAGCGAAAATGGGATAATAAAATTAGTGGCTTGTTTAGCTTGCAAAGGTTGTTAGATGATCAAGGATTCATTGGTAAACTTGTTAAAGCATCTGGCCAAATGATTCAATACATAATTAGAGCTATAGCTCTAGCTGGCCCTGGAATTGTTAAAGGTTTAGGCAATGCTTTTGAAGGAGTAGTCAATTGGCTTACGTCAGGAAAAATAAGTGAAGCAGTAAATATTGATACTTTTGCTCAGTTTTTAGGTATGAGTACAAAAGATTGTAATCAATTGTTAGAAAGACTTAAAGCTTCTTTTAACTCAATAAAAGACTATTTGTTTGGGCCAGAAGAAAAAATGGCATATGAAAAAGGCTTTGGGTCTATGATTGATAATTCTTTAACGCTTTTTCCTACGAAAATACAAAAAGTAGCAAGAAAAAAAGGACTTTTTGAAAGATTAGGAGATAAGTTTAAAGAAGTATTTAAGATCAAAGAAGGCGATGGAATATTTTCAAGTTTGTTTGATAGCTTAACAAAAAAAATAAAAGAACTTTCAGAAAACAAAAAAATACGTGATTCTCTTGAAAATATAGGAGAGCATATTATGAAAGGCATGTCAAAAGCTTCAAAATCAATTGGAAAAATGGTTGACGCAATAATGACATCAGCTAAGTCTTGGTTAGAAAAAAACGGTTATATAACTAGATCAAAAACAAAGCTGACAAAGGAGGAAGCTGAAAGAGCTAATGTAAGTAAAGGTACAAGCCTGAGCAGAACTCAAAGCCCTACAACGGGAGAAAATCTTTTAAATAAAGCCCGAAAAGCTAGAAGTGGAAATGTTGGAGCAGTTATAAACAGTGATCAAAAACCAAACACAGATCCTCGAGATATTTTAGGATTTTCTAGCAGTAGTGCCATGGTAGATTCTGCTTATAAAGGTGGCACTCTCCTTACAAACAACGCTTTTAAAGGAGGCACAAAGGCTGCAGCGACAACTCTTGGCAAGTTTAAAAATGCAGCAAAAGCAGCTGGAAAAGCTGTTCCTCTTTTAAATGTTGGCGTTGAGGCTTATCTAGGAAATGCAAATTATCAGTCTGCTGTAAACTTAATTGATCATTTCGTATCAGAAGGCGCGATCACTGAAGCCCAAGGTCTAGCTATTCTTGATGAAGCTTTGAGTGATCAAACTACAAATTCTGCTTGGTCAGCGTCAGCTTCAACCATAGCCGGCATTGCTGGTACAGCTCTCGGTGCAGGTTTCTTTTCAGCTTTAACTGGTCCAATAGCTGCAATGGCTGGTGACTATTTAGCTAGTGAGACAGCAGCTTTTTTTGGCTCACCTCAAGCCGATGAATCTGCATTTTTAGGTCTTAAAGATATAATGAAAAATAGCGAGGTCTTTAAAAACATGATGAGTCAACTTAAAAGATCACAAGGAGTTCCAGCTTTAAACGAAGGGTTAAATGAAGTGTTAGGAGAAAATCAAACATCAATGTCGTGGGTTGCTCTCCAAAACAGTAATATGAGTGACGATGATTTTAAATATCAGTATAATACCAATGCTAAAGCATATATGAGAAATACAACTCTTAATGATCTAGCCTCTTACGGCGGTGATAGTGGAAAGTTAGACAGAGAAGATGTTGTAGCACTAATTGAGAGAGTAAAAGAAGACAATAAGGATGCTAAGGAAGTTATGAAAAGTTTGAAAAATTTTCTTGAAGCAGGTAGTGGTGATCCTCAAGTTATCGTAACAGTTGATGGTTATGCTTTAACTTCACATATAACAACGTTGCAAAGACGTCAAGCTCAAGATCCTTCAAATAACACTGGAACTGATTCTAGGTATGGTTCAAGAAATCTAGGTGCTGAAACACGATAAGAGATTGATATGTATAAAGTTGATGTAAGACAAAAAATAGATGAAATGAGATTACCAGAATTGATTGCGCAAGCACTTTCTAAAAAACTTGATAAACCATATGAGGAGATATTAAAGTTAATGCAGGAGAGGCTTGATAAAAAAATTGATGAAGTTGAAAACAATTTATCAGCTGTAGGTAAGGCAAAAGATATAAGTATAGATAATCCGAAAGATCTCGATGATTTCTTAAAAGATAAAAAAGTTATTAAAGGATAATAGAAAATGCCAAAGTATATTCTCAACACAAAGGGTAAAATTGTTGAAAGAGATAGTCCTGATTCTGAAAGGGATGCTACAGAGTTAGCAGGAGAATATACAGGTAAAGCTGGCTCATATTATGAAGATAAAATTGGTGGTGTTTTATCTAATGTTAATTTGCCATTCACTACATCTGCTGCTAGTCTTCTAAATTCAGGTAATGATGAAAAAAAACATACAATAGGAAGTGTTACACCTAGTTTTACTAATTTACCAAATGGTGAAAATGATATATTTCCAGAGAGAAAAGATAATAACTTTTTGATTAATCCATCTTTTGGTGCTGATAAGCCTGTAAAATTTCATAAAAACTTTAATGATTACTTAAATAGCGAAGATCCTCCTAAACTTAGCTCTCATAGCTCTATATTCGCAGATGAGCTTGAAATGATAGCAGGACTTGAATTTAATAGTTTTGGAGTAACTGACTTTTCTAGACTTCTGTTTGTCTTTGATTATATTTTTGAAGCAATAGCTTATATTGCTGTTATAGAAGGTATATTAGCTACAGAAAAATTAATTGTAGGTAGTGATGGCAAAACAACAAACGATGTCATGGAAGACTATCAAATGGAACTAGGTAATTATGGTCCTGTAAGTTATAATGTGCTTTCTAGATTCATATATGATGTTCTTCAATATCCCAAAGACAAGAGAAGTACAGGAATAGATGAAAGAATAGGAGCTTTTATTGTTGGTTTATCATTCTATGTAAATTCTGACCCAAAGTTTTTTATGAAAAAGTTCGGATCAGAATTGCACAAAAAAGAATCAAAAGAAAAAAGGCAACTAGCAAGTGGTATAAAATATCTGCCCATAATATCAGAAATTGCTTATTATTTTATAGAAAGTATTTCAACATTATCTAAAATAGGTCAAAATAGACTTTTTATGTTGATTAGAAGATTTCATCAAAAAGCAGACTGGCATAAAAATGTTTTATATAAAGCAAAGTCAAAGAGTCCAGAAAACTTTGTTGATAAGTTTATTGTTGAGTTAAACTACTATTATGTAAAGTTTATTATAGAGAGAATGAATATAGGCCTAAAGTTAAAAAACTACTATAAACATTTAGATGGTAACACAAAAAAATTTAATAGATCAGCAAGGCTTAAAGATAGCTCTAATGGTTTAAATATTTTAAAGTACGATAGGAGTAGTAAAACTTTAAAAATAGAAGATTTTGTCTCTAATAATAATCATATAAAAAACAAAAATGAAACAAGACAAAGTATGTCAAACTCAGCTCTACCTCAAGCTTTCATTTTACCTGATTCTTTTATACGAAGTATGGGTGTAAAAGAAAGCACAGATGGAAATGTAAAGTTGTTCTCAAAAGCATTTGCTGAAGAGCATGTGAGTTCATATTTTATTAATACTAGTAAAAGTCAAGAAAGACTTTCACCGCAAGTAGTTGCTGAGATGGAAGAATACTACGAAAAAGAAATGATGCCATTCTACTTTCAGGATTTAAGAACAAATGAAATTATTGGGTTTCATGCCTTTATTGACTCTATAACAGATAACTTTAACCCTAATTACAACCCTACAAAGGGATTTGGTAGAATTGATGCAGTTCAGCATTATATTGATACAACAAGAAACGTTAATGTTACGTTTACATTAGCAGCTATGTCCAAAGAAGATCATGATTTAATGTGGTATCAAATAAATAAAATTGTATCTATGTGTTATCCACAATGGTCAGAAGGATTTAAAAAGAAAACAAAAGATGGCGAAAAAGTAACAGAAGATCAATTTGGTAAAGTTTTTCCTTTTACTCAAGTTCCTACAGCTTCACCTTTAATAAGAATGAGAATAGGTGACGTGATAAAGTCAAACTATACAAAGCATGCAATTGAAAAACTTCACGGCAGCGGTAACAAAGAATATATTCCAGAAGATCGAATGGGAAAAGCAATTGTTGATCAAAAAGCTACTGAATATTATCTTTTGCCAGGTGAGTATAAGAGATTTGATGCTAATACTTTTCATATAGTAAAAGAGTTGCTATTTTTAGATCCAATTCTTTTTAGAATAGAACATCAAGGCAATGAAAAGTTTTCTACAATAGATTTTGGGCAAGATGGTAAAGTTGAAGTTGATAATAAAAGCATAGTAGAGTATATAAAACCAGTCTTTGTAAAACAAGTTTACAAAGAGAAAGACTATCAAAAATACACAAAAGCCTTTAAAGATTATACAAAAGCTTATGATAAAGCTGACAATGTAAATAATCCTGTAACAGCTGCGTATGAGACAACATTAGGAAAGGGTTTGGCTGGCTTTATAACAATGTTGGATGTTAATTATAATGATCAATTATGGGAAACAGAAGTTGTAGGGTCAAAAGCGCCTAAGCTTGTTAAGCTAACTATTAACTTTGCACCTATACACGACATACCACCTGGGCTTGATGCAGATGGATCAATGAGAGCTCCTGTTTATAATACTGGACGCATTATTAACACAATGTATGGTGATGTATATGATAAAAAAGAAGTTAAAAACAGAGACTAAAGGAATAGCAAATGCCTATTAGAAGATATGTTAGATCAACAGGTGGAGAGTTAAGTATATCAAACGAGATATATAGAGCTGTTCAGAATAATACAATATCTTTCAAAACTCAAACAACAACATCGGGTGATAGACTAGATCATATAGCATTTAAAGAATATAAAGATGCACAATATTGGTGGATTATTGCTGCAGCAAGTGGAATAGGTTGGTGGTTACAAGTACCTGAAGGTGTTGTTTTGAATATTCCTACAAATCTTGACCAAGTTGAAAATCTAAGTGAGAATCTATAATGACAACGGGCCCAGACAAATTAACAGCTTCAAAAGAAATTGATAAAATTAATTATGGCAGATCTTTTAATGTATTAGAAAATGCTAACGCTAGCGATTATTTGCAATCATTTTCTTACGAGGAAATTATTAAAAGAAATTTTAATAAAAAAGACTCAGAGCTTAATCAAATGAGCAGAGATTCAAAAGACAAGTTTTTTGTCATGTTGTCAAATATATTCCAATCTGTAACAACAAAAGGATTTACTACTTATGAAATTGTAGAATACATTAGTGATTCTATGAAAGAAATAAGTGGTAAAGATAAAATAATAATTAAAAGTGTCCTAAGCAATACATTGGCAGTTTTCCATAAAGATTACTCAACTGATCCTAATATAAACGATGAAGTAGCAAAATTAATACTTTACTCAAAAGGCTCAGAAGTACAAAATCAATTCGGTACTGCTAATGGTCAAAAAACAGATGATTATAATACATCAAAATTAATAAACTTTGATACTGATGACAAGACTAAGTCTAAAAAAACAGAAAAAGATAAAAGTATTTTTTCAAAACTAAATACAGAGCATCAAAGCCCTAGGAAAGATGCTCCTTCACTTTCTGTTGTTATGTTGAATGATAGAAATTTAAGATGTGGCACAAGAAATGCTTTAGAAATATCTTCTTTTTTTAATTTAATTACAACATTAGAGTATGCTAAAGCTTATCCGTTTTTCAATGCAACATTTATCCTACCAAATCAATCCAAGCAAGATGTAACAAATATATTTAAAACAGCTACACTAAATCAATTTATGTTTGGTTCAAGGAAAGAAGGCACTACTAGCAGCTATAAAGACTTTGAGGGTGCTATAGTAAAAGATGACGATAAAATAGGCGTAAATACAAATCTTTCAGTTTTCATGCATCCACAAACAATGGTTAATATGAATGAGAAGACTGGTCATAGAGATGTTTATAATTCTAAAGATAAGCGCCTTAGAATAACTTCTATTCATGACAAAACAAGGCCTTTTATGACGCTTAAAGACTTTACTATTGATGTGTCCCCAACTAAAGGTCTAATGTCTTTTAAGACTGGTAAAATATCTTTAGTTTTGCACGATAGAACTAGAATGGCAGATATTGCGCCTTTTATTAAACCAGATTTATTTGGTGCTTTTGGCGCTGAAATTGCAGTTGAATATGGCTGGATACACAATAGCGGACAAGAAAAAGACAAAAATGGTAACTTTATAAATCCTATTGGCGCTTTTTTAGATTCTTCTAGATGCATTGAAAAGTATATTATCGTAAACTCACAGTTTACAATTGAAAACAATGGTCAAGTAAACATAAATCTTTCAATAGCAATGAAAGGACCAGTTGATGTTAGACAGACAGAGATATTTTCTGATGCTGAAAAGCTTGTTCAAAAAAATAAATTTGATTCTGCTTACACAAGATATTCAGAATTAATTTTTGAATTAAAAAAAATAATTGGAGGTAGCGCTTCTCCTTTTAACTTTAATACAACAGTTAGCAATGCTAGCAACTTATTTCAGGGTAAAACTGTACAAAAGAGAAACGTTAAAAGTTTAAAAAGTGCTATTAGAAAAATCGATAGTGCTATATCAACTTTTAATAAATTTGCACTTTCTGATGATAAACACATTATATCTTCGAAAAACGCAGCGATCCCTCCCGCCAAAATAAATGCAATGACACCTTATTTTAGCGGTATTACAATTTCAAGCAATGCAACTTTTAATAATAATAATCAAATAGTAGTAGGTGAAAATGAAGCAGAAAGTGTATATTCTTTACTTTCTAGTATTAAAACACAAATTTCAAGAATTAGAACGATTCTTAGAGGCTTTGTAATATCTATTGACAGCTTTGAAGAGAGAATTCAAAACTATACAAAGTCTTTAATTGGTGGCACAGAAAGTGAAATGTTTAATGACAAAGTCTTTGCAAAAGATAATGAAGCTCTGTTACCAGCATCTTATAGTCATAAAAACTATATAACTCTTGGAACATTTATTTCTTCGTTAGTAGGCACTCATATGGTATCTACAGAAAAATATGACGAAATACAGCTCATATTTCATACAGTTAATGAAAAATCTGGTTTAGCAGGAAAGAATAATTTAAACATTGCATCATTACCTATAAAAAAAGATTTTCTTGAAGCTTTTTTAAGAAATCTTTTTGAAAAAAATGCTAGACTAACTCTTGAGTCACTCATAAGTCAAGTAATTATTAATTTTGTTTTAACAAAAGACAACCCATATTATGGCTTGAGTGATATTTTTTCTAGAAAAGAATTTAACTCCCCCGTTAAAGAAAGTTCGCCAAAAAGAAAGAGAGCAGTTAAAGATACACCAGACGAAAGACTTAACAAGATATACTATGGCGATGACAAGGATTCATACGAAAAAAATCCACAGTTTATACCACCTTCAGTGCATTTGACATTTGATACTTTAACAAACCCAGACAACGATTCTTTTGAAAGAACTATATGTAGAATTACTGTATATGATAGAAATGATAATCCGTATCAAGAACTTTCAAATATATATAATAGTAATATAAAAAAAGACTTCAATAGGATAAATGCACTTTCTAGATTGATAAACAAACAAAAAAATATTGAATCTAAAATAAAAGCTTATGAAAGCACAAGGCCTAGAACAAGAAGAGATAGAAGAAGTAAAAAGAAAAATCTAACAAAATTAAAAAAAGAATTAGCTAAACATAACAAAGGATCAATAACAGATATACAAACAAAAGTTTTAGAGTTAACTGAAGGCCAAGATGCACTTTTTGAGCAAGTAACAGAAAATGGTGAAACTTTTTATAGATTTAGAGAAGGTGTACAATTTACTGATTTAAAAGAAAAGTATAAATATATAATACCTTCAGCTACGTTTGCAACACAGAATACTGCTCTTATTAGTGCATCTGTTGCGACAGTAAACGAAGCTAAGTTAAATACTGTTTATATAACAAGAGCTGATAGAAATAAAACATCTGAGTTAAACCAAAATGTGTTGGTTGATATGCCTTTGAGGATATTACCAGCCCAAGCAAGCGTCGAGATGTTTGGTTGTCCATGGGTTAACTTCGGTCAGTATATTTTTCTTGATTTTGAAACAGGCACAACAATTGACAATACGTATGCAGTTACAGGCATACAACATACAATAACTCCTGGCAAGTTTACAACACGTCTTTCGTTGAGTTATGGTGATGTATATGGAAAATATGAAGGATTTGCTGATACGTTTAGTCAAGCAATAAATAAGCTTCCGAAGACCCCTGATACTAAGCAAGAAAAAACAAAAAAAACGCAGGGCAAGAAGAAACAAAATGAGCCACAAATAGCAAAAATGTCTACAACAAAAATTTCAGATTTGGAAGATAAGACAACACAAATTACAGAAATGCCTACAACACAAATTACAGAAATGCCTACAACACAAATTACAGATTTGGAAGATAAGTCAACACCACTTAGAAATATAACAGAAATACAAAAAATTAAATTAGCTAAAAAAAATAAGAAAGTTCGTACAATAACGCAAAATATTTTTGAATTTTCTATTGAAGACATTTTTAAAATAAATACTCCTGAAATTTTTGTTGATTTTTTAAGAATATTTAGTATCAGTCATGAAGGCAATGATATTTTAAATGCTAATGCTATTTTTAATTTTATAATAGGTGATAAGAATAAAAATAGCAAATTAATTAATAAAATTATTAAAAACTATAATATATTAAATATTATAATTACTAAAGATAAAAATGCTAAAAATGTTTCATTTAAATCGAAGATCGTAAACAAAAAAAATAAAATAAGAACTTCTAATGCCAGATTTAATAGCAGACAACTTAAAGATAATTTTAAACAAATTTTAATTGACATTATCTGTCCTACAGATATTGCTGACTTTAGTATCACTTTAGATTTTGTTATTAATGCTATTAATAATGATTTTATAAAAAACAAAGTTAAACTTAATAATGAACGCAATTATTCTAGGCTTGAGAAAATAGATGAAAAAGGTAGATTATTTAATAGCTATGATTCAAAAAATCATATAATTAAAGAAAAAATAAGAAAAACAGTATACGATGATCCTGAAAATAATTTGCAAGATGATGATTACTATAAGTACATGTTTTTAATAGTAGAAAAATATAAAAATTATGAAAATTTTTCAATTAAAACAAGAGACTTTAGTAGTATATTAAATATTAATTTAAACTACAAAGAATCTAGTAATTCTTTTATCTTTAGTTACAAGCTAAAACAAGACATAGATAATTTTGGAAAACTTTTTGTACCTAGAGATATTTCTAAATCTATTGAATTAAGCAAATTAATAAATGTCCCAAATTCTTTATATCTTAAAGAATTTATTCAAAAGAAAAAAGACAATAATTTTTTAATTTTACTGAAAGATGAATCAGGTAAAAAATATTTTAAACTTTTTGATAAACAAGCAAAAGACACAAAATTCAATGAAAAAGAAATTTTTATTTCATATGCTAAAATGTATCATCTAATATATGAACAAAAGTTTAAAATGATTTATTCACAATTTGAAATTACAAAAAATCAAAAAGATATGCAAGTCTATCTTGAACAAAATTATATGCTAATACCAGAAAAACCTGTAGATTTAAAAGTTAAAGAATTATCTATATTCAATGTTAAAGGTTATAGCTTAAATTTAATTGAAATTAACAATATTATGAAATTACAACAATCTAGTCGAATGGTAAGAAATATTATTGTAAGAAAATCTATAAATAAATATGAAGTAAATGCTGCGTGGAAAGCCATTTTTAGTTTAGGTGAAGAAATTACAACACTAGAAAACTTTTTTATAATCAAGATTAAAGAAGAAGATTTATCTGAAGTGATAAGTGCAATTGTATTAAAATTATCAGATAGGATCTATAGAGAAAAATTTAAGCATATTTTAGCTGCTCTTACAACATACAGCGAAATAAAACTTGGCAAATCATATGTTTTAAATTAAATGTAAATTTAAACTTTAAATTATAATATACGATATATGAATATTGATAATTTAAAGTTATATAAAATAAAAAGATTAGATAAGTATAAAAAATATACTCACTTTTTTAATTGCATATATGAAAGTTGTTTTGACTTATTAGAAACTTTACCTAAAAACGTAAAGTTAGAATATGAAGAAGATCTAATATGCTCAATAAATGAAGCAGAAAATTTAGATAAAGAATCAGACTATTTAAATAAGTTTAAAAGCTATAACTTTCTATTTGACAATTTAAATGCAGGAAAAATTAATGCTTTGACGTACAAAGCTTTTCTAGAAGTAGAGCAAAATGAAACAATTAAAAGTATACTAAGAACGTTTAAACCTGTAGATTCGTATGCTAAAAAAGTATCTTATAATAGAGTTAGCAACGTATCAGGTCGGCTTGTTGTAAATAACGGGCCTAACATACTAACACTACCAAAAAGATGCAGATCTATTCTTGAGTCAAGATTTAAAAGTGGAAAAATAATGAGTGTTGACTTTAATGCGCTAGAGCCTAGGCTATGCTTAAAGTTAAACAATAAAGACACAGAAGGTGACATATATAATTTAATAAATAACATGTTAGAGTATGATGATATTGATAGATCTGTTATTAAAAGAGCCATAATATCAGTTTTGTATGGCGCACATTATTCTTCTTTAAAAAATATATCTCCTGAGAAGGCAAAAGAAATATTTGATTGTATTAAAGAGATGTTCGGAGTTAATAATATACTTGAAATATCAAAAAACATAGATTCTCTTGGGTTTAGAAGAAACTATTTCGGTAGACCTTTATGGAATCTAGAAGAAGACAAAGAGCATATATTAATAAATAATTATATACAGTCATCAGCTGTAGATATTGCATTGACTTATTTTACAGATCTGGTTAAAGAAGTAGATAATAATTTAGCTGTTCCTTTGTATATACTTCATGATGCTATTATATTCGATGTTTCAGATGAGTATTCAAATAATTTTGTAAATATTATTAAAAATGGGTATAATAATGACAAACTTGGTAAATTTCCTCTAAAGATAGAAATATTTAATCATAATATTAGAGGAGAATAAAAATGAATAACGTTAAATCACATGTATTACATCAAGTAGCAGCAAGATATATTTGTGGAAAACAAGTTGAATTATCTTTAGAAGGAAGCAATATCCAGCTAGAGTGCTTTCAAGACTTGCTAGAAACATCAAAGATCTTGAAAGAAACATTAGATAACGAAAACAATCTAGATAAAGTTAAAAGCTTGCTAGAAAAGAAAAAAATATTAACCAAAAAATTTCAAAATTTAACAGGGATTACATGGAAGCTTTAAAGCAAAGAAACATCGAAAAACTTTGGACAAACTATACAAAGCTAGCTAGCTTTTTAAAAGACGAAAGTTTTGAAAAGTTACTAGAAGAGCAAGGGCAAAGAATCATTGAGTGTTCTTACTCGCAAAGAGCAAAAGAACCTTTTTGTGGCATTGGTGGACTTGTCGAGTATTCTTTAGAATTACTTAAAACAGCGAAGACATTAAACGAAGCTCTAGGATATCAAGTTTCGCCAAATAGTCTAATCAAAGCATCATTCATTTCAGATATTGGAAGGATTGGAACATTACAAGAAGAACGATTTGTAATATGCACATCTGATTGGCACAAGGAAAAGCTAGGGCAGTTTTACGATTGGAACGAGAATTGCGAAAAATATGTAGTTCAAGACATGTCATTATGGTATGCGCAGAAATACCAGATTGATCTCAGCTGGAATGAATGGCAGTCTGTATTATTATCTAAAGATTTTGCAAACGATGAAAACAGGTTTTATTCTGATTATCGGTGCAGATTATCTATTGTATTAAACATGGCTAAGCAAGCTGTGTTAAAAAATGAAAAAGATACTGTAGATGGATTCTATACATTGCCTTTTTAAGTTAATATATATGTATAAGTCTAAAGAGGTTTAATATGCATAAAGATTTATACGAAAAGATTCTAAAAGAGTTACTTGATTTAAATGAGTTTAGCTCAATGGGTGGAGGAGCTGTTGGTGGAGTTTCTACACCATTAGGTACAGTCACTACAGCTGGAAAAGGTGGGGGCGGTATATATAAAAAGTCAACAGCAACTGATAAGCAGCATAGATCAAAAGGTAAAAAGAAAAAGACATATAACAGATCTGTTCAATGGTATCTTAAAAATGGAGGAGAAAAAGGTAGAAAACGATCGTTAAAAGAAAGTTTGAGTTTCTTATTTGAGGGCAAAACACCGCAATTAGAAAACTTATCTAAAGATCAGATTTTAGCATTTATTGAGCACATGTTGGGTAATGCTGTAGAAGGCTATGAAATAGATATGACTGAAAAGTTTAGTGGTCAACACGTTTCAGTTTTAGTTGGGCCTACTCAATATAGATATAGTAGAAGACAAAGAAAAACTGTATCTAAAGGCCCGATGGTTTTTGTTGCAATAAAGCAAATGTTTGATGACGTAAAGAAAAAGCTTATAAGTAAAGGTAAACCGTCAACGAATATTGATGTTATGAAAGCAAAGTTTAGTGACATATATACGCCTGAAGAATTTGCAAACAGTAGAGCTAGCAGAAGAAATCAATATGATTGGTATAGATTCCTTAACAAAAAAGGTGCATCAGGCGCAATTCTAAACGCTTTTAAGCACTCTTACCCACACAAACTCCCGTCAGGAACATACAAATACTTTGGAATAGAGTCTCTAAAAGCTGATGATAGAAAAGGCGACTATATTTCATATAATATTCAAGGAAGAAAAGAATACGCTGTTGTATACTCTGGCGACTTCACTGAAGACGATGCTAAAGCTATGACAAACCCAAGATATAATATTACTTTTATGAGTCCCGAGCAAGCTTCAAGATTCCCTCAAATTACTGAAGATTATATACAACAGCTAAACAGTATTAAGCAGAAAATTGAAGATTATGCTGGTAGAGCATTTAAAAGATTTGTAGCTGAAGAAGTAAAACCACAAATAGCAGACTTGTTAATGTCTTCACTGGGAGGATCTTTGGTTGCTCAAGACTCACCATTTGAAGGCTTGTTTGTTTCTATAAAAGATCAGATTGGATTTAAAATACCTAATCCTTCTTACAGAGACTTGCAAAGAATACAGTCACCATTTGCTGCAGCATTTGACAAAGATTCAATTGACACAAGAAAAGCAGCAAGAAGTTTACTTGAAGTTGCTAAAGCTATTAGTACAGAAAATGCTAATGACATAACAAGCAGTGAAGTAAGAAAAACATCAACTGGATATCACATTTTAAACTATTTTGCAACACTTAGTAATTTAAAACTTCAGCTATATCTAAGAGTATTCTTTTCTCCACAAGAGTTTAATCAATTAACACAAGAATTAGCTAGCTTAATCAAGAATCCTACAGCTTCTTTATCAGGTCAAATAATTAATACTATATCTTATAAAGTAAAATCAAAAGACTGGCATGTAACAACAGATCAAGATTCATATGAAAATGAAAATGTCCAGACAATATCAGCTTCTTTAAATACACTTCTGCGAAAAATAGAAGAAATTAAAAATTTAAGATAAATTCACGTGTAAATTAAATAATAATATACTATAATGGCAACATGATTGGTAGCCATTCAACCAATTAAAAATTAACAAATTAAAATATAAAATTTATAAAATTATGAGAGGACAATATAATGGCAATTGACATGAACGCAATTCGTAAGAAGCTTAACCAACTTAGCGGACAGAATTCAAAAAAGAATACAATGTGGCGACCTGAAGAAGGCACAGAATCAACTATTCGTCTTATGGCCTATCCTGATAATGATGGACAGCCGTTTAAAGAGCTTATGTTCTATTATAATATTGGTAATAACCCAGGATTACTTGCACCTTACCAGTTTAGCAAGCCAGATCCAATCCAAGAGTTGATTACAAAGCTCCGTGATGAAGGTTCGAAAGAATCTTACGAGCTAGCAAAGAAGCTTTATCCGAAAATGAGATGTTACGCACCTGTAATTGTTCGCGGTGAAGAAGAAAAAGGCGTTCGGCTTTGGGCATTTGGAAAGACTGTTTACCAGACTCTTCTCAATTATATGCTTGATGAAGACTATGGTGACATTACTGATCCTACTGAAGGTCGTGATGTAAAGGTTATCTGTACAAAGAACCCAGGACAAATGTGGACAACTACAGATGTAAGACCTCGAGGCAAGGAAACTCCATTGTCAGAAGATCAATCACAAACAAAGAAGTGGATGGATAACATTCCAAATGTAAATGATTTATTTGAGCTTAAGCAGTATGAAGAGCTAGAGCGAATTATCAATGCTTGGCTTAATGATGATGAAGAAGACAAGGAAGAAACATCACGAGGTGGTTCTTGGGGCAAAGACAAGCCCAATGAAAATAAAAAGGATGACTCTCCTGATGCTATTAATCAAAAGTACGGCGATCTAGATGCAGCATTTGCTGATCTTGAAAGTCTTTAAGGGGTAGTAGTTAGAAAACATGGCTAAAAAGAAAAAGTCTGTAGAAAAAGAACAGTTAGATGACTTTACATCTGATTTAATTAAGTCCTTAAACAAAGAAAGAGGTTCTAGAGTAGCTTACAATCTAAGCACAGATGACTCTCCAACACATGTAAACAGGTGGATTAGTACAGGGTCTAAGCAACTAGACTACATGATATCTAACCAGAAAGACGGAGGTCTGCCAGAAGGCAGAATTGTAGAAATCTTTGGACCACCTAGCATTGGAAAGTCTCATATTGCAACTCAGATTGCAAAGTCTACACAGCAAATGGGTGGAATAGTTGTATATATCGACACAGAAAATGCAACATCAGTAGAAAACTTAAGATCACTTGGTGTTGACATTAAGAAAAGGTTTGTATATGTAGATACACATTGCACTGAAGAAGTATTGTCAATTGCTGAAAGCACTATTATTAAAGCAAAGGCAATGGATAAAGATGTTCCTGTTACTATTATATGGGATTCTGTCGCAGCAACTTCGCCTAAAGCAGAGTTATCAGGTGACTATGACCAGAATTCTATTGGATTACAAGCTAGAGCTATTTCTAAGGGTATGAGAAAGATTACAGGTGTAATTGCAAACGAAAAAGTTCTAATGGTATGTCTAAATCAGATTAGAACAAAAGTAGGCGTATTATACGGTGATCCAACAACAACGCCCGGAGGAATGGCAATACCTTTCCACAGTTCAGTTAGAATTAAGTTGGGTGCTGGTTCTCAAATTCTTAATAAAAACAAAGAACCTATCGGAATAAACGTTTCAGCAAAGACTATTAAGAATAAAGTCTCAGCGCCATTTCGTAAATGCGACTTTGAAATTCACTTTGGTAAAGGAATTAAAGAGCATGAACAGGTTTTTGACTTATTAAGAAAACATGGAGAAGATCAAGTTGATAACTATAGTATTGAAATAAGTGGTGCTGGTGCATGGAAAAATTTATTAGTAACGACTTTAGATACAGGTGATGTAATTGCAGAAAAGAAATTTTATAAAGCAGACTTTCATGAAATTATTTCTCATCCAGAGTATGGTCAATACGTAGACATGCTTTTAGAAAAAGTTATGATTAGAAAGAACGAAACTGAAGATCCTGATATTGATCCAGAGAGCTATTCTGAAATAGCTGCTGTTGCTGATCACATTATTGACACTGATGATGAAGCATTTGACATGTTAAAGTAAGGTATATGCAAAACAAAAGGCCTGTAATTTATATAGATGGCTTGAATGTTTTTATGCGTCACTTTGCGGCTAATCCTGCAAAAAGTTTAAATGGTCAATTATGCGGAGGAATATTTGGTTTCCTTAGAAACATTGACCATTTATGCAGCAAATTTAATCCTATTAGAGTAATTGTTGCATGGGAAGGGGGAGGCTCATTGAAAAGAAGAGCAATAGACCCTAACTATAAAAATGGCAGGCGACCCGTAAAACTAAATAGAAGCTACTATAGTGAAGTTCCTAACACAGTTGACGATAGAAATAATCAATTAAAAGTACTTATTGAAATTCTTTACGAAACGCCAGTAACTCAAATATACGCGAGCGATTGTGAAGCTGATGATGTGATATCGTATCTTGTTAAAACAAAAAGAACAGACCATAGAAAAATAATTGTGACATCAGACAAAGACTATTATCAGTTAATAGACAAAGACACAACTATTTGGTCTCCAAATAAGAAGAAATTAATAGATGAAAAATATGTATTAGACAAGTGGAATATAAGCACGCAAAACTTTTGCCTAGCAAGATGTTTTGTTGGTGATAAAAGTGACGGCCTTAAAGGTGTTAAAGGAGCTGGGTTTAAAACTATGGCAAATCGATTTCCAGAATTAAGTACAGTAAAGGAATTAACAATAGATGATATAATTAATGAGTCAAATAAAAAAGTTAATTCTAGTTGTAAAATAAAGCTATTTGATAATATAATAAATAGTGAGAAAACAATTAGAATTAACTGGAAATTAATGTATTTAGACTCTCTTATGTTAAGCGCCGATCAAGTTAAAAAAATAAACTATCAATTTGAAAATAAGGCATCTAAAACTAATAAAATGAAAGTTTTAAAAACGATAAATAGAGAAGGCCTGAATTCTTTTGATATACATTCTTTTCTAATTTCAGTAAATTCATGCTTAAGGGACAATTATTAATGAGTCAAAAAAGAAACTTTGCCAAATTTGGTAAACCTTTTCAAGAAAAAGTATTTCAATCAATGATTACTGATACTACGTGGTCAGCTCAAATGATTGAAGTTGTCAACCCAGATTATTTTGATTTAAAATATCTTTCTTTCTTGTGCGAAAAATATTTTGCATATTACAATAAATACAAGACTTTTCCAACATTAACTATTTTAATTACAATAATCAAAGAAGATCTATCTAAGTCTAAGGACATTGTCCTAAGAGATCAGATTATTGAATTTCTTCATAGAATGAAATCAAATCCAGACGTTGGTGATTTGCAATATGTAAAAGATAAGTCATTAGACTTTTGTAAAAGGCAAGCTTTTAAAGATGCTTTAGAAAAAAGCGTTGAGCTCATACAAACTGAAAAGTATGAATCTGTCCTAGGCATCATGAAAGAAGCAATATCTGTTGGCATGCCCAATTCTACAGGTCACAACTTCTTTGATGATATAGAAGCTAGATTTGTACAGATTAACAGGCTTGTATGTCCGACAGGTCTAGAAAGATTAGACGCAAAAGATATACTTCGAGGAGGATTAGGTAGAGGTGAACTTGGTGTTATAGCAGCAAATACAGGCGTAGGCAAGTCTCACTTCTTAGTAGACATGGGATGTTCTGCTATGAGAGCAGGCAAAAATGTAATACACTATACTTTTGAGCTTTCTGAACATGAAACAGGCAAAAGATATGATTCTAATCTTTGCGATATTCCAAGCAATGAAGTTATAGAAAGAAAAAAAGAAGTTATTGACAAGTATAGTAAAATGGAGCTTGGTAAACTAGTCATTAAAGAATACCCAACAGGTTCTGCAACAGTTCTTACTCTAAGGAATCATATTGAAAAACTAACTCTTAAAGGATTTAAACCAAGTCTTGTAACTGTAGATTACGCTGATGTAATGAAATCTTCAAGAGCATATGATTCTTTGCGGCATGAGCTAAAGCTTATCTATACAGAGCTTAGAAATCTTGCTGTTGATCTTAACATTCCAATTTGGACAGCATCTCAAGCTAATAAAGATTCTTCAAAAGCAGATGTTGTAGGCTTAGAAAACCTTGGCGAGTCATATGCTAAAGCACAAGTAGCTGACGTTGTATTGTCAATCAGCAGAAAGCCTATGGAAAAGTCAGAAGGAACTGGAAGAATATTTGTTGCAAAGAATAGAGCAGGCAGAGATGGTCTGTTATTTCCTATCAATATAGATACAGCAAAGTCAAAATTTAAAATATTAGACGATTCAGAACTAACATTAAACGAAGCTGTTAAACAAGATAACAACAGTATGAAAGAAAAACTTCGAGAGAAGTGGAAAGAAGTAAATCAAAAAGATGGTTAACATTTATTGTAACAAAGAGCTAGAAAAAACTTTATTTAATAATGACGTAAATGAATATGCGCCTGCTTATAATAGTGAATCTGCGGGATTAGATCTATACAATGCTTCAGACGATGTTGTTATAATGCCTCAAGATTTTGGCTATAGAGGAGAACTAATTAAAACTGGACTTCATGTACTTGTCCCAAAAGGATATGTAGCTATAGTAAAAGAAAGAGGATCAATTACTAAGACACCTTTAAAGTGTAGAGCAGGCGTAGTTGATAGTGGTTATACAGGAGAAATATTTGTAAATCTTGTAAACATTAGTAATCAAGAGTTTACAATTAAAAAAGATGGCAAACTTCCCGTTCAACTTGTTGTTGTTAAATGTGACAATGAGTTTGACGTAATTGACGAAGAAGAATATTTAAAACTATCCCTTTCTTCTAGCAGGAAAGCCGGGAAAATAGGAAGTTCAGACTAAAAAAGGAGCAACGTGTTGAAAAAGTGCTATGGTATTAATATTAACTTAGAATTAGACAATAATCTTACAGATTTTTCAAAAAATCTACTAGAAAATTATTACATGGATGACAATGAAAGCTCTCCACAGGAGAGTTTTGCTCGAGCCGCTGTAGCATTTTCAAATGACAATTTAGATCTAGCGCAAAGAATATACGATTACTCATCAAATGGTTGGTTTATGTACTCCAGTCCAATACTATCTAATGCACCAAAAGAAAGTGAAAAATGTTTAGGGTTGCCTATTTCTTGCTTTCTTACATATGTTGATGATTCTTTGGAAGGATTAATTGAACATTCTGATGAGCTTAGATGGATGAGCGTCAAAGGTGGAGGTGTAGGAGGACATTGGTCTAGCATAAGATCAAATAGTTCTATTTCGCCCGGGCCCATCCCTTTCCTTAAGACAGTTGATAGCGATATGACAGCATATCGACAAGGCAAAACAAGGAAAGGTTCTTACGCGGCTTATATGGATGTATCTCATCCTGATATTATAGAGTTTTTAAATGTTAGAGTACCCACAGGAGGAGATGTCAATAGGAAATGCTTTAATCTTAATAATGCAATTAATGTTACAGACGAATTTATGAATGCTGTTGTTGAAGGAAAAGTGTGGAATCTTTTAGACCCTAATGATAAGTCTATAAGAGATACTGTTGGTGCTAGAGAACTTTGGCAAAGAATTCTAAAAATAAGATTTAGAACTGGAGAGCCTTATATTAATTTTATAGATGAAGCAAATAAGCGTCTTCCAGAATTTCAAAAAGATTTGGGATTAAAAATTCATGGAAGTAATCTTTGCAATGAGGTCCATCTTGCAACTTCTTCTGAACGAAGTGCTGTTTGTTGTTTAAGCTCGCTTAATATTGAAAAATATGATGAGTGGAAAGATACTGAAATTGTTGAAGATCTAATAGAGTATCTAGATAATGTAATACAATTCTTTATTGATAACGCACCTGATCATCTTCAAAAGGCAAAATATTCTGCTTTTAGAGAAAGAAGTCTAGGCTTAGGTGCTATGGGATTTCATGCGTACTTGCAATTAAAAAATATTCCTTTTGAATCAGCGCTAGCAAAATCTATTAACATGAAGGTTTTTTCTCATATTCAAGCAAAAGCAAAACAAAAAACTAAGATTCTTGCTGAACTAAAAGGTGATTGTCCAGACGCTCAAGGCCTAGGTATTAGAAATGCACATCTTTTGGCAATAGCTCCTAATGCAAATTCTTCTATAATTATAGGAACAAGTCCTTCTATAGAACCATGGAAATCGAATGCGTATACACATAGAACAAGAGTAGGATCTTATCTTGTTAAGAATCCGCGCTTAGAAAAAGTATTATCTGAATATGCTGAAAAGAAATCAAGCGATAAATCTGAACAAAAAAGATTTATTGCAAAAACTTGGAAGTCAATTATTTTAAATGAAGGATCTGTGCAACATTTAGAGTGGATGTCTGATTGGCACAAGAATGTTTATAAGACAGCATTCGAACTAGATCAAAGGTGGATAGTAGATCATGCAGGAGATAGACAACAATTCATTTGTCAGGGGCAAAGTGTTAATCTATTTTTTCCAGCTGGAACAAACAAGTCATATGTTAATGCAGTTCATTTGAGAGCTTGGAAAAAGAAACTAAAAGGCTTATACTACTTAAGAACAAACTCTGGTGCAGCAGCAGAAAAAGTTAGTCAAAAAGTAGAGCAAAATAAACTAAAAGACTTTATTGATGACGATGACTGTTTAAGCTGTCAAGGTTAAATATTTTTTATTTTTTCTAAATATTCTTCTTTTGACATTGTTATCTCTATAGGATTTTTTTCTATTCTATAACCTTCAAACTTTAAATCTTTTCTAGAGTTACATAGTTCTTCTATATTTGTTAGGTTTGTTGTACTATCTTCCCATATACATACTTTTTTAATTGTAGGATGATCGTCTAATACTTTAGATATTTTGTCAACTTTAAACTTTGCAGTATCTCTATCATCAGGCTGAAGAAAATATTTGTCTTTGTCAAAAGTCAAATTAACATTGTCCATCATTTCTTTTATATGATCTTTCAAAACGACTTCTCTTCCCGTACAAAACATATTGTATACATAGCTTTTACTTTGAGATTCAATTGCAGAAAGCAAAACGTCTTTTTTCCAAAGACCAGAGCTTAATGTCGGGTTTTTATTCATAAAAGGAGGACCAAGGCTTTGTGGACTAGTATCCCAGTCTTCGTTTATCTCATGAGATCTAACTGGAGGATTATCTTGATCCCACATCATATATACATCGTAATCTTCGTACCACCATTTAGGTGGGTAAGGACTTCTAAAAAGAGTGTCATCAAAGTCATACATATGCAATTCAGTATACTCAGATTCTCCTTCATTAATAAATCTTTGCCAAGATTCGAATAAAACTCGATAATCTTTATTTTTCATTCAATATTCCTTATGTAAAATATATAAATATAATATATAATATACATATAATTTAAAGGATACAAAATGTCTTACAAAGATATTAAAATTTATACAGAAAACTATCTAAATACAATAAATGATAATTTAATTCCTGATGTCGCCGCAGTTATTATTATTAGAGACAACAAAGCTTTAATTTTACAAAGAGGATCAACAGCACCATGGATGCCTTTAGTTTGGAATTTACCCGGAGGTGGTATCGATAAAAATGAGACATCTGAGGAAGCAGCAAGAAGAGAAGCAAAAGAAGAAACTAATATAGACTTGACAGGATACAATTTAATTTCTCTAGGCAAAGAAGAAGATAAAGAAGGCTGGGTTTTAGAGACATTCATGACAAAGTTGGCACAAGAAATCAAGCTTTTACCTGATAACATTGTGTTAAAGAGCGAAAGAAATTCATTACTACCCTACAGTACTATAAAAGATAAACTTGGTCATACAAAAGAAATACAAGAAAATACTGACTATTCGTGGATATCTTTTGAAGATTTAAACAATTATGATTTTGTACCGAAAGTTAAAGAAAAATTAAGAAAGGCTTTTGAAGTTTAAATGTCATTACTAAAATATAACAAGACATACAAACCATTTAAATACGCATGGGCAATGGAAATTGCAGAATCACATGAAAAAATTCATTGGGGTAGCTGGGAAGCAAAGTTACAGGAGGATGTTAATCAGTGGAAAGGCGGAAAAGTATCCAAAGAAGAAAAAAATCACATTACGCAGATTCTAAGATTATTTACACAAAGTGACGTACAAGTAGGAGGTAATTATTGTGATCTGTTTATACCTAAGTTTAAAAATAATGAAATTAGGAGTATGCTATTAAGCTTTGCAAATCGTGAAGGCACGCATCAACGTAGTTATGCTCTCCTTAACGATACATTAGGCTTGCCGGAAGAAGAGTATAGTGCGTTCTTAGAGTACAAAGAAATGTCTGACAAGATTGAATTTATGCAACAAAATGACGTCTCTACTAGAAAAGGCCTGGGCCTAGCGCTAGCACAGTCTGCTTGCAACGAAGGAATGTCGCTATTTTCAGCTTTTGTAATGCTTTTAAATTATCAGCGCTTCGGTAAAATGAAAGGAATGTGCGAAATTGTAGAGTGGAGCATTAGAGACGAAACAATGCATGTTAAAGGTATAACACAGCTATTCAGAGAATATATTAAAGAACATCCTAGAATAGTTAATGATAAGTTTAAAAAAGAAATATATCAGATGTATAGAGATGCTGTTAAACTTGAAGACAAAGTTATTGACTTAGCCTATGAGATGGGTGCCATAGAAGGGCTAGAAAAAGAAGAAGTAAAAAGCTACATAAGATATCTAGCTGATAGGCGCCTAATTCAGTTAGGGCTTAAGCCTAACTTTAAAGTAAAAGACAATCCTCTTGACTGGATCGACTGGATAATAAATGGTGATTCTTTTAAGAATTTCTTTGAAGGTACAGTTACAGATTATAACGCAGATGGCATGAGCGGCGAAACTTGGGGTTGGGAATCTATTTGATGAAAATTGTCAACACAAAAAATATAACTACAATACTTAATTGATATAATAACATACAGATTAAAAAAGGATTAAGCGTTAATGAACTTCATTACAGAAATATCACCACTAATTAAAACTTTAGAGCTGAAAGTTGAACCAATAATAATTGTTATTAATGAATTCAACGAAGAAACATCAAACACATTTTCAGAAGCTGTAAGCTTAGCTCATAATACGGGACAAAAAGTAATACCCGTTATTATTGATTCTTATGGAGGACAAGCGTACTCTTTACTGTCTATGATTTCTACTATAAAATCTTCTAATATTCCAATAGCAACTATAGTAAAAGGAAAAGCTATGTCATGTGGCGCAATATTGTCTTCTTTTGGTGAAGACGGTTTAAGGTTTATGGATAAAGATGCAGTACTTATGATACATGACGTATCAACTGCAGCTTTTGGAAAAGTAGAAGAATTAAAAGCAGATGCAAGAGAAGCTGAAAGACTGAATAAGAAGCTATATGCAATGATGGCAAGAAACTGTGGCAAAGCAGACGATTACTTTCTAAACCTAATTCACGATAAAGGTCACGCTGACTGGTTTTTAGAAGCAGAAGAAGCAAAAGAGCACAACATAGTTCAGCAACTAAGAATACCTCGTCTAAAAGGCAAAGTATCAGTAGATATAGAGCTGGATTAATGAATTATAACGGAATATTTTTTGTAGTATTTTGTCTGGCATTTGCGTCTTTTATGAATATAATTGAAAACGATCCAAATAGTGACTACTATGAAAAAAGAGTAAAAGCATTAGAAAGGCTAGAGAAGTACAATATAGAAGCAAACAATGCACTGGAAAATATTTCACTTCACTATAGATTGTCAAAAGAATCAGTAATAAATATTATTTCCAGTAATAATGATCATGGAGACGTTTTTGATTATTTTCGTAAAGAATTGGATAAAAATAAAGATTCTGATTATAGTAATAGAAAAGAAATTCCTGCTTATTATAGAGAAAATTAAATAAAATTAAGGATTATTAATGGAACAATTTAAAACATTAAATAAAAATAGAGACTATGTAAAAGAGCTTCAAAGTGAAGCAGGAGTAAGTGTTGATGGTGTTTATGGACCTAATACGCATAGAGCTGCAAGAGAATACTTTGGCATGCCTATTATGATGCATATGGGTAAAGTTGTACCTATTGACTCACCTCTAGAGATAGACTGGTCTGCATCACTATATGAGTTAGATGACGGTACAAAAAACTGGTATACAAGGAAAGCAGATCCTAAGACTATATGTGTACACTGGGGAGGTTTAAACAGCAGACACTGCTATAATGTATTTAACATGGCGAAAGGAAGACATGTATCTTCACACTTTCTTATTGGTAGAAATCATAAGACTGGTGAATACGAAATTTTGCAATGCTTAGACACAGGACTAGTTGCATATCATGCAGGTAAGTTTAATAAACACTCAATTGGCGTAGACATTTGCATGCATCCTGAAGAGAAGTATTGGGAAAAAACTCAGAAGTGGTACCCAGATGCTTCTTTGCAAGTTTGCAAGATTCCTGATAGTAGAGTTAAAGGTAGGAAATGTGTGATGATTGGTGATGAGTTTGCTGATCTAAGTAGACAATTCTTGCAGGCGCTGAGAGAAGCTTCTGGTCTTTTGGAAAAGCCCGTATGTGAATCATTAGATGTAATGCCTGTAAAGGAAGCATCTGAATATAGCATCGTGGGCCATCACAACATTTCAGCAAGAAAATGGGATGTTATTCCTTGGGCAGAAAAGCTTTATTGCGGACTAGATTAAGTTATTGAGTAAATTATAAGTGTAGGGTAACATACATTACCGTCTTCATCTTCATGAAGCTTAGGAAACCAATTACCCGTATTGTTTGTTCTAAACTTTAGCTGCCAGTTTTTAGAACCTGAATAGGTAGGTATTAAGAACTTAGCTCTAAGAATATAGTGACCATCATTATAAGCATCTGTAATCCCTAAGTATTCATGGCCAGTTTCACTTCCTCCCGTATCATAAGTTAATGCTAAGAATAAGTTATGATTAATACTAGAATTGCTGTGTGAAACAAACGAGAAATCATAGACAATATAGCTTGCATCTTCGTGAGGTTCATACGAAGCATTAGATCCTGTAATAGTTGTATAAGTACTTGTGCCTAATTGCGAAGATACACTAGCATCTATGTTTTTATAAACTTTTTGAATGATTTTTTCTTTTTTAATATAACTCATTTTATAGACTTTATCTCTAAGAAAGGCTTTGGTGAGTAAAAAGAATCGTTCCCGGAAAGGTCGATTCTTTTTGTATATTGTGCTTTACCGCTCCCAGCAATAGCTTTCCATTGCGCTTTTAGTTGCTTACTACCATCCCAACCACTTAAAATAAATACAAAAGTTTTAAACTCTGAAGGGTATCCAGATCCTGAGTTTAAACCCCAAGAAAACTGTTGACTATTATCAACGTCTTCCCAAGAAGACGTTGAAGTATTATACTGAATAAGTTTAAAATCAAAAGTCCCGTATGATGTATTATAAAACAAGCTAGTAGAATATTCATATATCACAAAAGACGGACTGTTGTAACAATTATAAGTTATGTCTGATGCTTCTAAATCAAGTCAAGTTGTACTTGAACCCTGAGCTGACGGACTATTTGATATGTTAGTTTGAACATTAAAAATATTTCTTTCTGTACTAAGGTATGACATTTCACTTTGTCCCAACACAAGAAACTATAGGATCGAAAAATTTTGTATTTTCTTTGTTAGAATGTAAATAACCTTCCAAGCTGTCAGATTCTTCTTTACATTCTATTTTTAATTGTTTAGCACCTGCCCAAGCATTCAAAAGAAACTTTATACATACTTGATTTGAGCCGGCTTTTTTTGTTTTTATTGTCATGTATGCACCATTTATTACATCCCATTCGTTAGTACCAGTATTGTACTCTAATATCCTGAAATTTATCTTTGATGTTTCATCTTTATATGTCCAAGAAGTGACATACTCATATACTACTTTTTCTGTAATAGAAAAAGGTTCATAAGTAATTTCAGAGCCTAATGCTGTAGAAAAAGAATTTGTTAAGTCTTGTCTAGCTGTAGTCGTATACTTTGACATCTTTTTATTGTAAAAAGCAGAGTATTTTAAATATGACATAATTTTATTGTAAACTTTCAAATTAATAATATAATAACAATATAAATATGGAAAAGGTTGGAAATTTAGTGAAAAAAAAATATTTATATGCTGACAATATTGGTTTTTTAGATCTAGTGCAATATATGGGAGAAGATATAACTGTAGTAAACTCTGCTAGAGTATCTTTTGGAGTTCAAAAATCAGAAATTGATAGCAAAGACAAAAAGTTAATTAACTATTTAGTTAAACACAAACATACTTCTACATTAGAACATAATATTGTAACGTTTAGAATCAAAGTTCCTTTGTTTGTAAGAAGCCAGCATCATAGACACAGAACATGGTCATACAATGAAATATCTAGAAGATATACAGACTATAATATAGAATTTTATACTCCAAAAAGTTTTAGAACTCAGCATAAAACAAATAGACAAGCATCTAGCTCTGAAGATTTGATTGATCCTAAAGTATATTTAAGTAGCTGGAGTGGCGAAGCAAAAGTATCAGAGCTGTATAAAGAGCATTGTAGAGAATCTTTAGACTTATTTAATAATTTTGTTGAATCAGGTGTCTGTAAAGAGCAAGCAAGAGGAATTTTGCCACAAACAATGTACACAGAATACTATGCAACAGCAAATCTAAATAATGTTCTCAAGTTTATAGAGCTTAGAACGCATGAAGGAGCACAATGGGAGATTCAACAGCTAGCAATTAAAATGCTAGATATCATTAAAGAGCTTTGGCCAATTACAGTTGAAAGTTATATTAATAAATAAACGAACACAGTAATATTTAGTATAGTATAAAAAAGGATTTATATTATGCTAAAAAAAAATAAACTATTACTTGAAAGACACAGTGATTTATTAAATACATTAGTTAGATGCAGAATTAAAATAGAAGAAAGAGAAGACCCGACAGTTCTTGATATCATGACAGATATAAGAGCATTACCCGGGATTGTTACAGTAAGACAGACTCTCAAGGTTACAGATGTTGTTACTTCTTATGGTCACAGATTAATTGAATTAAATGTATCTTATATACCTGCTTTTATAGAAGAAAAAGATAAATTTATGACAGTTGTTAAATCTTTAAAAAAAGTAGAAGGAATTGACATGGTAAAAGTTATTGAACACGACGATGACTCTTTGAATAGACAATTGCAAAAGAGACCATTGATAATTTAAAAAAAGGATAGATATGAAATTACATGATACAGCAATAGCTCAAATAGCAAAAATTGTACAAATGGCAATATTAACAGGAACAGACATAGTTGACCATTTAAGGATGGTCGAATTAGAAGTAAATAAAGATGGCTTATTGAAGCTTGAGAAAGAGTATAAAGAAATATTTGACAATAGCATTGAAAAAATGTTAACTAATGTAAACTCTCAAAGCAAAGAAGAAGAAGATGAGCACTGATAAGCTTAGAGATGTTTTCTGTAAAAGAGAAAGCTTCATGCTTTTAATAAAAGAAAAGTACCCAGAGACATATACATCTTGGCCTGTTGATATAAGCGAAAAAAATAGTCAAGTAATAATCAGAGAAACAGCACTTAAAGGTGTTGAAGAAATGTTTGAAGCTTTAGGGCATTTAAAAAACTGGAAGCCTCATAGGGAAACAGATGTGCCCGAAATTAATAGAGAAGAATTCCTAGAAGAAATAGTTGATGCATTTAACTACTTCTTTTCTCTAATGATTTTAATGGGTGTAGACGTTGATGAATTTTATAATGCATTTAATGCTAAGGACAATATAATTAGAAGGAGATTACAAAAAGGTTACTAGTTATGTTTTTATTTGAAGATCTGAAGTTTTATACAAACGAACATTTCAGATCTTCAAGCTATATAACAGAAGCTTGGGACAAAATAGAAAGCATGCTTTTGTTTTACTTGGGAATGCTCAATGATATTAACATTTCAATAATAATAGACTCAAAATCTATTTACTTTACTCTAACTTCTAATTTCAAAACTTACACGAGTATAAGTAAAAGTATATCTTCTAGTCATTGTTTAAGCCTGTGTGTAGACTTTTATACTGAAATTGATATTGATATTGATACAAATTGCAAGGATTTTTCTTGTAATATTATGAAGAGTAATTTTTTCTATAGCGGGAAAAGAAAAGATGAAGGCGTTGTAGAGTTTAATGGGAACTTTTGTTTTAAACTCAAAGACTACTGTAGATTTAAGAAAATAATATTCACAAATTTATCAAGAGAAATACAATATGCAATACATAAAAACATATTCTATCTAGATATTGAAAAAGATTACAGATCAGAAATTGATGCTGAATTTGAGTCTATTCAAGCATACATGTTATTTGATAAGTCTATTGAAAAAGCTAAAGCTTGTCTTACAAGTAATAACATTATACAGGAAAAAAACATAAAAATTATTGAAACATTAAAGGATTTAATAAATGAAGAGTAAAGTAAATTTAAAAAAAGTATACGACATGCTTTTTGAAGTATCTAATGAAGATGATAAAAATAGTGACCTATCTAATTTACACATGTCAGTAAGTGACATGCTAGAAAGAGCTTCGAAAACTCCTACAAATTGGGCTGATATATTTCAAGCAGTAGAAGCGTTTAGAAACGATCTTTTGAGCGATGACAGACAAGACTCATCTGCTACAGAAGCTCAAATGGGATTAGTTGTCCCATTAATAGCGTATTTCGTTCTTGTTCTCGAGACAGATGTAGTAGCTTTCCCAAACGAAACAAGAATATTTATAAATTTAATAAAAGACAACTTCAGTTCAGAAAGGCAAGTAGACAAGCTAAAACATTTTTTAAATGTTCTCCACCCGGGAAAATTTAAAAAATCTATTGATTATTCTGACGTGTAAATTTAATTCTATTGTATTATAATAAAAAGTAATACAAACAAGGAGGAATTAATTGCCTATTAATAATAATTTAGAACCAGTGACATTGCCTATGGATCTTAAGTTTAATCAAGATCCAAAAACTGATTTTATCAATAATCTTGAGTCATTAAAGATTGAAGTTATTGATGCGCCTACAAGAGCTCAAGCGCAGAAGATCGCATGGAATATGACTAAAGCTACTTGGGCAGATATACCTTCTGAAACTAGTTTTGAAACAGCAGGTTATCTAGAAGCATCAAAGAACCTGCAAGATGTTTTGAACTTTAAAGCTTTACCGACGCCAATGGAATGTTTAGGCTTCACGTTCAAGATTAGCGGTATTGATACACAGACTGTTACACATCTTATTAGGCATAGAGCAGGATCATTTGCAGCACAATGTACTGGTGATAGAGATCTAAGGTATGATAATGCACTAGTGCCAGAATCAATTGAAAACTGTAACAAAGTAGGTGATGAATTAGACTTCTATTTTAGATATATTAACATTGTAAATGAATCAAAAAAATTATATTCTGAAATGGTTGATTCAAAAATTGTTTCAATGATGGACGCTAGAGTTATACTTCCAAAGTGTATGGAGACTTTTTACATTGCAAGATTCAATCTAAAAGACTTGATTGGCTTTATTAAACAGCGCCAAGACGTTCAAATTCAACCTGAAGTTGACAATATTCTTGCAACACGAATTGCAAGACTAGTAGTTGAGAGAATCCCAGAAGTAGCAACATGTCTAGACTTTGGCAAGCCTGATATGCATTATGTAAGAACTTTTCGTGTAGAACAAACTGACGGTTCGTTTACTTCCAAGGGAACAAATTTATATTACCCAGAGCCTAAAAATGATTTGTTTGAATTTAACGAAAATGACTCTATTTACAGCTGTAGAAGAGAAGAAATTAACGGTAGAAGTGATAAAGATGAAAAAATATTTACAAGAATGTGGAACGAAGATGTTAGTTACATCAACACAATTAAGGAGAAGTTTTAATATATGAAAGTTTATTTAGCTAGTGGTTGGTTTAATCCTGAACAGGCAGAAGAATTGACAATGCTTGAAAACATATTTGACAACAGATCAGATCATTTTGAATTAGCATCACCAAGAAGGATATTTGTTTGTCCTCCGAATGCTCCCAAAGAAGTTCAAGATGAAACTTTTGAAGGAAATCTATTTCATATTAAGACGGCTGACTTTTTACTTGTCAACACAAGAGACAAAGATATTGGTACTATTTGGGAAGCTGGATATGCTTACGCTTCCAATAAACCAATCGTATACTTTTGTGCTGGTTTGCCGTATGGCGCTAAATTTAATTTAATGCTAGCAAGAAGTGGAATTAAAGTATGCACTTCTTTTGAAGAGTTAGAAGAATATTTGGGTAGAGTAATAGAAACAAAATGTTTACCTTTAGAACCTTATGACAAGTCAATTGAATAAAAAATTCTGGACATTTAAAGATACTAGCAACTACAACTATATAAAAGAAAATGATTTTTATATATTGGGTAAACCCGATGTGCATAGATTGTTTAAATTTAAAAGATCATTCTTGCTAGAAGTAAATATTAATGGAGAAAATCATTACGTAATACCTATTAAGTTTGTATCTAGAGAATTTCCTAAAGGTCATTATGTAGGTGTCGGTGAATTAAAAGAAAGAAGAATTTCTTTTGCAGACAATGATATAAAAAATGTTTTCTAAAAAAACAAAAAGAACTATAATTATGAATTTAAAATTAGAAAAGATATATAAAAACTGGACTATTCATAACTTTGTTGGTCATCCTTTAATGCAGTTTTTATATATAATTAATATGAATCAAGCAGCTAAGAATGTTCATGACAAAACACTCCCAATCATTGAAGTAAAAAACAAAACAAAACATGTCAATATTGACGATAAAGAGTAGTTATTTTGCTCAGCAAAATAAAAGTAAATGATTTAATAAACTTTAGACTTATAGTTGACGAAAAAGATAAAAACATTGGTTTGGTTTGCAAAGTACAAAGAGATTTTAATTTCTACAACATGATAACAATATTTGCAAAAAACAAAGTTGTGTTAATACCTGAGACTTTGATTGAATATAGAATTTTACAAAAGAAAAAAAGGAAACAATGCGAATAGGAATAACTGGGGAAAAAGGTTTTATTGCTAGGAACTTATCAAAGCTTATACAAACATCTAATCACGAGTTTGTATCTCTAGATAGCTCTAGTTTTGCCAATGAAAACATGATATACACACATAACAACGAAGTTTGTGTATATAGCAATACTATAAAAGACTGGGTTGACTTATTTGATGAAGAAAATATTGACGTTGTAGTACATAATGCAGCTGTAGTTGGAACAGATGTTGTGGCGCTCAATCCAGAGGCTGCAGTTAATACAAATGTTTTAGGCACAAAGATAATTACAGAAGCTGCCAACATTTCAGGTCTACTCAACGTTTATTTTGGAACAACTGTTATATATGACACTTATGTTTATCAAGATTCGGATATTGTTGAAACAAGTAGCATATTCCCTAGAACAGATTATGCTATTCAGAAATACGCAGGAGAAATGATTGTAAGGAGTAACGCAAAAGAGTGGTTAGTTGTGAGGCCTTTGTTTGCTTATGGCGGAGAAGGTGACATGAATTCTTTGATTGCAAAGTCTTTGTTTGCAATCAAAAACAATATAAAAAATATTGACATGTTTCTCAATCCTGAAAAAATTAAAGATTATATGCATGTAGAAGACTTCTGCACTAACGTATTAAAACTCGTTAACTCAAAAGTTAGAAACCAAGATTTTAATATCACAGCTAGTAATCCTTATAATACTCTAGAAATCATCGGTTTAATTGAAGAAGTTTCAGAAGCTAGTTTAGAAAATATAGTTAATTGGCATCCTGAAACTGATTACTTGGGCAATCATAGACTTTCAAATAAAAAATACTTGCAGTTTATGGAAACTTCAAAGTCTAGATCACTTAAAGAAGGCATTAGAGACTCATGGCGCTCAATCAAGAATGCTGATAGCGAGTATAATCCTTTGAAATATTTAGATGAAGCAAAAGACAAAGGCATTGATCTAAAAGATTTTTTTCCTAAATAATAGTTCTTTGCTTGTATAACTTTCTGCATCGTATAATAGTTACTATAAAAAGGAGTATCTATTATGCCAAGAAAGACGACTTTAGTAGAACTAACATGTAGTCATTGCAAAATAAAATATAAAAAGCATATGTCTAAATCTTTAAATTCTAAGTTTTGTTCTAGAAATTGCAAAGATGATTCAAGCAAGAAAAGAGAGAAAAAAGAGTGTTTAAGCTGCAAAACTTTATTTGAAACAAATAGAAACCAAGTTTATTGTAAAAGAGAATGCTACATTAAAGAAAACAAAATAAAGAGAGTTAGCTTAAATTGTCAATTTTGTGGTAAAGATTACGAAAAGCCTGAGACCAATATTACTAAGTATTGCGGAAAAGAATGTCAAAATAAAGCACAAAGTAGTGGCTTAAAAGAAATACCTTCTAATGGAAGAATGGGATTTAGATATGATTTACCAAAAAACTATTTTTTCAAATCTTCTCTAGAAGCTGACTATGCAAGATGGTGTGAGTTTACAAATAAACCTTACATTTATGAACACAAAACATTTACAGTTCAATATGAAGGAAGGGAAAAGCACTATACACCAGACTTCTACCACCCAGATGAAGACAGGTACGTAGAGTTAAAAGCAATAAGAAGAGATAGAAAGTTTAATTCAAATTTGCTAGCTGCTGACTTGTTAAAAATTGATGGTGTCAATATTGATGTATTATTAATGCATGAGTTTTATACACAAATAAAGCAGAGCAATCACTACTGGCTTATTGAAAACATTGAAAACAAAAATTACAATGGAACAAGACACCTTATATATCTTAAAAAACATTGACACATTATAATTACTATAGAATAAAAATGAATTCTATTTTTATTTAAATACTAGAAAGTTAAACATGTCATACATTAGATCAAGTTCTGTAAATAAACAAGAATTTTTAGTAAATACAACAGACTTTACTAAGCAAGTAATAACTACATCCTTAGTTGCGTACAGTGGTACAGCAATAGAATATACACCTTTTGAAAACGCTGAAAGTGTTGTTTATGAGGTTAACTTTACAGTTTCTTGGGATCCAGATCCTCAAGGATCGTATCTATGTACTAGAGTTCAGTATTCAGCTGATGGCGGCTCAAGTTGGTCAACAATTAGTGGTACTAAAATACTTGAAGGTACATTTAGCAGTATTCAAGATCATGACTGGATGAATATAAATTATACTTTTATATTGGACTCATGGTCTGGCTCGAGAAAAATAAGAATTGCAGGAAGATCTCACACCACATTTCAGGATTTTACTGTAGGAAGACAATATTATGCTCACAGTGCTGAGGGCGCTGCAGCACCTCCACACGTATCAATATATTCGGTGACGTTATGACATATATGAATAAAAAGCAAGTCAACATTAAGAAGAATTCTTCACCTGCAAAACAATCAATAAATGACACTTATGTTGAGATAACAGGATCTAGAGGTTCTATAAATACAGTAGATTCTAATAGTAAAATAGTATACAGGTTTGGATATAATATACAAATAGATGGAACTACAGGCTCAAAATGGTTTTTGCATATAAAGCTTCAAAAAAGCACAGATAGTTTCTCGAGCAATATTACTGATGTAGAGGGTGCAAATTACAACATAGCCTCAGATCTGACATCAGCTGTTGATCATCTTTATAGATATAACACAGCGTTTTTTGTAATTAATGGTCTTGATGGTGCTTATGAGTTAAGACTAGTATGCAGAGCTTATTCTAGCTCTCTAGAACCACAGTTACATCAATCTGATTATTTTGATGGCGTCGCTGAGACAAACTATACTGACACTTCTTTGATTATTTTCGAGGTATAAAATGACTTATGTAAATACACGTTGGGGAAAAAACACACAAGCAGTAGTAACAGAAAACACTTCAGCACAAACCACGTCTACTAGTTCAAACTCATGGGTAACTATTAATGGATCAGAAATATCTTATACTCCTGATGCAAGTGCAAGCAATGTAATATATGAAATAGGATTTTATGTAGAAGCCTTAAACAAGTCTTGTTTTCAAAACATTGTATTAGAGCATAACACTGGCAGCTGGTCTGCTATAAATGCTAAGTATGGAAGAAATTTTGGTTCGAGTCCTGCTGGATCATACTTGAGAGATTACCTGTATTATAGATTTATAATTCCTTCTTGGACGGGATCTAGAGACTTAAGGCTCAGGTCAGCTTCACATATAGCTAATTATGACGCCAACTATCACGCAATTACAGATTGGGACGGCGCTGGATCTGTTACAGACAGATTCTGCAATACAAGCTTATTAGTATATTCTGTTTGAGCATATTTATATTTAAATAAAAAAAGAAAGGATTACATGAGTTATTTAGTAGATGCAATAAATTTTTCTAATTTTGTTCACAATGTTGACACTGCTTTCACAAAAGAAGCAGTTTCAACAACAATAGAGTATTACCCTGGAACAGAAGTTACTTATACACCCACAGTTGGTTCTAGTAAAGTCATTTATGAATGTAATTTACAAACTTCATGGAATCCTGACGGCACAGGGTCATACACTTGTTCTAGGCTTCAATATTCAACTGATGGTGGCTCTTCATGGTCTGATTTTGATGGCACTAAGCTAATGTGCGGCTCATGGTCTTCTATTACAGACCATGTTTGGTCAAACTACATGTGGGTATTTTCAATACCCACATGGTCAGGTTCAAGAAAAATAAGGCTAGCAGGAAGATCTTATAACACCACTACAGAATTTACAATTGGCAGATCTTATAATGTTGAATACTCAGAAGGAGTTGGATCATGTCCCCATGTTACAATATATTCGGTAAACTAATATGACTTATAATATAAAAAAGTTTTTTTTACTACAAAATTCTGATGCTCCATCTGTTCAAACAATATCAACGACATATACAGAAATAACTGGTTCTAGATGTCAAGTTAATACAGTTGCTAGCAAGAGCGTTCTTTATAAATTTAATTTTTATCTTTCTACAATATACACATTTGGTTCAAATGGTAATTATGATAAACCTTTGATTCATATTAAATTGCAAAAAAGCAATGATGATTTTTCGTCTAACATAGAGGACATAGACGGCAGTCAATTTAACGCTTCAGGTGATACAGAAGAAAGTAGAGACTATTTTTATAGTACTTTTTCGCCTATGTTTATATTAGAAAATATAAACAACGAATACTTGCGATTGGTCGCTAGATCTTATTCAACAACAAATAGAGCAAATCTTCACAGAGGATACCAGTTTGATGGCAATAGCTCTTCTGAGTTTTATTTTAACACAACTTTAAGTGTTATGGAGATATAAAATGACCTATATGATCCCAGGTGACTTAAAAAGTATACAGTACTTAAAAACTACACATACTTCAATGCAATCTTCAAGTAACTCTGGAAATACGTTGATTACTTTGACAGGTTCAGAAATTTCATATACACCTTTTCCTGACTCTGAAAAGGTAGTTTATGAAATAAGCTTTTACGCCGAAAATTCTGGCTATCCCTTCGTATGTTGCCATCTAGAGCATGCTGACGCTGGAAATACTAACTGGACAGAAATCAATGCGAAATACAAAAAAAACATAGGTGTCGGCGGAATCACGGGTCAGCTCAACAGATATTATATAGCTTGGAGATTTGTTTTGCCTTCTTGGTCTGGAGAAAAGCAGCTTAGAATCAGGATAGGTTCTCATAATTCGAATAGAAGTCTTGATTTCCATAAAATAAAAGTCTGGGATGGTGCTGGAGCAAATGATAAATTTTGTGATACAAACCTTTTAGTATATTCTATATAAATTCTAATATAATATGATATAATTTCTATTATGAAAAAATACAAAAAAAATAATAAAGCGTTTTCTTCTTTAATAACATGCTTGCTTGCAGGTGTATTAGCTGCTATTTCTTTTTTTATAATAAGATTTGGTGTAATTTCAAAAAATACTTTACACGAAAAGCAAGCGCTAGATGCTTGTGGACATTCAGTTGGAAACAATATTATTTATACAAATAATATAACTGAATCTTGTTTGAACTCAAATAATTCATCTTGTAATCTAAGAGGAAACAATTTAATATCTGAAGATACTGACTTCTCATGTGTTGACAATGGATTAATATGTGAAGATGAAAATAGTTGTTATAGAGAATTAGTTGTAACATCAAGATATAACCCAGGAGCTAGATTTGTTGAAAAGTCTGTAAGGGTTAAAGTAAACGAAGAAGTTCATGATGTAGAAAGAATTGATGCAGCAGTTGTTTTTCTTCTTGATTATTCTGGATCTATGCAGGGCAATAGAATATTGCAGTTAAAATCTGCAGTTAACAGTTTTATAGACGCAAATTATGATCTAAACTACGCTGTTTTAACATATAACGATAACGTTATTGAAGCATCAAGTATTTCAAAAGGTTTTGACCACGATCAAACTGCTAGGTCTATCGTTAGTAGAAATGTAGCAGGAGGTGGAACAAACTTTATAAGACCTATTCAAAGAGCACTTTCTTTAATATCACAAACTAGTCATGAAGTATACTATATAGTCCTAGTGTCAGATGGTAGTCCAAATGAAGGAGCAGCTGACTCTATGAATATTGTCAATAATAGAGTCAGATCGATCAATTCAGATCACTGCATATACTCGACATCATTGAACCCATGTATAACAATATTTTCGTTAGGGGTTGACAATGCAAATACTTCTATTTTAGATTCTTTAAGTGGTAACTCACTAAGTCAAGATCATAATGATTTTTCATATGAAATATCTGCAAATGAAACTACATTAGCATTTAGCGCTATAATAAAAGAGATAATGTGCAGAATAGGCCCAGTTGCAACAGAAGATATTATCTATGTGTTTAATGGTATTGACCCTCTAGAAGAAAACGTAGACTACGTGCATGACAGGAGCAATAAAGCAATTAAGTTTTATGATGTGCCGCCTTTAAATATATGTGAACAGATAATAAACAATAACGATAATATAACAATAAGGTGGGGGAAACCTTTAGTTGAAGTCATTAACTAGTCCGTTTATTAGCCAATTTCCCATATCTCTAATCTACCGTAAGCTGTAAAATATCCGTATACACTAGTTGTATATCTATCACCAACAGTATACGACTGATTTGTTGTACCTGAATAATTTAAACTTACAGATCTTGTGATATTTCCGTTTATAACTATTGCTCTAGCAGCTTCATCACATCTATATAACTCGTTATTTAAATAAGCTTCGTAATAATCAGCTTGAACACCTAGCTTTCCTAGCCAACTAGAATTAGTTTCATCGTACCATCTAAATTTTCTATCACTTGACCATTTTGCTGAAGTAAATCCTGTGCTCGAGCTTAGAGTAGCTTGTAAGATATACTTTTTATTTGCTGCTAAAACTATATCATTACTACTTACTACAGCTGATCCTGATGTTGACGTTCCCCAGTCAATAGACGGTATTGTTACTTTTGGTGAAGATTGAGAAATAGTTACGCCACTAGTGTCTAATGATATAGATCCAACTTTTAAATCAGGATATAACTTTGATAAATACGTCATTTATTTATTCCTTAGTACGAAAATTTTTGATTCATCTTCACAGAACCATCCAGTATTATACTTGCCTATTACTTCTACGCTAAACGTTCCACTACAAACAGCAAGTATGTCTTCATCAACTTTTCCGTAAGTGCCAGCGGTTTCAGCATTTGTCATTGCTGCATGTGATATTGGCATGCTTGTACCTACAGCTTTATACTTATGATAGAAATCACTGCTTGAGTTAGATGAAGCAATATAACCAAATATAATAGATTCATTACTTAACGTAAATTCATTGTTACTTCCGTTTGCAGTTATCCAGTCATAATCTTCTTGCTTTGTAAGGACACCTTTTATTCCAGATGCAGTCCCGTCAGCGCCAGCTAAAATTCTTGTGCTATTGCTTCCATTTAATTGGCCAAAATACTTGTTGTTAATTGTATACGTCATTTTTTAAATCCTAGAATTATTCCGTAAGAAAGACTATCAATTATTTTTGTAACATCGGATGTGCTTTTATTAGCTTTTATAATTATACTTTTACTGCCATCTAAAGTATCAATTACAGAACTAGATTCCTCTATTGAAGATGAATTACCATTTGTTCCGTTAATTTTTGCTGTCGTAGTGTTTTCAATAGTAGATCCGTCTGAATAGTGTAGTTTTGTGTATACATAAGTGCTAGTTGAAGTTCTTTCGATCCCTAGGAAAAATCTAACTATAAATTCATATCCTGACGGCAACGTTATTACATTGCCTGATAAAGTTATAGCATCATCTCCTGACATACTATTAATTGGCACAGTATCACTAAAAGATGAAGTTGAAGTAATAGAAAAATCACTTCCTAATTTAAATTCACATAGCAAACTTTCTGCTACGTCTGTAAGGTTTATATTGTAAGACATTTTACTATTTCTTCCTGCTCATCAGAAACCTCAGACCACCCAGGAATATTTAGCGATTTAAAATCTCTTTCATTGATAGTACATTTATTCCACTCTAATAATAACACTTTAAACTCTTTCCTATTCAGATTGTTCATTTATGATCCTTAGTAATTACAATACGTGTAAATTAAATATTAATTAAATATAATAAAACACAAATTAAACATAAACTATAAGGAATAAAATGAATAATACATTTAATACGGAAAGGAGGTATCTAGAGAAGGTTGAACTTGAACTGCTTACACCTAACAGATTTGTTAGCTTGCATTCGCATTCAACCTTCTCGTAGATATCTACGTTTGATGGATTAGGTTACCCATCAGATCATATAGACTTCGTACTTTCTGAATCACAAGGTATGGATGCTTGGGCACTAACAGACCACGGCAATGGCAACGGTCTTGCTCACGCGCATTCACACGCTGTCAAAATGCAAAAGGCTGGGAAAAAGTTTAGACAAATCTACGGCGTCGAATTCTACTTCGTTCCTTCACTAGATCAATGGACTAATGACTACACAGCACACCGACAAGCAATTAAAGATGCAAAAACTGCTGCTGCTGCAGAAAAGAAGTCTAATGAAGAAATCATCATTGATGCTGATGATGAAAGCGGTGGTCTTGTTATAGAGGATGAAGATGAATCCAAAAAGATTGATATTCTTAAAGATGAATGGAAACGTCGCTATCACTTAGTAGTCACAGCAAGAAATAGAAAAGGACTTAATAACCTATTTGTTTTAGTAAAGAAGTCTTACAAAGATGGATTTTATCGATACCCACGTATTGACTTTAAAATGCTTAAAGAACACGGCGAAGGCTTA